AAAAAAATCTTGAAACGTATTTTGATTTCGAAAAAAATCTTGAAACGTATTTTGATTTCGAAAAAAATCTTGAAACGTATTTTGATTTCGAAAAAAATCATTTTATCTTTGGACTACTCTCTTTAATTTTCCTCTCTTTTTTCTCATATTTATAAAAAGAGAGAGAAAGGAGATTCTTAATCATGTCACAAGTTCAATTTTTCTTAGGAACTTACGATAAATTACAAAAAACAAGATTACAAGATGGTTCTATATATTTTGTCCCCTCACAGAGGCGACTTTACATTGATACAGCAACTCGCCGCATTCCAGTAACTGGTTCAGCTGGTATTACTTTCTACGTACAATTACCCGCATCATCGTGGATAAACAATACCTAGACAGTATCCACCTATTACGACTCGCGCACTTCCACTACAGCGCAGTATCTTTCCTCTGTGCTCGGAATAAACCCTGAAGAAGCAATTATATTTATAGGGCAAGCTTATTCGGGAGATTCAAAACTCGCCGAAGATTATTACATAACCTGTTCTGATAGTTCGGCTTCTGGATTAACATTTAAAATTAATTCTGTCCCAGCAGAAGACATAACCATATAGATATATATTCCTAATCCAGACGCAAGCAGCTCTTTACTGCCGAGCGTAAGCCTTCTTTACACAACAAATCTTATGCTTTATGGTATAGACCAAGGCTTATCAAATTGGAAATATAACACTTCTTCCGGTACATACCAATACACCTATACCCTATACGAAGTTTGTTTAGCGTCAGACGCAGTATTTTTCATTAATTGCGCGGACGACTCAATCGAAAACATTAATGGCTTCGAACAACTAGGTTCTGTAACCTATAGCTCTAATGAAGTAGATAACACAACCACTTTTACATTTACTACTAAAGCTGGCACTCGCCCCGATTACGATGTGCAACTTGATTTCTTCGCTGTTTTAAATGAGACCTCAACTCTTCCAGAAGAGGTAGTAACTATTTCAGTCCCAAGCTCGGCAGACGTTTATGATGAAGGTACTTGGGAGATTACAAAAAATTCAACCGGCAATTGGACATGGGAAGCCCCGAGCGAAGTTGTTTCTGGAACTCTTTCGTCTTTTGGAGATGATTTAATTGCAATTATATATCGCCCCGATCTAAATATGACAGACAATGAACAAGATTTAGAACCGAACGCAATTGCGGTTTATGATTATTTAAGCTCAGTCGATTGTGAACAAGATGACACTAATGTAAAAGTAACATTAACATTCGATTCTAAAATCCTCGAAAAATATAGAAAAATTCCAAGAGGATTCCGATTGGTAATTATTGGTATGAACAAAATGGCAAATTGTTATCAAATAGATATTAACAACAATTGGGTCGGTCCAATTTCATCGGCTTACGCAAATTTAAGCTATAAAACCGATGAGGATGTATATTATAACCGTGTGACGGGCGGTATACCTTGGGAATCCGTGCGGGACGGCAGTAGAACATCTGTGGAGTTTGCAAATGCTAACGGTTTAAATCCCTCAAAACCGCAAATAATATACACTCCTTATGATACAGACCAATTCCCATATATTTTGGAAGCAAGAGTAAACGGAGGTTCAGAAATTTATTTCTACGCATTAGCTTCTGATGTTAAGGCTAACCGATTGTCCGGCATAGATGCAATTCTTATAGATCCCATTTAAAAGGGAGAGGATTTTAATCCTCTCCCAATATTTTTTTTTCTAATGAAATTGGAATTTCCTCGCCCAATTCTATAAGTACGTCCGCAGCCGTCATATACCTCGGTTCAATTTCATTTTCTTTGCAGAACGCAATATATGAATCGCCATCCATCGTAAAAGTAAAAAAATTCACTTCATCATCTATTTGCATATTCATCCTATTTCTAATGCCTTTTGGAATAACGATCCTGCCTTGCGCATCAATTTTTCTTGAAACATTTTCATTAATTATATCCATTCTTTATCAGTCCTTTCATATTTATTATAACAAAAAATTTTTTTAAAGTCAAAAATTTGACAAATAAAAATTTTTTTGTTATAATATTTAATATAGACTGGAGGTGAATAATAATGAAATTAGATTATTCATTAAAAACTCCAGAAGAAAGAAAAAAATTAGTTGAGCAAATTCTAGAAGAAACAGAAAATCCCTCGCCCCAATATTTAGAAATTTTAGCCAATTATTTAATTCTTTGCATGGAGAAACAAGAAAAAAAAGAGCGCAAAATAATAACAGATAATCGCAAAGCTACAATAGACGCTCGTGAAACTTCCTTTGAAGGCTTGGTTTCCCAGTTTGAAAATGGCGAAGATGGAATATATAATTTAATAACTAAAAATAAAAATATAATATTTAAACCAAAAGTAACAATAACAAAATAGGATTTAGAAGATATAGAGCCATTACGATAGCTTAAAGAAGCTATAAAATTATGGGAGGACGCATTAAAAACCGCTGAAGGAAAAGATTCATATATAATTAAAAAAGCTTTAATAGAAATGCGTAAAGACCAATATGTAATTAAAAATTGTTATAAACAACCAATAGTAATGAATAAAACGTTTCATAATCGAAACAACATCAAATTAGACAGCGCGATCTCGTTTGACGAACGGGGTAACGCCACTCCGCACGGTATTACCTGCCTAAATCCCCGAGTGTGCGAAGCTGCGCTTTGTAATTATATAAAATTAAAATCTGCCTGTCGCGGTAATTTTGAATCTGATTTGTGGTATTTTATGCAAGAATTTGATCGTCTCTTGGTTAAAGCATTGCGCGATTAGCCTATTTGTCAGGTGATAGTGCGTGAAAAAATACGTGGAGAACGTAATATAGATATACAAAAAATATTGTATGACGAGCTTAACGTTCGGCATACCGTGGAATATATTTCATGTTTGTGGCGCAACAAAATCCCCCGTTTAATAGCCGCTTGCGCGGAAGATGAATATTTACAATGGCATTTTATTTTTGAGGAAAAAGGACAATGGAAAAAGTGCAGTCGTTGTGGGCAAATTAAATTAGCTCATAAGAAGTATTTTTCAAGGAATAAAACTAGTAAAGATGGCTGGTATAGTTTATGCAAAGATTGTCGAAATAAACGAGAAAGGAGAATGAAACATCATGACTGAAAAGAAAAATTATTACTGCTCTAAATGTTAGCGCACCATGGGTAGAACTTAGTTTTATACAACAAATCTTTTATCAAAATATCCTGAAGGAATAATGACAATTTGTAAAAAATGTTTGACTTTGCATGTAGACAATTGGAATCCAGATACTTATTTGTGGATTTTACAGGAAGCCGATGTACCGTATATACCCGATGAATGGAATAAGCTTCTTGCACTATATGGAAAAGACAGGTCTAAAGTAACTGGTCTTACGATCATTGGACGATACATCGCGCAAATGAAATTAAATCAATTTAAAGACTATCGTTGGGCTGATAATGAATTTTTACAGGAATTACATGAAAAAAAGGTTAAAGAAGCCATGGAACGGCAGGGCTATAGTCAACAAGAAATTACGAGTGTAATATAGAAAGGTACCATTGAATTTCCAGATGAAGAGATAAAGCCGCCAGATGATAACGACGACGAAGATGATGAGAACCCCTTTTCTAACTCCTCTTGGTCTCCTGCTCTGGATGAAAGCGATATGGATTTGGATTTAACTGAAGAGGACAAGCTCTATTTGAAACTTAAATGGGGTAAACTATATAAACCAACCGAGTGGGTTTAGTTAGAGTAGTTATATAATGATATGATGAACTCATATGATATACAAGAAGCGGGACATATTGATACGTTAAAGCTAATATGTAAAACATCGCTCAAGGCTAATCAACTCATCGATATAGGGGATTAACAACCTAGTTCCCTCTAAATCTCTCGAATTGCTGGGAAACCTTTAGAGCTTTAATACCACATAAAGAACCTTATAGAAGGTTGAGTTAGAAGGTTTAAAAAATTAAAGATTGGGTAATCAGCAGCTAAGATTTTTCATAACTATAAAATAAGAAGGGAGGAAACAAGATAGAGTGCATAAAAGATATTTAAATTCAGAGTATGAGATTTATGATGATGGCAGATGTTATAGCTATAAAAGTAAAAAATTTTTAACAGCGCAATTATCAGCTAAATATCCTACCTATAATCTTACTTTGCCTACTGGTAAAAGAAAAGTTAAAGTGCATCGAATGGTGGCAGAAACTTTTTTGCCTAGGATTGATGGAAAGAATATAGTAAATCATAAAGATGGTAATACTCATAACTTTAATGTAAATAATTTAGAATGGGTAAATGCTACTGAAAATAGTAAGCACGCTTCGGAGATGGGATTAAGACCGAAAAGCAATCAAAATGCTATATATTATACAACTAATTTAAATAATGAAAAATGGCTAGAAATTAAAAATTATGATAATTATTTAATCTCTAACAAGGGGCGCGTGATGAACAAAAACACAAAAAGACTATTAAAACCCGCTACAACAAACGGGTATTTAGAAGTAAATTTGAGGAAAAGCAACAAAGGGAAAACCCATAGAATACATAAATTAGTTTATTGTCATTTTGCTAATGATTTCGATTTAAATAACTATGTGATTAATCATATTGATGGAAATAAACAAAATAATGATTTTGATAATTTAGAAAAAGTAACCAGTCAGGAAAATAACGTTCATGCAACTTACATAACTAAAATTAATAAAAGTGCTAAAATAGTTTATCAATATGATTTAGAAGGAAATTTTATTTAGAGTTTTCCTTCAGTTTCTAAAGCGCAAAAACAATTGCACATAAGTAATATTGCTCGTGCTATAAAAAAAGAATATGCAGCGGGCGGTTATAAGTGGAGTTATGAAAAATAAAGTTCAACGACTAGTGCGGACGCACGTAGGAAGCAAGTGTTTCCGAAGCGGGAGACTTTATTATAATATAATAAAGAAGATATAGTCTGTTCTTTATGGAAACATAAAGAGAAGTGGTAGCGACACTTCGCAACATGATAAGATGGATGGATATTCCAAGATGGTACGAGCATATAACGAGCTTATGAAGAGCGGTAATTTTACAGCGGCTCAAAATAAAGCAAACAACGGCGAGTTTGTAGATTCAGTATCTGAACTCGTGGTATTGTGCGAAAAGGAAGGTTTTATACCTCGATATTATACGGACGGTCCGCAAGATAAAGTGGATTGGGTTATTAAGGATATGCAACGGTATAACAGAACCTTGATTACAGAAGAAATGGGTCTTGAAAACTTGATTGAAAACGCAATTAAACAATTACAAGATCAAAAAGAAACAGAGGTTGTGTATGATAATGACGAGGAAGCTGATGAGGTATTGTTTACATATGATGATACTCCAACAGAATTAACTGAAGAAGATTACGAAGAATTTAAATAGCTTGAAGTCGAAATGGAGAAAGAAAATAATGAATTATTTGAACATTTAATGCAAGGGGATGAAGAAAATGGCGTTAAATGATTTATTAAAATTGTCAGCTGGGAAAAAGATAGGTCTTTCAGAAGAAAGAATAAAACCGCTCATTCCTACACTGCGCCAGTATGTTGCCTTTTGGAGGGAATATCCTGATATATTTGTCGATTTCTTACAAACAGGCGGCGATCTCACTAGAGATCGGAAGCTTAAGCTTTTCTTTTATTAGCGCGTTTTTCTTCGCATTGCAATGCGGTATAAGTACGTATATGCGGTGTATACTCGAGCGTATTCAAAATCGTTCTTAGCGGTCTTATGTAAGATGCTTTAGTGTATTTTATACCCGGGCGCAAAGGTATTCATGACAGCTGGGGGTAAAGAACAAGCAGCTGGTATTTTATAGGAAAAAGTGTAGGAATTATGTACAATGGTACCAGCTTTTAATAAAGAACTTGATCGGCGACGAGCGGCAGAAGCCACAAAAGAAGCAAAAGATTATTGTAAATATGTGTTTAAAAATGGTAGTGCGTTTGATAATATTGCGGCGCGCGAAAGTTCTAGGGGTAAGAGACGTCATGCTGGAGTTATTGAGGAGTGTATTGGAGTTGACGGTCAAATGTTGCAGGAAGTAATTATCCCGACCATGAACGTATCGCGCAAATGCGTAAACGGAGAACCGTCTCCAGACGATGAACCTCTTAACCAAGCGCAATTATATATTACGACAGCTGGATATAAAAATACGTTTTCTTATAGAAAATTAATTCAGGTATTGGTGCGCATGATTGCAGAACCAGATAAAGCGTTTATTATGGGTGGAACTTGGAGAGTTCCAGCTGCGGCTGGTTTGATTTCACGTTCATTTGTTCAAGACCTTAAAAACGAAGGCTTGTTTGATGAAGCGTCTTTTGGACGAGAGTATGAATCACTTTGGGCTGGAACGGCTGAAGATGCGTTTTTTAATGCTGAAGTTTTTGATAGAAATCGAATTATATAGAAGCCAGAATATGAAGCCTCGGGTCGTGCTTCAAAAAACGCGTATTATGTTATCAGTGTCGACGTAGGTAGAAAAGGGTGTTAGAGTGTTGCGTGCGTGTTCAAGATAACGCCGCAATCTCAAGGTGTGGCGATTAAAAGCCTAGTTAATATTGTAGCATTTAGTGATGAACATTTTGAGGATTAGGCAATTAGATTAAAAAAATTGTTTTATAAGTATAATGCTCGGAGGCTTGTTATAGACGGAAATGGTTTGGGCATAGGTCTTTTGGATTATATGGTAAAATCGCAAATAGACCCAATTACCGGTGATACTTTGCCTGATTTTGGTATTTATAACGATCCAGAAAACTTTTATAAGAAATATAGAACAAATATTACAGAATTTGATGCTGTATATATTATAAAAGCAAATGCGCCCATTAACACTGAAGCCTATTCGTAGATACAAGCTTAGATGACTTCTGGAAAAATTAAATTTTTAATTGATGATAGAGTTGCGCAAAATAAATTAGCTGGAACAACCAAGGGTAGAAATATGACACCGGAAGAGCGTTCGGAATATTTACATCCTTATCGATTAACATCGATATTAAAGGAAGAAATGCTTAATCTTCGAGAAGAAACTGAAGGTGTTAATATTATACTCAAGCAAGCCAACAAAGGTATTTCAAAGGATAAATTTTCGGCTTTGTGTTACGGTATTTATTATATTAGACAAGAAGAAGAGGATAAAAAACCGAAAAAACGCTTTGACGCAAGCTAGTGGAAATTTTTTAACTAACTTTGGACAATTTTAATTTTTTGTATTTAAATAGACTTTAGTTATAGTATAAGGGGTGAAAAAGAATGAGAGCAAGTAGAGCTGAAATAAAAATAGAAGATATATTGCGTGATGCCGGTTTAAATTTTACAATGGAATATAGTTTTGAGGGACTAAATAGCTCAAACGGTCGTCCTTTGAGATTTGACTTTTGTGTATTTGACGATGAAGGACACGTAGAATTTTTAATTGAATATCAAGGAAAATAGCACTATGAAGCTAGCCCTAAATTTGGTGGTAAAAAAGGTTTATACCAACAGCAATTTAATGATAATAAAAAGCGCAGATTTTGTGCTTTACATGATATACGCTTGATAGAAATTCCTTACACCGAAGAAAATTTAATTAGTTATGATTATATTTTAAATAGAGCTTATTCTGATTGATAGGGAGGTGTAAAATGAAACAAGAAGAAATTCATGATAAGGGATTTAGATTACCATATACTTATAATAAAATTAATGTCGGACCAAAGACGCTCGATAGTGCTGTGCTTGATCTCGGTAGTATTAGAAAAGCGAATAGAATTTTTGGAGATAAGAACCACGTTTTGCGAGCTTTGGCAGAAAAAGACATTCCAGTTTTACGTCAGATGTCTTAGTTTTATTATAATACAAACGGTATTTATAAAAGTGCTTGCGATTATTTCGCAACTTTGTATAGATATGATTGGTATCTAGTTCCTGAGATTTTTGCTACTGATATCCCAAATAGCAAAATTCTAAAGGATTTTTCTGTAATTTTGAATTATTTAGACAATTCCTGTATAAGAAAAACGTGCGGTGATATTGCGCTTAAAACTATTGTTAATGGTGCTTATTATGGTTATATTGTACCTAATAACGATCGAATTATTATACAGGAATTACCTCCCGATTATTGTCGTTCTAGGTATACAGTTGGAGAATTTCCCGCAATTGAATTTAATATGCGTTTTTTTGACGAGCAGTTTAGTGATGTAAATTATCGTTTGCGCGTTTTGAATTTATTTCCTGAGGAGTTCCAAAGGGGATATTTATTGTATAAAAAAAATAAATTAACACCGGATTTTCAAGGTGATATTTCAGGATGCTGGTATTTGCTTGAACCATCGGCGTCTATTAAATTTAGTATGGGGTTGTCCGATACACCAATGTGCGTAAATTCAATACCAGCTATTATCGACTTAGATTCAGCTTAGGACTTAGATCGCCGCAAACAAATGCAGTAGTTATTAAAAATACTAATCCAAAAACTTCCTATGGATAAAAATGGTGATTTAATATTTGATATTGATGAAGCAAAAGATATACATGTTAATGCGGTTGAAATGCTCAGTCGCGCGATTGGTGTAGATGTATTAACTACATTTGCGGACGTACAAGTAGAAGATATTGCGGATAGTAATACGACTACTTCAACTGATGATTTGGAAAAAGTTGAAAGAGCATTATATAATTCATTGGGTATATCAAAAAATTTGTTTAATGCGGATGGTAATTTGGCTTTAACCAATTCAATCTTAACGGATGAAAGCGCGATGAGAGGACTGCTTTTCCAGTTTGAGGCGTTCTTTAACCGGCTCGCGCAAGAACATAATCCTAATAAGAAAAGATATAATTTTAAATTGCAAATGCTAGAAACAACGCAATTTAATTATCAAACATTATCTAAGCTATACAAGGAGCAAGCGCAATTTGGTGCGTCTAAGCTTCTCTCTTAGATTGCTCTTGGACATACTTAGAGTAATATACTTAATACAGCTTATTTTGAAAATGATGTATTGAGTTTAAGTCAAATTATGATTCCTCCAATGTCTTCTAGTACTATGAACGCAGATGCGCTTAGTCCAATAGCAAAGAAGAACTCGAATGCGGAGGTCGGTCGGCAAGAAAAGCCTGATAATGAAAAATCAGATAAAACTCTTTAGAATAGAGAATCTATGAGTTAAAGAAGGGAAGAAATAATATGCAACACGTTAGTATTAAAATGAATACACCGTGCGAATTTATTAATATTACTCCTCTTAATCCACTAATTTCTAAATGCCAAATAAAAGTTTGCTATGTTTCGGATGAACCTAATCGTAGAAACAGTGTCATTACCAAGGAGGCGGCTAAGCAAATAGCTAATTCTTTGCCTGGCTCTCCAATAGTTGGCTACTATGATAGTGAAAAACAAGATTTTTAGGGACACGAAAAACAGTTAGAAATAGTAGATAATAAAATAGTATTTGGTGATAAAACTAGACCTTATGGCTTTGTAGATTTACACGCTAAAGTTTGGTTTTAGAAATTTTTAGACGATGGAATTGTTGAGAGAGAGTATATGGTAACCGAAGGTTATCTTTGGACGGGTTAGTATCCAGAGTGTTAGAAAATTATAGACGAGGGCATTGGTCAGTCTATGGAATTGTGTGATAATAAAAATTTTTTGGATGCCTATTGGTCAAAAGATGCTAATGGAAAACCATTATTTTTTATAATTAATGAAGCGTTAATATCTAAGCTTTGTATTTTAGGAGAAGACTATGACCCCTGTTTTGAGGGGGCATCAATTTCGAGAATTGAATTTTCATTCGAAAGGGGATTCTCCGACATGATATTTCAATTACAAGAAATTTTAGACAAAGGAGGATTTGATAACATGCCTAAGAATGAAAATGATGTTTTAGAAAATGAGGTAATTAAGCCTGAAACTGAGCCAGAGAAACCGCAGTATAATTTAGATGATATAATAGAATACATAGAGCTTAAGACTCAGTACGATAATCTGAAGGCGCAATATGATGAATTGGAAGCACAATGTGAGCAATTTCAAGTAGAGGCAGATGCTCTTAGAGAGTTTAAGGCTTCTGTAGAGAAGAAGCAAAAAGAAGATATGGTTGCTAGCTTCTATATGCTTTCCGACTAGGATAAGGCAGATGTAGTTGCGCATATAGATGAATACACTCTTGACGAAGTTGAGAGTAAGCTTGCTGTTATTTGTGTAAGAAATAAAGTAAGTTTTGATTTAGACTAGAAGAAAAAGGAAGAAGAAAAAAAGGACGATCCTGTATCTTATAGTTTAGATGAAGTTGATACTGTTCCTGCGTGGATACGCGCATTACAGGCAACTAAGAAAGAACAAAATATATAATAGGGAGGATATACAGAAATGGCTAAGACAAGATTGAGTAACGCATAGTATGTACAGCGCGGCTATGGACAAGTTGAGCCGAACCACCTTTCTGGTCAAATAAACGGTAAGCTGTTTGCGCAATTGCCAGCCGCCGCTGATATAGAAATGCTTGAAAATGGTCAGTTTGCAAAGTATGACTACGCGAATGGAGTTGTAAACTATACGGGAGCTGGTGAGTGGCTCTTGGTTTATAATGAGGTTAAAGTGTATAGAGATGGACTCGGTGATGCGGATTTTGCTATGATTAGAGATAATTATAATGCACGAGTTTATTCACCGATTGATGGCGGTGATTTTAGGACGGGAAAATCGAGAGATTACACTGATGTAGTTTCGCCCGCTGATCCTTACGAGCCTACATCCACAGACGATCCATTTAACGTAATTTCTTATAAGAGTCCGAAGCTTATGCCTGAGGATACTAGAATGGTTCCGAGGTTGTATAAGACAGATTTGGGCGATATATTCACTACAAATACAGTTAAAGAAACCACTCTAGCTGTTGGAGATATACTTGTAGTGGGTGATGACGGATATTTAACTAAGACAGCAGGTTCTAATGCTGGAACCTTGCAGTGGTAGGTTGTAAAAGTATGTACGATGCCCGATCACCAGTCAGGTGTTAAGGTAATGAGAATAGCGTAATCAGAAGGGAGAGAAATAGAATGGCTTTAAATAGAAAAGATTTGGTAACTTTGGCAAAAATAGCTGCGAAAGCTAATCCTGCTTCTCCTACTGCTTATAGCTTTAGTGGAGAGAGCTTTTCATATGAAGCTCTTAATGAAACACTTCGTAGAGAACTTAAGGATTTAATAAAGTCGGAGCATTATTTCTCTAAGGATGATAGTCATAAGCTTGTCTTCTCCATCATAGGAGAAACAGTAGATGACATATTGCCGAAGAGAATGCAATAGGCTTACGGTCAGTTTGCCGAGGTTAAAACATACGCACAAGGTGATAAGCCGAAGTTTGTAAGAAAAATAAATTCAAAACAGAGAGCGAAGCAGTTTATTACAAGAGTAGGTCTTGCTGGTAGATATGAAGTATTCAAGCTCGGTGGAGAAGAGAGTTTTGAAGTTCCTACTAGTGCTATCGGTGGAGCTGCGCAAATAGGCGTTGAGGAATATTTGGATGGTCGTATAGATTGGGCAGAGCTTGTTCAGATTGTAATGGACGGTATGGACGAACTCGTTTACAAGGAGGCGGCACAGGCACTCGTTGGAGCAATTAATCAGTTGCCTTCAGCTAATCGTGCAACTATTGCTGGTTTTGATGAAGCGGCATTTGATGCGTTACTGAACGTGGCTAATGCTTACGGCACTCCTACAATTTATTGTACGAACGAGTTCGCGGTGAAGCTTATTCCGAAGGATGCATGGAGATATACTGAGGCTATGAAGACAGAACTTTGGAATACCGGTAGACTTGCTAGTTACAAAGGCTTCAAGGTAGTTATTCTTCCACAGGCTTTCGAGGACGAAACTAATACAACAAAGGTTATCGACCCGGGTTATTGCTGGATAATTCCAGCTGCTGGCGACACTAAGCCGGTTAAGATTGCACTTGAGGGAGACACGATTATCAGAGAATTTGAAAATAGAGATTTCTCAACGGAAATTCAGGTATACAAAAAGGTTGGTGTAGTTGCTCTTATGACAAATAACATTTGTTCTTACGTAGATACGTCTTTGGCTGGACAGATGGATACTTGGTCACTGACCAACGACACAGTAAAGAATACAGTAGCTATAGACGGTACTGTATCGACCACATCGGTGTAATTAGGTTAAAGAGGAGCAAAGCTCCTCTTACCTAAAATTTTATGGAGAAAAAGGAGATATATATAAAATGACAGATAAAACTTATTTGGTAAAGAATAGAAGTGCGGGAATAGTAGTTTATAATATTCCCGGGGTAGTTCGTCGTGAGTTTAAACCTGGACAAACGCTTTCTATATCTGAAAAAGAGCTAGAAAAGCTTACTTGGCAACCAGGCGGAAAAGAACTCATGGAAGGATATTTAATGATTCAAAGTGCGGAAGCGGTTAAAGACTTGAATCTTCATACAGAACAAGAGTACTGGATGAATGAACAACAAGTAGTTGATTTGCTCCAAAAGGGTAGTTTAGATGAGTTTTTGGACGCTCTTGATTTTGCGCCTGCCGGGGTACTTGATTTAATTAAGAAATACGCAGTAGAACTTCCTCTTACCGATATGAATAAAGCAAATGCGCTTGAGAAGAAAACTGGATTTAGTGTTGCTAAAGCGTTGATGCACATAAAAGAGGAGAGAGAAGCAACTGGAGCTGCTGGAAAGCCGGCGGCACCCAAGAGAAGGGTTAATAAAACCGAGGAAACTCCTCAGCCCGCTCGTAGAACAGAAAACAAGTATAAGGTAGTTGGTTAAGAAGGGAGAGGGTTGCAATGACTTCTTTTGCGACCGTATATGATCGTTTTTTATAGAAGGTTACGGACGATATGTACGTAGAATTAACTCCCGAGGATACCCTAAGAGATTTAAAGAATTTGCTTATAGAAGCGATTCCTGGGTTTGAATTTCCAAGACAAAATCTTTATGATTATACGGAACAAACCTCTGTGGTGAGTGAGGATGCGGTCACCGAAGGAGATTTTGTTACTAAACACTAGGATGATGGTTCTGTAATTGTAGATAGTTCTTGTTTTAATATAGACTTAACTTCTGAAGAAATTAATATTTTATCAATGATTATGGTAGAGGGTTGGCTTTAGCGTTAGATTACTTCTATCGAGAACACGAGAATGAAGTTTTCGGGTTAGGATTTTTCTTTTACGTCATAGGCTAACCATCTATCTAAGCTTTAGGCGCAACAAGAGAGTGTGCGCACGCGCACCCATCATTTACAACGATTGTATAAGCGAAGAAAATTTGCGGATGATGGTCGATATATGTCTAATTGGCGTAATGCTTTAGGAAAGAGTACTTTTGACTATTGATTAGTAAGTATGGCTTTTAGATTGCGTCAAGCGCAATTATTTCTAATATTACTCGTTTAACCAATTAGATATGGAAATTAATTCCAATGCGTGAGCATAAAGAAGATTGGGTTAAACAGCTTGAAACCGTTATAATAGAAATTGCAGGGTTGTAGGAAATTTTTTATCAAAACTCTGCTTTTTTATAGCTCTTGTGTAAGCTTGAGGGGTTGCGCATGATAGAAACGAGTTTTGAGATGTATAGAAAAACAATCTTTGAAACTTTAAGCCTAATTCAAAAAATAAAAACAGAGGTTAATGATGACTAAAACGTAGCAATTAATGGCGGCACGCCTAGGTATGTATTGGTCAGGAACTAGTGATGTAGGTGGCTTACCCAGTCTCTTAGAACATCAAGGCGGGAATCCGCAACAATTAAGAATGATAAAAGATAAGTATCGTTCTTTTAAAAGAGCCTTAGACGCTTCTTATTAGGGAGCTTTCGTAACCGAAGTAGATAAAGAAGCTCCAAAAGATTCGGCTAAAGCACTTATAAATCCTAATAAATTAAAATAGGATTATGATGATAAAATACTTTCAATTAGTTATGATTATAAATATGTCCCAGGCACTGTTTTTAAATGGGAAAATACTTAGTCCTATTGGTTGATATATTTACAAGACCTAGATGAGTTAGCTTATTTTCGTGGTGATATTCGTCGTTGCAGATATACTATTAAGTGGAAAGACGAAGAACAAAACGAGTATATGACTTATGTCGCGGTGCGTGGACCGGTTGAAACGCGCGTGGAGAGCATCCAAAAGCAGAATGTAAGCGTGGATGTTCCGAACCATTCTTTAAATATATTAATGCCGAAAAATGATAATACTTTAAAATTTTTTCAACGTTATTCTGAATTTTATTTGTAGGAAGATCAATCAACGTGTTGGAGAGTTGAGGCGGTTGATTCAATTAGTATGCCAGGAATTATAGAGGTTAATGCAACGGAATACTATCACAACCCGCAAGAAGACAGCGAGGGTATAGTTAATAATCTAATTCTTACACCTCTTGGAAACGAAGATGGTTCGATGATTCATGGGGATGTATCTATTAGACCTAAAAAACAATATATGTATTTAGCAGATACAGAAATTACTAATTGGAAAGTTAAAGAAGAAAAAACACCAGTTAAATTATCGGTTATAGACAAAGATACTGTGGTGGTTTAGTGGTTAGCTAACTATGGCGGTGAATTTACTCTTGTAGCTGATGATTATGAAAAACGAATTACCGTTGAATCATTATTTTAATTGGAGGTAATTTAAAATGCTTTTTACAAATTATAATTCTCCTCGTTCAAGTTTTCTGTCAATGGAAAAAGATTTATCTATTATATTGGATAAAATTTTAGCTAATAATCGTTTAAAAAAATTATTATATTATACAACTAAAAATGCTTTAGAAGAACCTAATTTAACTGAAGAACAAACGTTAGAATTAGTAGGTAAAAATATAAAAGTAATACCGAAATTGTTTGTAGATTCAGATGTTTTAAATTATCTAGTTATTACTTTTGAAGATTTTGCGCGTAATGGTGAAAATCCAGAGTTTAGAGATAATAATATAGTATTTACTATTATATGTCATATGGATTAGATTCAATTAAAAGATTTAAAATTGCGTCCATATAGAATTGCCGCTGAATTAGATGATATGTTTAATAATAAGCATTTAACAGGAATAGGTACGGTACAATTTTCTATATCTTCTCATATGGTAGTTGTAAATGATGAATTTGTAGCTTTGCGCTTAACTTATTCAACCATTCATGGCGGAGAAGATAAAGTAAAACCACTAAATCCGAAAGATAATTTTTCTAATGACTGATTATCGACTTGCGCTTGAGACAGGCGCGGATATTCCTATTCCAGAATGTGCGCTCGTTGCGCACTAGCCTACTTTATTAGAAATCAGTATGTGCGGTGAGCAAGATTATTTTGCTTCGGCTTAGTTATTAACAGTTTCTAAAGATAATTTAGCGAATGAGGACAAGAATGTTTTAGATAATATAACTAATTTTGAAATATTTATGACAGTGATGTTAGATGAGCGTTTGAAAGACAAGCGCGATTCATTCATAAAAACTTTAAATTTGGTTTTTCCAAATTATAGTATTGGTTTTACACCTAATTCGATTTTAATGAAAAAAAATAAGCAATTGGTAACTATAGATAAAGAAAATTTCGATATATTTCAACAGGTGCTGAAAGACATTTTTTGTTTAGATACTTTTGCAGATGAGGGATTTCATCCTGTTGGGAAAAAAAGCCGAGAAATAGCAGAGAAGTTAATGAAAGCTAGATAGCGCCGTGCTCGAGAAAAGGGCGAGGAAAACTCATCCGTTTTAGGACAACAAATTTCTTGTCTTGCTATTGGTTAGAAAATCCCTATGTCTATAATAATACAGTATACTTTGTATTAGCTTATAGATTAGTTAGAGAGATATTAGTTATATACGGCTTGGTCTTTAGAAATTAAATCGAGATTAGCGGGTGGAGAATCAAATAGAGAATTAGAGAATTGGATGAAAGTTATACATTGATTCCAAAAAATATAGAAGGAGGAAAAAAAGAAATGGCTGATAAACGCTTTGGTATAAGAGAAATATGCGATGTTGTGTTAAGAGCTAAGACGAATATGCAACTTGGCGATATGTATTTCGAGAAAGATATGCCTGTTCTTTATTTTAATAGCCTTAAGACATCAAGCCTTGAAGGAGCGGCAACCACAGTTTATGCTTAGGGCGGACCCGGCAATGCTCGATTGATAGCATGGGAAGGTGAACGTACCGTAACTTGGACGATGGAAGATGCTCTCATCTCTCCGAACAGTTTCTCGGTACTTTCAGGTGCTGGTCTTGTAGATGCAACAGCAGATAAAACAATCTTTGTTCATACAACTGAGACCACCGAAATTTCTGGTAGCACTTCCGGGGAATCCTCGGGAGGCTATATAGACTCAAATGGTGAGTATTTTAAGACTCCCGGTGATGTTTCAGGTAGTGGTGAATGGAAAATTAAGTTAGAAAATAGCCCAGCTAAAACGGGTGAAACTGACAATATTTTTGTATATGTTATTCCCTTGGACGATAATGGAGATATAGCGGCGGCACCTATCAGAGTAGCATTACAGGAGACAGTAGGAACAGGTGAAGGTAGTAGTCCCACTGACGATTCAACATTAACAATTACATCGTATGTCTTTAGTAGCACATACAATTTTACAGATGGACAAGGTGTATTAGTAGATTATTATACCGAAAGAAAGTCAGGAGTTAAACAAATTGAAATTACAGCCGATAAGTTTGCTGGTAGTTATTACCTTGAAGCGGCTTGTTTATGGAGAGACCAGTCTGGTGTTGATTACCCAGCTGAATTTATAATTCCAAACTGTAAGATTCAATCTAACTTTACATTTTCTATGGCGGCGACCGGAGATCCAAGTACATTTACCTTTACGCTAGACGCATTCCCCGGCTATCTTAAGTTTGATAAGTCGAAAAAAGTTATAGCGGCAATTCAAGTAGTACTTGATGAGGATGGTACAACAGATGTGATGTCATATCAAGCAGAGGGTTCAATAGCAAATATGTACTCTCCTAACTCTAACGACAGTACATCATTGGAATTGACACTGAAAAACCTTACAACTGAAAAAACCCCAAGTAGTGGCTCGTATAAATCATATGTGAGTGAATAATTTATAAAAGGAGAAGAATTTATATTCTTCTCCTTTTATTTTTTTACATGAAAGGAGTGGTTGACGATGGATTACGGTGGAGTAAATCTGGGATATTACCTTAATAAAAATAAAAAAGGTATGGCTAAAGAAGTTACATCCTATGTGCGCAGTAAGGAACAAATAATACTCCAAGAGCTACAAAGGAGAAAAAGCAGAGCTAATATGCAAAAAATCGCGGATAGTTTAACTACTTTGATGTATGGCACTCCGCGCACTGGTCAAGCTAAAAAAGAATTTGAAGAAATGTTTCGACAGGCTTATGAAAATGAATTTGATAAAAAATTATCTCAAGATTTCAATTTTGATACTTGGGATTTTAACGGTAGTCCAAAAGGCTATAGTTTTGAAGAAGTCAAAGCCACTCTTAAGGAATACCAAAGTACATCAGCGAAATCAGATAAAACTAGAATTGGATTTGGTGAAGCCAATCGACTTGTGCGAATGGTTGATGAAATACTCAGAGCTAAGGGCGCGGAAATAGATAGTGAGTTAAAAAAAGCCGTGACAGAAAGCAATATGATGTTAATGCGAGCAATTCGTAATAAAGTCAGTGCAATGAAAGACTAGGGCATCTCAGCGGATAGTACCCAAAGATATGTAACTTCAGCAAATGCTCAAGAAAATGAGGGGCGACTATTATTAGATAATATTGCAAAACTCAGAATGTTTGAAGCAAGTACAAAAAAGGCTTTGAAAACTACTGAAATAGGAAATGTGTTTGAGCTGTGCTTAAAGTATTATGGTGATTAGATTGCGGCTGCGGGTTATGATATTAGTAATAATCTTGTTCAATATTTTACTAACGGGATTAAAAAGGATGTAACAGGTTCCGATAAAGTCGATAATGGATTATTGTCTTTTGGAATTAAACAAACTGTTTCGGTTACTAATGATAAGGGTGAAAAAGTTTCAAAAACAACTACTCAAACTGGTGATGATTCTGTTACAATTGATAATGTAACTATTAATAAAACAACAACTTCGATTGAAAACGACATTCGAATGAAAATGGATGTTATTGTAAAAGTTCCCGATTTTGTAGACTCTGGTGAATTGCGCATTTCTGCTAAGAGCTGGAACGGTTCACGCAAAGTAGGCACGGTTAGCATGGAACACGCACTTAATAGAACACTACGAAATATCAATGATGAAGTTTGGTATTTAATGAGTTTACAGAATAACAAAGATGATGGATACTATGCGCAAGAAGCTGCATTTTCTGTAGCTTAGCTTTGTGTGTACGCGGATATAATTGCGGGTTTCGGTCAGGAGAGTGGATATGCGAATACATTAATTATTAACGACAGAGCCGCACGATGTGTCAGGGTATATGATATATAGCAGATGGTTTCTGATGCTTTTCAAGGTAATTTAAACGGTGCGCAGCTTTAGATATACCCCCGAGACTGGGAAGACTAGATGAATGATTACGCAGTAGGATATATGAAAGCTTTACTTGAATTAAAATCTAATGAAAGGGAACCTTAGCGCACAGATACTTATATAGGTAGAATAAGGGCAGCTTTGCAAACTTTAAATATGCAAATATTTATTTAGAATTGGAGTTGACTTTATAAAAATTTTTTGTTATTATAGAGAAAAAGGAGAGATTTAAATGGCAAAAGTAGCTTTTTCAAAATTAGGGTTAAAGAAATTGAATAAAGAGATTGAAGTTCCATTTGGAGATTAGGTAATTATGGTTAAGGAATATTTACCTATCCAAGAGCAACTAGAAATGCTGTCTAATGTAATTAATGTGGCAAATGAAAATAGTAAATATTATAACCCCGCGCAACTTTCTGTATTGCTTTATTTAGAAATAATTTATCATGCTACTAATTTAAGCTTTACAGAGAAACAAAAAGAGGATTTCACTAAGACTTATGATTTAATAGTTGAAAGTGGACTGGGAGCTGCCATTTTTATGGCAATTCCGCGCGATATGGTTAGTCAATTGCGCTGTTGGTTAGATGAATGTGTTAAATCAATATATGATTATAGTTCTTCCGCTCGTGGTGTTTTGGAGTCTTTGCGTTCAGAATATAACAATATGGATATGAACATAGAAGATCTTCAAAAGAAAATTGAAGATCCAGAGACATTGGCGTTATTTAAACAAGTTGCTGGTCAATTGGGCTAAATTAATTTATTTTATTCTTTAAATTAAAAGAGGATAGAAGTAGGGTATGAGATTTATTCTCATACCCTATTATTTTTTTATAAGAGAGGAAGGAGAAATATGGCGGCGAGATAGATTAGTGTTAATTTAGCCTTTACGGCTGATACTAATAAAGCTAAATAGGAAATTAATAATTTAATTAAGAGTTTTAGATAGTTAGGTACGGCTGGTTTTTCGAAGGATGGTTCTGTCACTACTTAGCTTTTGGAAGCTTAGAAAGCAGCTGTTGGACTGGGGGTTGCTTTAGAAAAGTCAATTAATGTTAATACAGGTAAATTAAATTTAACTTAGTTTTCGACTTAGTTGACAAAATCAGGGAAAACATTAAGTGATTACAGAGTTGCTCTTGAATAGCTGGGACCGGTCGGTACCCGCGCATTTACCGACTTAGCTAGTCAAATAGTTAAAGCTGACGCTACTATTAAAGGTAGCAGTAAGCTATTAAATGATTTATGGATTACATTAAAGAATACAGCTAAGTGGGAATTGTCTTCAAGTGCGTTAAAAGCATTTACGGGAGCTTTTCAGACTGCTTTTGATTATGCAGAAAAATTAAATCAATCATTAAATGATATTAGAATTGTAAGTGGTTAGAGTTCTGAGTAGATGGCTAAATTTGCTACTGAAGCGAATAAGGCGGCTAAAGAGTTGAGCGTGTCTACTACAGATTATACTCAAGGTGCTTTAATTTATTATCAGCAGGGATTAGATGAACGAGAGGTACAAGAACGAACAGCTATTACAGCTAAAATGGCAAACGTTTCTGGTGATACCATAGCTACAGTTTCCGACCAATTAACCGCTGTATGGAATAACTTTGATGATGGTTCATAGAGTTTGGAGCATTACGCAGATGTTATGGTACGTTTAGGTGCAGATACCGCGTCTAGCTCGGACGAAATTGCGGAAGGTATTCAAAAATTTGCGGCTGTAGGTGACTTAGTTGGTTTAAGCTATGATAACGCGGCGGCTGCGCTAGCTACAGTTACTGCTTAGACGCGTGAAAGCGCGGATGTAGTTGGTACTGCATTTAAAACTATCTTTGCTAGAATGGAAGGTCTCTAGATGGGGGAGACCCTAGATGATGGTACTGATTTAAACAAATACTCTAAAGCTTTAGAAAGCGCAGGAGTTAATATTAAAGATGAAAACAATGAATTAAAAGACATGGATGTGATTATCGAAGAGATTGGTGCGAAATGGCAGACCATGAACAGAGATTCACAAATTGCGCTAGCTCAAACGGTTGCTGGTGTTAGGCAATATAACCAGTTCGTGGCATTATTTGATAATTTTGATATATACAAGGAAAACCAAACTCGTGCGGCTAATGCCGAGGGTTCTCTTGAAAAACAAGCGGATATATACGCAGAATCATGGAAAGCGGCGCAAAAACGTGTTGAGGCGTCCGCGCAAGGTATTTATGATTCGTTGATTAATGATGAATTTTTTATTCAATTAAATGATTTTTTAGCTGATACGCTGGGCGGCATAGAACAAGTGGTTGATGCTCTTGGAGGTTTATCAGGTGTATTAAGTGCTATTGGAATGGTAGTCACTTCTTTATTTTAGAAACAAATTAGCTCAAGCATTTCAGATTTGGCACAGCAGATTTATTCATTTACTCCAGCTGGTAAAAAGAATGCTGATTAGATGAGATAGGATGCTTATGAATAGAGTATAATTATGTTAAATAATGAAACAGCAGGCGATTTTTCATATGAAGATAATGCTCGTACCGAAGCCATGCGCACTCAGTTGGAATTATAGAGATAGTTGGTACAAGAGAGTGAAAATTTAACTGAAGAGGAAATTCAATAGAGATAGATGTTATTGGATATTAATAGTTAGTTATAGAATTAGAGAATTAAAGCCGGAGGAATATTAGATAATTACAATGAAATTAATTAGAAAAATTTAGCACGTGTTCAAAGTTAGATTGATAAGCAATCTGGAGTAACTGATTCTTATAAACAACAACAAAAGGGGAATTTTAACGATTAGGTAAATAGTGTTAGAAGCTACGCAAGTTTTTTGGCAAAGTTTAAAAATTTTAAAGTAGATTTAGATAATATTGATGATTTTACTGATTAGTTAAATGAAATGTCAGTTGAGGGTGAGCAAGCAGGAGAAAGTATACGATTATTAAAAACTTATTTGGAAAATGACGCAAACAGTACTTATGGACGCGGTAGTTTGTTAGAACTTATTAACGAGTAGATTTAGAATATTAGTACAGATGCCCAAAAGGCGCAAGGCGAGCTATCCTTCTGGTTACAAGAAACTTTAGGATACACAGAAGAAGGAGCTAACGCGCTTGTGCAAAGTTTAATTGATGAACAGAATGCCTTAAATAATTATAATGCAGCTGGTGAAAAAGCGACAGAACACGCAAAAATTATGAGCCAAAACGCTGGGGAGACAAAAACCTCTTTTGATTTATTAGGAGACGGATTATCTCAAACGGTGACGGGAATTACGTCAATGAGTACGGCTGTAAGCACAGTAACTGGTTTGATGTCTGTCTTTGGAGATGAAACCTTAACAATAGGAGAAAAGCTTACTTAGTTTTTAATTCAAATACCAGCCGCTTTTGCTGCCGCTACCATTGGATTTAAATCCTTTATTTCTGTTGGAAAAAATATATTGGAATTAGTTACTCAATTAAATACTACGGAATTGGGTACTAAAATTTTGACTTGGGCTAAGGCTTTAGACGTAGACACAGCTAGCTCGTTGCGCAATGCTGCTGCAAAACTTATTTAGAAGGTTGCAACCAAAGGTGCGGCTGATGCCGAAATTACTTTAGCAGCAGCTCAAGCAGCTTTAAATGTAGTTGTGTTTGCAGCTATAGCTATCATAGTGGCTATTGGCATTGCTATTTATGCTGTAGTTAAGCATATGAACGCTTGGAAACAAGAAGCAAAGGATAATGCGCAGGCGCAAGCTGAACTTAACGATAAAATGCAACAGTCGGCTGATGAAATAGAAAATTTAAAAAGTGAAATTTCTGATTTAGTCAATACTTATAATGATTAGAGAAAAGCCGGAGAAGATGTTGCTGATTCATTAACTGCTTTAACTGAAAAATTAACTGATGTACGAGAAAATTATAAAGCTTTGAATGTAGACGAAAAAACCATAGATATGCTTGAATAGGCAGAAGCTATTGGTATAGCCACGAGTAATTGGGAGCAATACAATAAAGTCGTTGCTCAAGCGGACGAAGAAGCTAAAAATGCGCAACGTGAGTAGGCTTCTACAACTGCTGACGCAGCTACAAATGCTGCTAAGGCGGCAATGGCTGAAGGCTAGGGTTATGTTAAAGGTGATACGGTATCCCGCCACGTGGGGTCAGTTGGTATTGATACAAGAGCCGTCCCTATTTTACAAAAATATTCTGACATTTTTAAGGATATTAGTGATGATGATGCTAATCTTGTTATTGATTTTTCTAATTCTAATACTTTCATCGAATAGTATAAATAGCTATAGAAAGCAAAAGAAGAGTTTGAGGCGGCAGGATTAACCAGTCATGGTACTTATAAAGAAATTAAAGAAGAATTTGAAGCTATGTCTGAATATGCTCAAGAAATAAATGAAAATTTAAGTGAAGCTAACAATTACAAAATAGAATAGATATTACAAGATGCTGACATTATGCCTGAACAAATTACTACTATGGGCGAATACGAAGAAGCTTTAAACGAAATTGTTAATAAATATAAGGGCATATTTAGTTCGGAAAAAGAAGCATATGAAGCTGGCAAGGCTTATTTGAGCTTATATAATACCGAAGGTACTGGAGTTATTAATTTCTTAGAACAGTTTACTAATAAAATGAACACAGCTCTCAAAGTTGATAACTAGGGTATTCTTGCTTAGAAATACAATTTTTCACTCAGTAACGGATTGTATTCGAAGGAGACCAGAGATGAAATAGCTGAAATGCAGAAATATCTTGGTTCTTTATCTTCCGAGCAAAGAACTGTGGCGATGTCCGTAGATTTAAATTATATTGATTCGGTTGAAGAATTAAAAACGGTTTTAGAAGAAAAAGAGGATTTTGAGGCAAAGGTAAAGCTAAAAGCTGACCCGCAATCAATAATGTCAGCTGCTTCTGAAACTAGAGATAATCTTCAGTAGTCAATGGAAGTTTTTGCGGAATAGGGATACATGACTACTTCTTAGGTTATGGAGCTTTTGGATGAACATCCAGAATACGCAAGTTCTTTAACTAAAATTGGCGATAATTATGCTTTTACTCAAGAACAAATAGACAAATATAATGATGCACTTGCAGATGAAAAGAAAGCTTTAGACGAAATGATTAATCCTACTAATGTTGGTGCTGAAGCTTTAAAAAATTTCGGAGATGAATTAATTCAACTAAAGCAGAGCAGTGATAATGCAGTGTTTAAAGGCTTTGTAGCAAGTTTGCAAGAGTTAAATGAGAATTTTATTTTAGGCGAAGTAACTCAAGATGAATTTTTTACTAAATTGCAAGAAAATTTACAAGAATTAGATACTTCAAGTTTTGACTTACTTGATTTACAAGCGTTTACAAATGAGCTAATGCCGCAAATGTACGCTGCTCTTAGTAATTATTTTAATGCTGTAGATTAGAATTTCGAAAATGGACGTATTGGTATTGGAGAATACGTAGATGAATTAGAAAAAATGGGGCAAGCGTACATAGACGCCGCAGAAACCACTTTAAAAGCAACGACGGTTAATTTTTCAGATATAAATAAAAACTAGGTTACTAAGGACAAGACCCTGGACGAGGTACTACAAGCAGATGCTGAAAAGTTTGAGGAATATAACAAAGCTATGGACGGAATCCCCGGAGGTATGAAACGCGTAACCGAAGCAGTTGAAGAGGCTAAAGACGCATTAAGTGATTTATCTGTGTTTGAACCGATAATAAAGACTATTTCAGGTCTGTATGATGAATTGTCGTAGATTTTTAATGATGATTATAGTTTAAAAATCGATGTTACACAATCCGAAGACGGTATTTCTACCTTATCTAAGGCTTGGAATGAACTTCGTAAAGAAATTAATAGTTATAGTGAAGAGGAGTTAGCGACATTTCTTAAGAATACTAATGAAGCAGCCATCGCAAATGACAATGCCATGGCTAATTGGAATGCTTTATCAGTCGAAGCACAAAATATACTGACAGATGTATTCGGCAATACTGAGGAAGCAAAAAGTTCGATACGGCAAGCCACGGCTGACGCTGTAAACTTTGGAGTTCAGGGACTGGAAGTCACTGGTGAAAATGCGGCGGGTGCTACTGATGCATTGGTAAGTGTGGCGCAAGCCGGTCAAGACAGTATTCATTCAATGGGTGATGCTATTGGTAAAATAGGTCAAGGTTCTGCCGACATTATTGATGGTATTGCTGACCTTATTGGTAATTTTAGCGCTCAGATTACAGTAGAGCCTGATATAGATTGGGGTAGTTTTGCTAGAGGTTTAGCGCAAGCGGTACTTGATGCTACTATGGGTAACTTTACTGACCCGCGATTAAACTTTGTAATTACTGGAAATTCAAATGGCGGTACAACAGATGCTTTAAGTAAGATAAGAAATGGTGCTAGTACTATATCTACAGCTGCTTAGGCTATTGGAAATTATATTGATTCTGGTAAATCAGGTTCGGGTTTCTCAGCTTATAAACCGGCGAATTTAAACCCAGGTTCATCAAGTAGCATTAATACTGACTCAGAGCCAAGTTCTACATCGTCTAAAAATAAAAGCTCAGGAGATAATAGCGGAGATAAAGATAAAAGCGATACTTATAAATCACCTTAGAAAACAGCTTTAGTAGAAGCCAATATTGAAGATTTAGATAAAGAAGTTGAATTATTTACTGATGTAGATAATGCGTTAGATAAAATTTCAAAAAAACTCGATACAATTTCAAAGAAAAAAGATAAAGCTTGGGGTAAGGCTCGAATTGCTGTCATAGAAGAAGAAAATAAAGCTTTACTTAAACAGAATGAGGCTTTACAATGGGAAGCTGACGATGCTCAAAAATATATGGACTGGTATTTTGCTGATATAGCTAATGCGGGTTTTGTTTTAAATATAGATTCAAATGGAGCTGTATTAAACGAGGAAGATTTTGATAGGCAATATCAAACTTGGATAAACAATGTAGAGCAAACATACGCAGATAGTATGAATGCGCTTTCAGCTAATTATGACGCGCAAATTAACGCGTTAGACGGTGATAATTCACCAGAAAAAGATGCCATTAAAGAAGCTTACGAAAATAATAAAAAAGCATTAGAAGACCAAAAGGAAGATCAAGAAGAATATTATCAATCCCTTAAAGATAAACTTGCAGATTATAAAGATGCGTCAGATAGATATTATGACGCTGTAGAACAACAAGAGGAAAATTTATATACAATAAGAGGAAATAATTTAGATAAGATAAAAACAAAGATGGAAGAAGTTATTTAGTTAAATGAAAATGAAATGAAAATAACTGAATTGTATCAAGCTTTATTGACTGACAGTTATGCAGATTCAGTTCAATCGTTTGCGCTTTTGACTGATAATTTTAATAATCAAATGAATAAGGGTCAAGCTGCTATAGATGCTTGGAGAAGTTTCCAAGAAGAAGTAGGGACAGAAGCATGGAGTGAACAAGAAAAAGAAGAGGCTCAAAGTATATTTGATTCTATGGTCGAAGCAGTTCCCAATGTTATAGACGCTATTGAAGAAATTCATGACTCGTTTGGTTCAACACTAGAGGATGTATAGAAAAAAGTGGATAATTTAATGGGTGGATTTGATTATCTCAGCAAGATTTCCACTAGCATATCTAACCTATGGGAAATGGGCGGAGAAATGTATGATAGCAAAAAATTGCGCAACTTTGCCGATGCACAGGCTTAGATTGCAAAAGCGCAATACGAATCATCTTGGAATACTTATGAAACTGCCCTTAAGGATTATCAAGGATATAACAAAGCTTATAATGATTTACTTGCTACAGACGCGGAGGCGGCAGCCGCGTTTAAAGAAGATACTCTTGATAAGGCGAAAGAGAATCTAGAGAGTTTACACGAGACCGCGCTTAGTAACGCAGAAGCCTACGGCGAATAGTTACAAGAAATATTAGAAACAAATATTGAGATTGCTAGTCGAGAAATGAATGAAGCCATTTACTCTGTTGGAGATTAGTACGACTAGGATGATTTTAATAATTATATAGATTATATACAAACTCGGCAAGAAGACTATTTAACCTCAGTTAATCAAGAATATGAAACTTAGAAACTTATTAATCAAGCTTTGGCTGAAATAGATAAAACAGATAATCAAACCGCGAAGAATAAATTAAATTTATTTATTAAAGAAACGGAACAATTAAAAGACCATGAAAAGCTTAGTAAGTCTAAACTTCAAATCCGATAGGCTGAATATGAGTTATTGCTTGCGCAAATAGCTTTAGAAGAAGCTTAGAATAATAAATCTACAGTGCGCTTGTAGCAAGATAGTGAAGGTAATTTTAACTATGTGTATACAGCCGACTAGAGTGAAGTAGAAGATGCGCAACAGGGTTATCTTGACAAAGAAAATGCGCTTTATAATGCTAAATTGGATGCCGCCAACGAAGCTGCTAATAAATATATTCAACAAGTTGCGGAATTTATTTAGAAAGTCCAAGAAATTTGGAATAACCAATATTATGACAATGAGGAGAAATATGAGTTATCACAAGAGCTGATAGATCAATATCAAGAAATATTAGCTAATTCATGGGATGAATGGGGCGATTTATTAAAGATGCTCGGCTCTGATGTTTCGGACTCTTGGAGCTATTATGCTCGTAGTGAGATAGGAGATTCAGATGAGGTAGTAGATGCTGTAAGTGAGAATACAGAAACTATGATGGAGCTTAATGAAGAGTATAAAGACACTATGCGTGATGTTGCGCAAGATTGTTCGCAGAGTTATAAAGATATTGAATATTCAGCTAGTGAATTGTAGAACTAGATAACTGATTTAGTTAATGATGCTTCTGGAAAATTAAATGAAATGGCAGGATATACCGCAAGCTGGGAACATGAAATGGTCGAATACGCTAATAATGTTGCTACTGCTTTTGGTTCAGTTGCAGAAGCTATTGAAAATCAACGAGAAGCTATGTCAGGATTTAGTGCGGACAATGACTATATGTATGCTTATCAAACTTCTCACTCAATTGAACAAGGTATGGCTAATTTAACCAGTAGAGAGATTAAAGAGAAAAACAATCCAGAATATGTTGATATGTGGGGTGACAACCCAACAGCATTAATGGAAGAGATAAATAATAAATATGGACAAATGTTAGAAACTAATACTATTGAAGGAATTTTAATGTATGCAAGTCAAAGACAAGCTAAAATTAATTGGTTAAGTGAGCATGGTAGAGAAGATTTAGTTGAGCAATATGTAGATGATTTAAGCACTTCTTCAGCTTTAATTAATGCGGCTATGTTTAACTCAAACATTAGTGATTATGAGAGAACTCGCTTAATGGAGGCTATAGATGCCGCAGGAATTACTTCTGGCTCTGGACGAAACATAATGGATTCTGATTTAAATTATATTCGTGAATATTTGGGATTAGCGACATATGATACAGGCGGATTTACTGGTGCGTTCGGCGATGGCGGTAAATTAGCGATTTTACACGAAAAAGAATTGGTGTTAAACCAAGAGGACACAAGTAATTTATTGCGCACAATGGAAAGCTTAAATAGTTTAATTAATAATATTTAGACTTAGAATTTAGGCTCATACATACTTCAGGGCGTGACAGCCGCTGGCGTATCAGGGATCGCGCAAACTCTACAGCAGAATGTGCAGATAGATGCTTCGTTCCCGAACGTGAGTGATCACAATGAAATTGAGTTAGCTTTATCTAATTTAATTAATTCAGCTTCTCAATTTGCTAACAGGAAGAGTAGTTAATAACTACTCTTCCTGTTCTTTTTTTAGGTCTACTATGATTAATTTATTTAAAATATTTTTGAAAAATAAGTGAATATAAAAAGAGAAAAAGGAGGTTATTATTAGTGGATCAGCAAACAGCAACTAATAATTTAACTACAGCAATCTCGATTATTGCGCAATCAGAAGTAGCTAAGGTGGCATGTGATAAAACAATAACCTGTACAGTTATAGATGATAGCGAAAAAAAGTAGGGAAAATATCGTGTATCTGACGGTTCTACGGAATTTTATGCTTATTCGGATAACACGACATACACTAATAATAACATAGTATATGTTACAATTCCCAATGGAGATTGGACACAACAAAAAACAATTAAAGGAAAACGAGTAGACGATGATAGTGAACCATACGTTTATGAAAAGCCATTCGATAATTTTTTACCTTGTAGTCCAAATATAGTAGACGTAAATGAAAAAATTGGGCTTTTAGCTAACGGTGGTTTGGCTTCTGAAGAAACTTCTATTCAGGTTTGGCATAAAAATTAGCTAAATCGTTATTATAAAGATTTTAATAGATTGGGCGTGCGCGCTGATTTCTAGTCGCTTCTAGGCTAGGCTAATATTGCGCGAGGCGACTATGGTTTGGAGCTAGATATTGAATACCAAGTGGGCTAGAAAGAGTCTATCCCAACGGACGAAGCTGAGCTAGATAAGAGTAATGGTTTTGAAGAGAATGCGTTTTATACGACAAAAGCCGCCATCTCTAACAGCCTCTTGGAAGGTGATAGAGCTAAGATAACTCAAAGTGATTATCCAAAATCGGTTTATTACAAAGTGCCTTTTGAAATAGACTCTAACGAGTATCTAACCGAAGATAGGTGGTATTACAACTATAATAATGGTAATTATACTAAAATTAATAAAATGATTTCTTATCTTGATTCTTCTTTGTCTGTTGGAGATAAAGCTTTAACTTATGAAGATAGAGGAAAAACTATTGGTGAGTATACTATTTATAAACCAGATACTTTTTATTATATTCCGGAAAAATATTAGGGTGAAAATAATTCTATTATAACTGTTCAAGCCACAAGTAACGGTTTTGATGAAAATAAGACTTATTATAGCTTAAATTTAATTCAGTTGGATGTAACTGAAAAAAACTATGCTGATTTAGTTGCTTCTGGAAAAGTTGGAACACTTAACGAAGATGATAATGATTTGGTTCAAGAAACCGCTATAGCTAGCTATGAAGCAGCAATGACTGCTTTAGGAAATAAAGAATTATATGAATGGACAGGAGAATATGAAAAAGTTCCCGAAAATAATAAAATAACTTCCAATAACTATTCAAAGTATTTAGGATATTTATATGATGAAAATCATAATTTAATTACAGATAATGGTTTTAATGAAACATATGATTATTATTATGAAACTTATGTTCCAGTGGATGTATCTTCTGAAGATAGTGGAAACAAGATAGTTTATTATAAAACCAATAATGGATGGAAATCAGTGACCTCCACGTCTTATAGCGCAAACACCCAGTATTATCAAAAAATTTATAAATATATTGTTTTATCTAAAGAGAATTATAAATCTAATAAATTCTTTTATTTAACTTAGAATAAAACAGATGGTAACGATGATGAATATTTATGTGATGAGACAGAGTGCTTATATAACACAACTGTTAAATATTCTGGTGACATTAAAAGAGCTACTGATAACGGCTTCGTTTAGGGAAAAACATATTATTAGAAAACATTCACAAAACTAGATTCAGACGATGACAAGAAGAAAGCTTATCAAGAGCAGAGATTATATTATTAGAATAATTCATATTATATATTAGCCAATTATTCCGGTTTTGATTCTGGCAAAGTTTATTATGATTATAAAGCTTTTGAACAAACTCGCTTTGCCAAAGTTAGTGTAACAGCCGATAGCTATATACCTAACAAATATTACTCTACAGAAAACGCTATATTAACTTAGAATACAAAATTATACCTCAATACAAAAGATATGATAGGTTAGGTATATGGATTTGCGGCTGCACAAAGCCAAGAAGCAGTATTTGATATATCTGGAATAGAAAACATTTGTGCTATTAACTTATCTTTCTACGAAGATAATCAATTTTATGATATTAATGGTAATTATTTAACTTATAAGGAAAAAGTTTATGATAATTTATTTGTTAATAATATAGAGATTTATTTTGGTTATGATTTATCTTCCTTGACCGAAGAAAATAATAACTATGTTCAACTTTTTACATACGATTCTGCAACTTATAAGGCGGCTAAGAACGGATTAGAAAATCAAAAAACTATTTATTTAAAATGGGTACGTAGAGAAGAAGATAAAAATTTTATAATAGATAAAGATAATATGTCAGCTCTTTTATTAGATTAGACCGATGAAGAGCAGACTAACCTCGAGGCGTAGTCTGGTTATCTTTCACGAGAATAGATTGATAGTGGCATTACTATGCGCTTAGACGATTCTTCCAATGCGGTTACCGACCGGAAATATTATGAAATGTTTCCACGTTCTCATGATCGCTTGGGACACACTAATTTATTAGAAACTACTTATTTATATAAAAGAACCTTTTCTTTAAATGGGGCTGAAGAATATACTCCAACTCGTAAATATTATGAGAAAGTAATTATTAGTAAGAGCATGTTATCTGAGGATAATGATGTGATAATCGAAGCATATGACAGTCTCTCTTATACTAAGGTAGACGCGTCTAAAACGCTGGATCCGCACACTACCTATTACACAGAACTTAATGGTTATTACATAGAAAAAGGTACGGGTGCAACTATAGCTTTAAATGAAGGAAATCTTTGGGAGCAAACTTATAATATAATTAAAGATACAGAATCAGAAAATGTAATTGCTTATAAGGTGTACAGACCAATAGCAAATGAAAAAGTAGATACGGCGCAATTGTATTATTTATATTATGAAACTTATAAAGTTGTAAAAGACGAATTAGACGATTATTCAGATTGTTATTTTTTACAATATAACAATCTTGAAGAAGGAGAAGATTACAAGGCATCTACCTGTTATTATTTATATGTACCATTTAAAGAGGTTGAAATTAGATGGTATAGATATGAATTAGGAGCGTCAGCCGCTGATGAATACTGTGGTGTTTACTGGACTCGTATTGATAATGACGATTCTGAAAAAAGTACCACTTATCTTATAAATGATTATACTTTATCTTTTATGCCTGATTCAACATATAATGAAAAAGAATAGATTAAAGTAATTATTCTTTACAACGATGAAGTGTTGGTAAGTAATATTCTGGAATTTGAAAACGAGAGTCCAGTTGCTAATGTACCAACCTTATAGCAAGAAAGCGCATTGCGAATTAGTTACGCAGATGGTAGCTTGGGTAATTATTATGTTTATGGCGAAGATAATCGTATTCTGTCAAGCGATCAATCACAAGAAAATAGAATAATGAAATTATTGTTTGATTTAAACGATTATACTTCAAGTTCTTTATTAACAAATGCGGAAAGCGTTGAGTGGATTTTCCCATTGACAGACACCATGATAAATGTAAACGCTACAGCCACCGTGGGTAGTTACAGCGAAGAAAATAGTGTTGGAACGATAAGAAACACGGAAGCAAACGCGCAAGAATACAGTTTGATTTATACAATAGATGAATATTATAGTTATAGCAAAAATAATAATGCAATTACGTGTAATATTTGGAAAGATGGAATTTTATACTCTGCTACAGCTTAGTTGTCTTTTGGATAGAGCGGTAGTAACGGAACGGAATATACTCTAGAGTTAGATCTTTAGGAACCGGATGGCGTAGTTACCATAGATGGGGTTGCCTCAGCCGCAGGATTGTATTATTTAGCTTTTAAAAAGATAGATAGTAATTCTTGGGGAGCTAATGCAAATGACCTGTATGAGCAAGTAGAAGAAAACTCTTATACTATTTATAAAAAGATTTCTTATGCAGAAGCGGTAGAAAAATAGGTAGAAGGGGTAGAAGATATTTATGTTCTGGCTAATTACGTTTCAGTTGTGGAATATGATAAGCCCAAAGCAAGCGATTTATTAAAAACAAATTATACTTATTATATTTAGAATACTGACGGTTCATATATCTAGGTTGATAGCGACACGCAAAAGGAATTAGACAATGAAATAAAAGAAATTAATGAGAATAATATTTCAAGTAATGAAAAAATTGAAAAGATTAATGAAATATTTGCAAAATCAGAAAAAATATATTATTATGCAAAAGAAGTTAAAGAAAGCGCTACGACCGGCACGAAAAAATATTACAGATATGAAAATGGTGAGTATATTCTGGCTAATGTAACTAATGTTACCGGTGATAGTAAAGTAATTGCTAATTTATATGACCAGAATCATTAGGCTTTAGATATAACTGAATATCCAATAACTTGGTCTTGGCTAACTACAAATTAGAAGTTATTTAATATTCAAGATGATAGTTATAATAGTATTATTCTCCAATAGCAAAGTGTAGATGAGCCAATAAATGAAATATGTATTCTTCAAGCTTCTTTGACTTTTGGAGATGTATAGCTGTCAGCTTATCTGCCGATTCCCCTGAGAAGCAGCTATGTACCAGTTAAGTATCAAGGTCCAACTAGAATAATATACTCCACAACGGGAACGCCCAATTATTATAAAAACGCTATTAAGTTATTTTATAATGACGAAACCGGAGCATTGGTTGAATATCCATTAGCTTTAGGTACACAAAATGATTCAAATAAGTTTTCGATATACAGCAAAGAAAATGAAAAATATTTACCGAGTATTGAAGAAAACACGAATGACTTAGAATAGACTTTAAAACCAAAAAGTTTATACATTGACGGTATTAACCCTTTTGCTATCTAGTATAAAGATGGAAGCGGTCAAGTTGTTTGGACTTAGCCTATTCTTTATTTGCAGAACAGATATTTTTCGTCTACCTTAAATTAGTGGGATGGAAAACTATCAGTTGATAATGATAAAGATACTATATTGGCTAAATCAATTGCCGCTGGTAAGAAAAATTCTGATAATACTTTTTCGGGAGTTATTATAGGCGATTGGACAGGCAATACAAATGCTAACGACCCCTAGGAAGAAGACATGGATACAATTCATACTGCTCTTGGAATTTATGGTATTAACAAGGGTGCTACAAGTTTTGGATTTACTGAGAATGGTACTGGGTTTATTGGTAAAAGCGGCAATGGTAGAATTTTATTCGATGGTGATAAGAGTGTTATTACTTCTGGAAATTGGTATAATAATCGTTAGGGATTATATCTTGATATAGATGATGGTTTCCTATTGGCGCAAAAAACTGGTACAATAGGTGATAAGAATACAGAAAGTGTTTAGTATATTAAAATAAACGCTAAAGCCACTTAGGACAAATATATCGGTGACAATGTTACCACATAGAACTTTGAAGGTCAATTTAAATCACCAGTGGCTATTCCCAAACCAGGAGATAATAAGGATTCAGATTATCCTTTTGTTATTCGTGGTGATGAGAACAACTATATTAAGATGGGTTGGAAAGGTGATTTAATATTACATGGTACTCATTCTGGTACAGAGTTGAATAGTAAAGCAAGTGAAAATACATCATCAGAAAAAGTTTCTTATATATAGGTTACTAGTTTAAAGACATTTACAAAAGCTAGCGATTATGATTGGTATACATATAATAGTACTGATAAAGAGTATCAATCATGTGAAGCCCCAGAAGGTATTGCAAGTGATAATTATACTAGTTCCAATTATACAAAATATTATATTAAAGAAACGACAGAAGATGATACAAATGTGTATGGTATATCATTATCGGCTTCAGCTAAAACATATCCGTTAAATATTTCTGACCATTTTGCTACTATGTGGGATGGTTCATTAATTATTAGCGCTAATGAAATCAGTCAGACCTATGGTGCTACAGATAGTACAAGAAAGTATTAGAATGTTTATGGCAGAGGTATTACTAAATAGACTATAGATACGAGTATCGTCACATGGGAAGATTTGGCTGGTTTGTCAATTGCAGATAATGATACGGTTAATGGTGGTGATATCTTTACCACGGTTGATAATAAGCGTAGATATAATTATACTGCGCGAATGAACCATTTAGATACGAAACCATTACACTATTCGGATGACAACTCGATTGCATATGGTGATTATACGAATATGAGCAAAAAAAACTGGTCAACAAAGACTAAAAATAGTTATGATTATTCTGAATTGAGCGGGAGCTTCGAGGGATTTTATGCCACTCCTTATGGAGATTTATATTTATCTAAAAAATTGGTTATAGGCAATAATTTTTCAGCTACAAGAGATGGGTATTTAAGAGCTAAAGATGCTTTGTTTGAAGAATGTAATGCTGATAGTTTTAATATAGTATATACAGACAGTATGGATGCTAACGGTAACTCTAATAGTCTGTATAATGGCTTAACTAAAAAGTAGTATTTGTCTTTAGTATATGGAAATCCTTATTATACCCCAGTTGCTGGTAATATTGGTATATTAACTGGGTATACTGGAGAAACTAACTCTTCTAAAACCTTAAATTTAGGTATTGAAAGCTATACTGATTTTGGTATTAAATTAATATCTAATACCAATATCAGTGTTGAAGCTAGGCGGGACAGCTTAGAGGGTGGGGTTGATAAAACAGACCTCAGGGGGTTGTTTTCTTTAACTGGTAAGAAGAACGCAAGTAATGTTGGCGGTATTTATATTAAAGGTAGAAAATTAGAAGCAACAACATCATAGAATATTAATTTAATAACTTAGTATAATAATAACTATTTAGAAGATTATTATTAGGAACCCTCGGACGAAAGCGACACCGAATATAGTGGAGAAACACCAGACCTTAATAATGCTAATACTAATTTTTTAAATATAATTGAAAATTTAAATATTAAGTTGTAGTCGGATAATCATATTTAGATGTCTGGTATTAATTTTAGGTATGAAGCTGGTGTTAGCAGTGAGCGGAATGAAGGTTACAAAGGCTATTCTATAGGCAGTGATATGATGGGATTGATATTGAATAGTAAAGTTTTATCGGAGTTTACACAATCTTATTTCACGATGAAAGGCGAAGATAGTTACGGCTTATGGGATCAGACCAGAGGCATTCCCACTTAGATATTTTCTACTCCTGGCTTTATCGGATTAAGAGCAGGAAATGTAAAAATTAACCTAAGAGGCTACACAGCATTAGTAGAGACTAATTATCCATACGATAATGGTATAGATTAGAATGCCATTGAAAGTTGTTCTCACTCATTAAGTTATAATAGCGCTAACCTGTCTTTTGGTATAGCTGAAAACACTTTTATTCAACTGTTTTAGGACGATTCTCCTGAAGGTTCTACAAATATTACTACATATGGCTTATATAACACAATTAAATTATCAGCTGAAAGAATTTTACAACAAGTTGAGCATTCGAACGGTGTTATTAATTTAGGTGTGTTTAGACCAAGTGGTGATGGGGAAAATCTGTCCCTTTCACAACGATGCCGCGGTTATATGAGAATTATGAATAGTTTAAATAAATTTTGGAATGGCTCTGAGACAATAGTGCAATAGGGCAATGAAAATTACTTAAAACTACATGGTGACAAGTCAGCTACTTCAACAGAAGCAGTCACTCCCAGTGGTATAGAATTAGTTTCAAATGGCAACAGCTATATTAAAATGAATTAGTATGATTATACTCCGATAACCGGATCTTCGAGTTCTAGTAAGAAGCAAACTTTAAAATTATATCATTCTCAGTATGTACAAGTACAAAGTGGCTCAGAACTTAGTCTTATTGCTTCAGACTTATTAAGTAAAGCAACTAACTTAACCACCTATGGAACAACTTATACGATTAACGGTACAGGGAATGCCACATTAACTGTTAATAATATATCACCGGAAAATCAACATGGAATTTACGCACGATTTGCGTAACGGAGAGAAAGGAGATTACAATAATGGAAACTTTAAAACAAATTTACGATTTAATAACAACAATAAGCGTCAAGGGTGACGATACAATAAAAATGGCAAATATAATTCTTTTAATTCGTCAAGAGTTATCTAAGGCGCAGCTTCAGGAGGAACAAGATGGCTAAATTATATCCCCCAATAATAGGAGATATAATTCCAGCATTTTATGGGGATAGTTTAACTATCCCCTTTTCTCTTAATCGAGCAACCGGAATTTCTGAAGTGGCTAAAATGTCACTTGTATTGAAATCTCCTATTACAAATTAGAAATTAGGTGTTGTAGAAACTACGAATTTTTCGAGTTCTTCAGTAACTTTTAATATAGGTAATATAAAAGACGATCTATTTGCGGGAGGCTTTGTAAAAGCACAAATAGCTTTTGTAGACGAGCAGGGGGTTGTAGGTTACTATTCTGAAGTTGGCGTTGTCAAATATGTAGGTGAAAATGCTCCAGTCGTTGAATTGAGCGAATTACTTACAGGGGGTTATAGCGCAACTTACACCTGTGAGGATATAACTGAAAAAATTTATTCTTATACTTTTAATTTATATGACACAGACGGTAAACTATTAGATAGCTCAGGAGAGAAATTACACGATTCTACGGGTGACGTATATAGGTCACAGACTGATACCTGGGTTCCCGCAATTTTGCTAGACAATACCATGAATTGTTCTTTAGAGTTTATAGCCACTACAATTAATTCTATGGAGCTGCGTCAAACGCAAACGGTGACCGCAAAAAAAGATGAAAAGGGATATTGTCCAAGAGGCATAAGGTTGAACGCAACATTAAATAGAGAATAGGGTTACGTCAATTTGTCTATTGGATCAAGGATTCAAAATGATACTCGTAATCTTATGTATGGCACTTTTGAAATATTTAAAACTAGTTCTAAAGATAATTTTGATAGTAAGTATAGAATTGCTTATTTTAAATTAGAGAATTAGGATTTGTATGAAAAGGAATTTAAAGATTTAACTGTTGAAAGTGGTTATAAATATCAATATGTTTTATAGCAAATAAATGATTATGGAATTTACTCCGAAGAAATCGTGAGTAATATAGTTGAGGTACATTATGAAGATTTATTTTTATTTGACGGTATCCGTCAATTAAAAATAGAATATAATCCTAAAATTTCAAGTTTTAAAGATACTATTCTTGAATAGAAAACTGATACAATAGGAAGTAAATTTCCTTTTATATTTAGAAATAAAACTGTTAAATATAAAGAAATTCCTATTAGCGGTTTAATTTCTTATAAAATTGACAATGAAAATTTATTTATGACGGATGACGAACTTTGGATTAATACAAGTGGTTCACGTCAATGGACGCATAATCTAGTTGATGACAATATAGTTGCGGAAAAATTATTTAAATTGCGCGTTATGGAATGGTTAGAAAACGGCGAACCAAAATTATTCAAATCGCCAGTCGAAGGTAACTATGTCATTAGACTTTTGTCTGTTTCACTTGCGCCGACTGATGCTCTAGGTCGTATGTTACATACGTTTACGGCTACCGCTTATGAAATCGACAATGTAGAGGATTATAATTTTTGTCAAGCCCTTACTATCGAGCGTACCAATCGGTATGTCGGTTTCCGCACTATTCCGCTATATGATTTCCCATTAAAAAACATTGTAGTTAAAGCTACAAATGGTGATTTAATTACTGTGAATAATAATTCTTTATATGAAATTATAGGTAATAAAGCCCTGGAATATGTTGTTGGAGTGCGATTTGAGGATGTAAAGCCACGCACGCAATTTAAATTAGAGCTAGAAAGAGGCAACGATTTGGTTTCATTTGTTGTGACTATTGGAGCAACCGGAGTTTATTATTTATCTCGAAAATTAGGGTATCATATTAAATCTATTAAATTGATTAATAAAAATTGGGAGACAGGTGACTATGATTTTGATATAATTAATAATCGGGGTCAAATTACCTATGAATTTGAACGACAAGCTGTCCACCTTAATTTTAATGATATTACATCTATTGATGCAGCTATTGTTTCTGGTTTGCCTTGGTATCCAACGATGTTTAAAACGTATCTTGAAGAGCCATTGGTTAATGCGGACAACAAAGTTTTATATATGTATAAAAAGGCTTATGAATAGGAAGGATATATAGAAGTTGTGGAAGCAATACCAGAAGACGAGAGTGAAAAAACTCTTTTTATATATGGTGTTGATTATGATAAAATAGATGAAGATGGTAATATCTATAAAGATAATAATATAATAGGCACAAAAGTCGTAAGTGGGGGTTGTTTTTATGAAAACGGCGATCCCATTTATAATTATATACCAGCTACAGAATTAACTTATTTAAACGATGAAGAGCAAGTACAAATTAATGATAGTGGAAGTACAGTTGTTTATAATCACAAAGATTATGATTGGACACCGCAAACTTTTGGTGGTGCATTGGATGGCTATAATGCTATTCAAGTTTACAGAGCTTTTGGAACTGCTGATAATTATTACAAATTGCGTTCGGGCGATTATGTTGAAAAAGTTACCGATAATCCCGAGGGACTTGAATATTATGAAAATGTTTATTTATGTGATAAATTATACTTAGATGGATCGTATATGTTTATTCCGCAAGTTAATAATCAAAATGTATAGCAATATGACCATATAGTTACAAGTGCCGATGGAGAATGGCGAAATCCTTATTACACTCGTGTTTATTATATAAATACAGCTGATACATCTCACACAGAAACAAAAAAAGTTGATGATGAAACTATAACAATAAATTTATACCCAGTTTCTGCGGGCACGATTCCCCACTATAACTTAAGTGTTGCATATAATACTGATTATGACACTCCAACCAATTTAACCGAAGCTTTTGAGATGATGCCAGTGTCAAGAAATTTTATAACCAATAGGTATTACGATGTTCAAAATATTAACGGTGAATACTACAATAAAGAAACGGTTTTAAATATTTATGATATGTATTTTTCATAGATACAAGTTTTTTATGAAGAGTATATGAACTATATTTGGAATTTTACTTACGATTAGTGTCGAAGCAGATACGAAGATATATTCAAGGACGGCGGTTACCAAGGTACTAAGCGTTTGATTTTTGTTTACGGTGATGCCGCAGAAGTAGGAGCGGGAACCAATACTCGCGCACTTATTTATAGCGGAGAAATGTTATATGATATTATTCGATTAGGTGAGGTAGAAGGATTAGAGCAAAGCGATATTAGTTCTTACCTCTTGGATGAAAGATATTGGGAAGTAAATTCTTCAATGGATAAAATACAAAATCATTGGGATTTCTTTAAAAAACTTTATAATTTACCGGATGATGCAACAATAACTTCAGAAACCACAATAGAAGAATTAATATATAAGTACGGAAAATATTTTACTTATTATATTCGCAGCTTAAAAGAGGGAACGGGAGTTTATATTTGGAAAAAAGTTGATACCTCTACTTTGACAAGCTAGATTGACATATTAGATAAAAAAAAATACCCCGAAATTTATTTTAATTTACGCCAATAGGCAATTAAAAATTATAATTTAGCAACATTTCCAAAAGAAAATGAAATTATATTCGGCTATGATGCTGACGAGGCTGGAAAAACTTCGTTTAGACACGTAGATTTAACTTAGAGATTGGATTACGAGGTGCCTTGTACGGATTAGAAACAAGGCATTTAGAACATTGCGGCTGTTTATATGGGCGATAACGTGCGCGGTTTTTGTAACTACAAGCGCAAAGGTTATAGCTATAATATAGATGGAGTTAAATATACTTGGAAAGCTCTATCTGGCACCGGGAGGGATTAAAATTGGCAAATCCATTAAATGATAAAACTTTTTTATTAAAATTAGATAAACAAAGAGCAAAAGATGTTTATGCTCGTATTACATTGCTAACTTTTCAAGAAACTCCAGTAGCATATATAGAGGGTAGAGTTACATCAGGAACGATTAATGTGGACGGCTCGAGTGCCGTCCGCCGCACTTGTAATTTATCTATGGTCGCTTTAGAAGACGAAGTTAATTTATTCTATATGGGTATAGATAGAAAATTTAAATTAGAAATAGGCTTAAATAATAATATAGAATCTAAATACCCAGATATTATTTGGTTTCCAATGGGAATGTATATAACTTCCAGCTTATCTACTTCTCGCTAGACAAATAATTATACAATTTCTATAGGCGGTAAAGATAAAATGTGTCTGCTGAACGGCGATGTAAGTGGCGCTTTGCCAGCTTCTACGGACTTTGCAACTATAGAAAAGGTAAGTAAGGATGGTAAAACAACCATATATTCTGATGTCCCGGTTAAAGATATTATTTTTAATGCTGTAGAAAATTACGGGAATGAATTACCGTTTAATATTATTTTAAATGATTTAGAAGATTGTGGTTATGAGTTACTTGAGTATCGTGGTGATACTACGATGTATGTCTTCGTAAATAATAATTTAGTTAATCCTTACGAACAAATAACTTTAGATAAAAAAACGCTCGTTTATATCGAAGAAACGACCGGGGAACGAAGCGTGCGCACTATAGGAGAGTTAGAAAACGATAGTGATTTTGTTTTTAATAATTTAACTGATAGTCTTCTAGCAGATTCAACAGCTAGTAGAGTTTATTTGAGTATTGATGATGAAACTGCGTACACCATAGCTAAGGTAATTTCCGGAAATACAGCTGGTTATAGACAAACTGAGGTTACTTATGCTGGAGAATTAATTGGTGGAATTGGCGATTCAATTACTTCTATATTAGACAAAATAGTTTAGATGTTAGGTAATTATGAATATTTTTATGATATAGATGGGCGTTTTATATTATAGAAAAAGCGCACTTATCAATATGAACATTGGAAGCCAACGCAGTTAGGAACAGGTACTGATGTATTATTTGAACCAAATATAGAAAAAGGAAATGTTTTTTATAGTTTTGAAGATAATGTATTAATTACCAATCTTAACAACACTCCTAATCTATTAAATGTAAAAAATGATTTTTCAATTTGGGGTGCGCGGAAAGGTGTTTCAGGCGCAGAATTAGATATACATTTGCGTTATGCTTTAGACTCTAAACCAACGAAATACACGACATATAAACTTGCGGATACGGACGGTTTAACAATTAGTGATAAAAATAAAGCGCAATGGACTTATATAGCTGGTGATGACGGGACTTATGAGCTAGATGAAGATGCGACTAATACAATTATTTGCGATTGGCGAGAGATCTTATACCAAATGGCTTTAGATTATTATAAATATCATGATACTAAAAATGATTTTTATAAGCAAATTGCAACTAATACCGTGGGTGAGGACGGTTTACCGCTGTTTCCCGACGGACGCACGCACTATGAGCAATATTATACTGATTTAACTGGCTTTTGGAGAGATATATTTACTCCAAATGAAACAGGATTTTTTCGCCAATGTTTATTAACTAATGGTACTTACATTAAAAATGAATATTACACTAAAAAAGAACAAGATAGTGAGGTTGTAGATAGATTTCCGGTATACACCCAATGTGAAGATGCTACTTATGACGAAGATAAAATTTATTATGAGTTGGTTGAAAAAACTAGTAAAGATAGTTACTATTTTTGTGAAAATGTACGAAAATACCCCGATCAACTTAACTTTTGGTTTGATTTTTATGATTGTAAAGTTAGTGATATTGGTAAATATTCAGTTAAAGCTATAGGTTAGCGGTCAAAAAACGTTAAAGATGAAAATGTAACTTCTATATATTATAGAGAAACTCCACAAATAATTTTTGCAGACACAGATAATTATAGTACAATTGAACGCAATTCTGCTTATACTTATGTTTAGTCCGACAATTCTTTAGAAAGTTGTATGGTAGTAAGTTCACAGTAGAAAAGTGCTTGGGAAGTTGCGCAAGAATATTTAAATGATTATACGGCTGTAACTGAGAGTTTATCGTTTACGAGTATTCCTGTATATTATTTGAAACCCAACGTGCGCATTAGTTTAAAAGATAATATATCTAAAATGAACGGAGAATATTTAATAAATAAGATTACTTATTCTTTAAGTTATAATGGTACTATGAGTGTTAATGCTACGAAAGTTATAGAGAATATTAATTAAGAGAAAGAGGAGGAAGATTTTATGGCAAGCTATTATATTGCTTAGGCTTATGGCTATTACAATAACGGAAAAATAAACTGGGAATATCATGATAGTAATCCTGGCGATTCTATATTTGCTGATATAACTGGTAGCCCCTCGACCATTGGAAAAGCTGAATATAATATATATTATTTTGGTGTATAGAGTTTACCGGGTGTGCGCTTTTCAATTAATGATAATATAACTGAAAGTAATGCTCTCGTGCGAATAGGTTAGACGGGCATTTTTGAATTAAATTTAATGGATACTTTTCCGATTAATACTATTAAATTTGATAATTTGAGTACTATGCTAACGGAATAGTAGAATTTATAGAATAATAACTATTGTTTAATAGATGTAATTTATACAGAATAGGAGGTGAGCTAATTGACCGGAGTTTATGGAAAACGTTCAATCATACCGAATAATTATTATTTTACATTTGACAAGATATATGCAGACGAAGCCACGCTTAAATAGAATGAAACTGCAGACGGTGTCTTAATAGGTAGGTGCGCGTTAGCCTAGGAAGAGCATACTGTCTGGTTAAAAACAGTCGGTGGCTACATTAAAGTTGCTATTCTTGATTAGACCGGGCGATTTTAGTTATCCGAAGGGTATTAGCTCGCAGCCACTGACGATATAGACTTATTAACAGCCAATGGATATGTTAGAAATGGTGATGGTTTATACGTAGTTGATTTTGATACTGTTGCTGTTGGATATAATAATGCGGCATTAGAATATGATGCATATGGGCGGCAAGAGTGGTCAACAGTAGGGCAAGGACACTGGCCCAGTATAAAGGGATTAACTGATCAGTCTTATTTGTCAAGCAAGGTATTTTTATTAAGATAGGTATCTAAGGTGTTAGACAGTACGGATAATAACTATGTGCAGGTAACGAGTGTAGCTTCGATGGATCCAAAAGTTACTTACTATATAAAAGAAGAAGATGGTACTTTTACTCCTAAAAACCTTACTAAATTAGACATTTCTGGTTTAACAACAGCTCAGGCTGAGAATTATTATACTTTAGCTACGGTTGACGTATATTTATATTAGATTATGACAGAAATTGGAAGTAGTAAGATTACTGATGAAGATACGGCTCGCGCTAATTTAAATCACGCTAATAAAACTTTTTATAGATATATGAAAGCGCGTTTTAAACAGGTTGACGCTAGTACTACTACTAAAGATAATTGGAAAACATATTTTACTTTTGATACTTATTTCACTAAAGCCGATGCTCCAGACACATTAACGTCTAGCTATTGGTATATAGAGAATATTTACACGGGTGCAAAAAAATATTCAGCATCAACAGACAATTGGTCAAACTGGTATGACATTACAGAAGCTTATACTGGTTACGTGGGTTACCTCAATCCAGCAACAGCAGGAAATGGATTAAAAATAGACTCTGCCTCAGTTAGAAACAACGATGGCACTGTTCCTTTTAATCCCTACTCCATTTATTATACAAACGAAGATTGTACAACATTAGCTGAAAATATTACTGAAGAAGATTATTTAAATTTATCTAATAAAAAATATTATGTTAAAAATAATGCTAAACGAAATAATTTAATTGACGATAGTAATCTTGTAGAAGCCATTAATAGTTTAGATGAAATTTTGGGTAGTAAAACTAGAATTGAAACTAGTGAAAATGGACAAGTAAATTCAATTACAAATGGTTCTTTAAGTACAAATTTAAATAATGATGCGAGATCGTATTATATTCCTGAAGACAATGTAATGGATATTTTGGTTCATTAGGATGCTGATATTGGTTTTATTGAAAATATAAGCTGTGACAATACTTATAATGTACGGTTTGTAAAAAGCAGGGATGGTGAGTATTCTAATACACGCTCGGTGAGAACGGATATAACTTCTTTAACTGAATTTGTTTAGAAACTAGATGATGCTCTTGGAGGGCAAATGAGATTGGGGCAGGACAAAGGATATGTAAACAACCCTCAAGAGGAGAAGAATACAGTTACAGGTACGGACGCATCCGACGAGAGACCATACTGTGTTCTTGAACAAAATGCCATAGATGCTATAGTTAAATTAGCTGCTGACATTGGTCTTTTAAACGATGAGAAATTAAAGAATAATAATTTAATTTTCACTAATACTGCAGCGAGTAAAGACATGACGACAGCTATGAAAGCCCAAGTAATTTCATTAACAGATGCTATTTAGCATTTGAGCAAGAATATTATTGGCGATGTGCCCGAGGGTTTTGACAATAATATAATGAATAACATTACTGGAACAGAGACTTTAGTTACTAGTGTAAACAGTTTTAATACCGCTATTGGGGATATTACTCACATTTATGAAGATAATATAACTTATACGAGAGATGATGCGGGAAATATAGTACCTATCGGTACATAGCTAGGAACTGCGGGTAAAACTGGTTCTCTATCAGATAATGCTCATACTTCTTTATCTCAAAAATTACAATATTTAATTACTGAATTATTAGGTTATAGAAGTCAATATACAAATCTCAACTACAATGGAATTATAAAAGATAGCTCTATTATTAGCAACATTAACGTTTTAAACGACTCAATAGGTAATAGATTAGAAAACTTAACTTATAATCCAATAGATGACAAGTCAAACGAAGTAAATAATATTAAGTTGGGGCAAGACATAACTACAGCAGTTATCTCTCTCAATGCCGCTATTGGAGATATTACTCAAATTATAGAGGATATAGATGAAACTGATAGTTACAATTATTTGGGTAAGATAGACAGTAATAACGTAACGGGATCTTTAAGCGATAATAACTTGTCTTCATTATCTCAAAAAATACAATATTTAATTGATAACTTGTTGGGTAGAAAAAGCAGTATTTCCTATAAAGATGTTTATGATGATAACGGTGAAGTAACTGACAACACAGAACCAATTAATGACATTGATCGTAAAATGTCAGTAACTCAAATGATTAGTTATCTTAATACTGATGTTATTGGCGATAAAGATAATTGGAGTACCTCAAATAATTTAAAGTCAGCAGAAAGTTTAGTGAGTAATTTATTAACTTTAGATAAAGCTTTGGGAAATATTTCTGATGATAAACAATATACGGAAATCAGTTCTTTGCATAATCGTGTTCAAAAAGATGAGCAATATGCTGGATTAATAGGTGCTATTAATTACATTACAGAATAGTTAATAGGTGATATGCGCAAAGATACTTCAGATATAGATAATTGTGATAATCGAGCGACTTTACAAGAACAAATAGATGAAGCAAGAGAAAAAATAAATACATTAAATCAAAATTTAAATATGACAGATACGATAGTTGACCAAATAAAATTGACACAGGCGGGAGTTATTTATTGGTAGACTCTATAATTTTTAGGGGAAGTCTTAATTGACTTCCCCTGTTTTTTTATTGTTGTCTTTTGTCCTTAACTTTTGGAATTTTTTTTGGTAAAATCTGCAAATTTATTGGCAATAATTTTTAAATAGTAGTGGAAAGCTAAAAGAAAGGAGAAATGTAATATGTATTATCAATAGCTTCCACGACCGAGTAGTCTTAAAGGAAGACCTGTAAGCTCAGTAGACGAAGTGCGGGCTAGCGCAGTTGACTTTGATGGATCAATTTTTTATTTTCCAAATTTAGCCAACGACAAAATCTATACCAAACAAATTAATTTAGACGGCACTTCAAGTATTAAGGTATATGAGCTTGCGCAATTGCCCGAACCAGTTCAATCAAATTCTTTTGTAACTAAAGAAGAATTTGATAAAACAATTAAGCAATTGTTAGAGTAGATAACTAAAAAAGAAGCCGAAAGTTTTAATTTTTAAGGAGTGATTTAATTTGAACCCGTTAATGTTAATTATGCAAGGGCAAAATCCGCAACAAATTATTATGTAGATGTTGTCTTAGAATGCGGGAAACCCCATGATTAAAAATTTATTGTAGTTAGCGCAAAATCATGATGCTGGTGGTATTGAGAGCTTTGCGCGCAACATTTTAAAAGAAAGAGGTATGGATTTTGATAGTGAATTTAATTCCTTTAGGCAACGCTTAGGGATTTAAATAATATATTATCAAAAAGGAGGATGAACATATAATGTTCAATGCTGATACTAATGGGTATAGTTTGTCTGACATAGCGGCTGTATCTGGAAACAATAACAGCGGTGACTGGGGCAACGGTTCTGCTTGGTGGATTATAATTTTATTCTTGTTCGCGTTTTGCGGATGGGGTGGAGACTGGGGCAACAATAGAAATGGAAACCCGGGTGGAAATTGGCTTACAAGAGCCGATTTATGTCAAGATATGAATTTTTCAGACTTAGAGAACGGAGTAAGAGGAGTGCGCTCTAATCTTGCGGAGGGTTTCGCCGGAGTTCAAAGTACTCTTGCTAACGGTTTTGCGGGAATGGAAAGCTCATTTAAAGATGCTAGTTATTAGACTCAAGCTGGCATCAATGGTGTAAATGTTGCGAATATGCAAAATATGAACACATTACAACAAGACATGAATGCTATGAATATAGCTAATATGCAGAACATGAACGCCTTACAAACCTAGATAAGTTCTTGTTGCTGTGAAAATCGTGAGGGTCAGGCTAATTTACGTTATCAGTTGGCTACGGACACTTGTGCAATTAATACCAATAGCTCAAATAACACGAGAGATATAATTGATTCGTAGACAGCAAATACGAGAGCTATTTTAGACGCAATTCAGCAAAGCAAAGTAGATGCTATGCAGGATAAGATTACTTCACTTACAGCATAGAATTAGCAGTTAGCGTTTGCAGCGTCTCAGCAAGCACAAAACGCATACTTGCTTAACGAACTGCGCCCGAATCCTATACCTTCCTACGTAGTACAATCACCTTATGTGTCGTACTATAACGGCTGTGCTTGTAGTGCAGTAGCATAAGGAGGATGACAATGGCAGAATTTACTTCAAATGCTATTCAAGAGGTAGCAACAAATCAAAATGTTCTATTAACTGAAACTCCAGTTAGTGGAAACTGCTCAATTGTGCATAGAGAAGGTAGCGGTTTAGTAACACTTAGAGGAATTACTAATCAATGTCGAGCAAGATACAAAGTATTTTTTAATGGGAATATCGCAATTCCAACAGGTGGAGCAGTTGGGGCTATTTCAATAGCTCTAGCTATCAATGGTGAAAGTGTTATTACATCAGAAGCTATAGTAACTCCAACTGCTACTGATAATTACTTTAATGTATCAAGCGCTATTTTTATTAATGTTCCTGTAAACTGTTGTTCGCAAATAAGTATTAAAAATACTAGTTCATAGGCTATAAATGTGCAAAATGCAAATTTAATTGTAGAAAGGGTTGCGTGAAATGGAAAGATTAATGAATATAAAGAATAGTTTAGTTTCTTGTGTTGAATCTCAAATAAATAATTTAGAACGCGCAAATGCTCATGAATTAGGCGAAGTTATTGATATGATAAAGGATATAGAGGAGTCTATTTACTATTGTTCAATCGTAAAAGCTATGGATAGTGGAGTAGTTGGAAACAAAATCATGTATTATACCGAAACAAATCCTAAACAAAGATATCTAGAAGCAAAACATAACCAAGAGGATAAAGTAACGTCATTAAAAGAATTAGAGGCTTATATGAATGATTTGTCAGTGGATATTATTGAGATGATAAATGATGCGTCAACCGATGAAAAACAATACTTAGAGAAAAAGATGATGTAGCTTGCGGAAAAGATAGGTAACCTTTATCATTAATGGCATAAAATGGAAAGTGCGCGTTGTGCCTCGTCAGCACTATAAACTAAAGCAACCGAGTGGAAATTATGCTTTAGGGTGTTGCGACCGCAACTCGCGTACTATCTATCTTAATAAAGATTTAAATTTAAATAAATTACATAAGGTTTTATGCCATGAAATTGCGCACGCTGCAATGTTTAGCTATAATGTGCTTTTGGATACAGCGCAGGAAGAATTAGTTGCTGATTTATTAGCCACTTACGGTAATGAAATAATCAACATAACTAATTAGATAATAAAAAATTGGGGTACTATTTAATTATAGTACCCCAATTTTTTATTTTGTATCTAACTGATTATGATATTTAATATTCACATCTTGGAATAATAAATCTCCTTCGTGATTGCCTTTTAAGCTATTATAAATATCGTGTTCCTCATTTAAATACATCCACTCATCAACAGTTATCTCATGCTCTGTCTTAAGCAAATCTCTACACTCTTGTTTAAATTGTTTACCCTAAATACTCAACATACCATTTTTTAGAGTTTCAATAGTAGTTGAAATTTGAGCTAACTAATTTATAATCTGTTTATCAGTATTATCAAGTTTTTTATGTTTTTTATTTATAAGCTCCTGAACCTCATCCATTATCACATCTTTTTGCTTTTGGTACTCCTCTTCCTTTTCATTACTTTTTTCTTTTTTATAAAGATTATAAAAGTATTTAGCAAAGGCTGTAGCGCCAGTCGCAATGATGCCTAATAAAAATTCAAGCCAATACTCTGTTAGAAAAGCTAACAACTTCATAACCTCCCCAAAACGCAATTTCTTATTATTATTGCGTTTCAAGATTAATTATTTAAACAGTCATGACCAGTCGTGAACCTTCTAATTAACTTTATGTGCGCCGATACATATTGCGTCACTCTCATCTTCAGAAACTTTTTTCTAATAAGTAGTATATACGTATTCCTAGGCTGCTTTCTTTTGCGCGGCTCGTGCGGTGCCTTTTATATTTAGGCTTGAGCGCCACTAAACAGCCAAAACCGTGCTATATTTTATTTCTAACTCTTCGAATGTTTCAACCAAAACCCCAAGTACTTCAGCTAAAGTTTTATACGTCTATACATTATTAACTTGCTTTTGGAGTTGTATATCTTCTATAATTACTTCATCAATTTTATATTTTTCAATCAAGGATAGTACTTGCTATTTAATTTTTAATAAACGCTAGCCTAAATCCTTATCGGTTATAGTAAATGTTCCGCTATCCAAAAGGTCTTTATCAGAGAAGACTGCCCAACCACTAGTGCGGCTTGCCTAATCTAAAGCTAATAAATTCATTATTTATTTTGGCTTGTTGAGCCAAATCCTCCTGTGCGCTCTTTTGTAGTTGAATCATTTTCTACTGTATCGTAATGAAGAATTATACCTTGACCAATCTTATCGCCTTTTTTAAGTTGAATATCGTAAGGTGAGAGATTGATAATTTGAAACATGATATGCCCGTTTGCGTCATAATAATCAGAATCAATGATGCCAACTCCATTCGCAAGAACAAGCCAAGATTTCAAAGGACAGGATGACCGCACGCTAAGTTGTAAGAACGTATCTCTATCAAGTTTACACTTTATGCCTGTTGGAACAAGGGTGGGTTTTGCATCAACTAGTTTGGTTAAAGTTGTCATTTCATCAAAAGTGTAAGGTTCATTTTCTTTAAAATTAACCTGCGCATACTTTTGCATATTGACCAGCTTATCATAACAACCCGGGTAGCCGGGGATTACAATATCCTCAGCTACCTCAAAATCATATCCTGCTGAATATTTCGTGCTTCTAGTTGGAAGATTTATATTTTTATTTTTATATTCATCTAATACTTCAAAACACGCTGCCATCGTAACTTCCTCCACCAGTATAAGTTATTTCCACCTGGCGATCGGGTTCTTTTTCATTAGTAAAAATTTTTGTCAATGAAAGTTTGTAATACGCATCTACAACCTCACCCTTAACTTTTACTTCCTTTTGGGTACAATTGTACCTCTGCAATTCATACTGCTTATTTGTCTTTGCCTCTTCGAGTATTTGATTTACTTCGGGTTCGCTATCTACCCTATAGGTTTCTACTGTACTAATTAAATATTTTGCCATTTTTTACACCTCGTTTATCATTTTTATTGTAATTGGATTTGTTGAATATTTTGTAGCAATAGCTTGTTCCATTGGATGAATTAAATATTCAGTAATAAAATCTACTGAACCAGAAAACAAAACTTCTGATACGTCATTTTTTACGCAATAATCTAAAGCTGTTGTTACAAAGTCCTCTTGGGTATATTTTCCAACTATATTAACTAATTGATTATCGTCATTTACTAAATAAACCGTTTGATGTGTATCAAAAGGTTCTATGTGACATAAAAGTTTCATTTCTTGCCTCCTCTCCCAACGGTAACAATGCCACGATCATAAGGAAACAAATAACCAACCATTGCTTCATCTACGTCATTTCTATGTACCCAGATTTCAAAGCCATAATTATCTGTTGGATTAATACTATATATTTTGTCTGATATATCGGATAAGCACTCCATTACTGCGCTTCCTGTCGTTTCAAACATACCAAATTTTTTGCTATCTATACGAAAAAGCGTATAGTATGTGATATCTTTAAATAACAGCATATAGTATTCGTTACGGCTCGCCCTAACTTGCCAGTTAATTTGTGCTCGCGCATGACGTATTTCACCTTCAGACATTGGTTTGCCGGTCTGAGTTATAGCGGATTTATTAATATCATACATAGAAACCCCAGTGTCAAATTCATTATTTTCTGGTACTTTAATTTCATGACGTGCACCTTGGTCATCATAGAAATAAACACAGTTTTCTATGGTGCAATAGATTAAATCATTCTCTTGTGGTTTATAATCGGGGTTCTGCGCCATAAAATCATCAAATGTGTCATATGTTCCTTTATAACCAGTTATTTTTTTTAACTTTTCTTGTGATAACATTTCTTCACCTCTTACATATATATAATATCATAAATTTTTAATATAAGCAAATTTTATTTTTTTTTATTGTTTTTTGTACGTCTATTACTCGCTGATTCGAGCTACCTCTCCATTTTAAGCCTGGGTCTTTTAATTCATCTATATATTGTCCGTCCACTAAAACATCACACGCTTTTAGAAAACGTCTTATTACTTCAAAACTGCGTTCAAAATTATAGTATTTATAATCATAATATAAATGCTTAACATCATTCCATTCAAAACCTGTATACACCCATACTTTTTTTTGAGGGTATAGTTTTTTAAACTCGTATACTATATCCGACACTTCTTGTATATTCGCTCTTGCTAAAGGCTCACCGCCCAAAACAGACAATCGTGTTATATACGGTTTATCGGCTAATTTAAGAAACATATTTTGAATATCCTGTGTCCACTCCTTGCCACCGTTAAAATCCCATGCTTCGGGATTAAAACAATTTTTACAATGAAAATAGCAGCCTTGAACGAAGAGGGATATTCCTATCCCTTCTCCATTCGATATGTCCATCTTTCGTATACTCGCGTATCTCATTACACAATAGCCTCCATATCGGTTATTACTGTATCATCTAAATGATACACTCTGTCATGAATATCTCCATATCTACCTTGGTTACTGCCGTTTTTGGCTGTGCCTATATATCCGCAGACGCGAAATGCTATATCTAGAGTGGAAGTATCTTCATTTCCACATTTCGGACATCTCCATTTTAAATAATTGTTTTCATCAATTAATGGAATATCACCTGAAAAACCGCACTTTGCACAATAACAACTCTTCGTATTAATTTCTGCGTACATGATATGATTATATATATATTTAATAACTTCTAATATAGCGGGAATATTACTGGTTAAGGTAGGAGTTTCTATATAGCTTATTGCGCCGCCAGGACTAAGTCGCTGAAACTTTGCTTCGATGCGCAATTTATTGAACGCATCTATTGGTTCAAATACCGGGATATGGTAACTATTAGTTAGGTAGTTTCTGTCATGTCCGTCAAGTTCAATAAATATATCTGTTCCGAATCGTTTCTTGAGGCATTTTGCTAGCTTAAAGGTTGTTGCCTCCATAGGAGAACCGTATAAGGAGTAGTCAATGTTTTCTTCCGCTTTCCACTGACTACACTTATCGTTTAAAGCCTGCATTACTTTTAATCCGAAAGCTTCACCTATATTTTCATCACTATGACTATGTCCTGTCATATACTTTACACATTCATACAATCCGCAATAACCTAAAGATATAGTGCTGTATCCATTATACAATAATTTATCTATTGGTTCATGTTGCTTAAGTCTTGCTAAAGCTCCGTGTTGCCAAAGAATAGGAGCAACGTCAGAGCTTGTTCCCTTTAGTCTTTCATGTCTAAGTCTAAGGGCTTTATGACAAAGCTCCGTTCTTTCTTCAAATAATTCCCAAAATTTGTCTATATCTCTTTCAGATGAAAAAGCTATATCAGGAAGATTAATAGTTACTACACCTTGATTCCAACGACCATAATATTTATGTTTTCCCGGAGTGTAGTTTTTCGCATTCGCTATATTACCGAACTTGTCTGAAAAACGATCTACTGTAAGCGCTGAACGACATCCCATTACCGGGTAAACGTCACCGCTTTTTAATTCTTTCATTATTTTTTCTGACATATAATCGGGCACAAGACGTTTAGAAGAACATTCGGCAGCTAATTGAGTTAAATACCAATATGGAGTATCCTCACTTGAATTATCATCTTCCAATACGTATAAAAGTTTTGGAAAAGAGGGAGCAATAAATACTCCTTGCTCATTTTTTACACCTTGAATGCGCTGGCGCAATACCTCTTCGATTATAAGCGCAAGATCTTGTTTCTCTACCTCTGTTTGCGCTTCATTGAGATACATAAATACACTCAAAAAAGGTGCTTGTCCGTTCGTAGTCATTAAAGTTGTAATTTGATATTGAATAGTCTGTACTCCTCGGTTAATTTCACGTAATAAACGACTATTCACGATTTCTAAATACTTTTCTTGATAAACATCCTCATTACGCCAATTTTCCGTTAATATTTTATCTAATTCATTTGCTACCTCTGCTTTAATTTTTTGTCTACTAACATCAACAAACGGCGCTAAATGCGTCAAGGAAATGCTTTGTCCACCATACTGCGAGCTTGCCACTTGTGCTATTATCTATGTGGCTACATTGCACGCTGTAGAAAAGCTATGCGGTTTCTCAATTAATACGTTACTAATTACCGTTCCATTTTGTAACATATCCTCTAAATTAATAAGATCGCAGTTGTGCATATGCTGTACAATATAATCCATGTCATGTACATGAAGAATACCCTCATCATGAGCTTGCACAATCTCAGGCGGCAAAAGATAACGTCTAGATGCGTCTGTACTTACGATTCCCGCCATATAATCCCGTTTAGTGGTATTAAGTATTGGATTTTTATTTGCGTTTTCAGTTTTCCAGTATTCATTAACATCATCCAAGAGAGAACGAATGTCATCATCAATTGTATTTACCGATTCTCTTTGAAATTCTCTAATGCTTCTATAACCCTCGTAAGCTTTGGCTGTTAATTTTTGCTTTTTCGAGATTAATTTATTATAAACCAAAGTTTCGATGTCTGATATTTTTAATTCTTTCTTATCTTCGTTCTCTTGTTCTATTTCGTTAGCTATGCTTTCTGCAATTTTAGGCTTTATTATGCCGCTGCCGTTTTTCATAGCTTTTAAAATAGCAGAAGAAATTTTAGTTTTGTCAAAGTCAACTCTATTACCATTTCGTTTAATAACAGTAATCAATATAATCTCTCCTTTATAAAATAAATATTTCGGGAGAAGTGTAAGCTTCTCCCCTGTATTCTAGTAAAATAAAAGTTATAAATTATTCAATTTTGCCCAAGAAAGTATTAAACCGGCATTAGAAATTAAATCTAATACAGTTGCATTGTTTTTTCTTACAAGTTGTAATTGACCATCTATTTCTGCAAAATCCTCTTCATCCGCGTTAAAGCGTCTAACTATCTCGCTCGCGTCGGGCGCAACCTCTCGGTCAAGTTGGCGTCGCAAACGTTCTTCGTCGGGTACCTCCAAGAGCAGAATGTCTAGAATCCGCACGTCTTGATAACTTATTAATTTCTTTAAAGCTAGCGGGTTTGCAATAACAATATTAACTTTATTCTCTGCTAATTGTGCTTTTGGAATACCATAACACCAATTTTTAAAATGTGAAACTGCAATTGTTTCCGTCTTATTAAATTGTTCTTCAGTCATGAAAAGATAATCAGACTCTATTTTATTACCAGCTCTCGGCGGACGGGTAGTTGCCATCTTAACTATATTAATATATTCATTATTAAATAAATTAGCGCTTAATAAATCAACCGTCTTGAAGAGCAAGTCTTTTCCAGACCCGCTCTTACCCATGATTAAAATCATATTATACATAGTTTACGCCCTTTCATCTTGTAGAATTATATCCCCATTATCTAGAACTTCTTCTATTTTATATAGAGTATGACATGGAGTCGAATTATATTTTTTAGCCATAAAATTATTTCCGCGCCTTATACCTTGAATAATTAATTTACTCCCCCTGTTAAACCAAGATTTTTCAGTAATTTTTTTTGAACCATCTGCTTGAATCTCTGATATTTGTTTATCAAATAGTGCAAAATATTCTTTTCTAAATTTAACGTTTACTACTCCTTCAGTAGTTAATAAAGATATATTTGCTTTATTTTTATCTTTAGCTATACAAGTCCCGCAAATCTTATAAATTTTATATAAGATAATTGTTGAATCTCCTCGCTTATAAGTCTTTTCTACTTTTGGCTCTTCGCCTATTGTTTCAAAATTTGTAATTCCGTATTTTTCTTTATTTACAAGTGCAAGTTCATGCTCATGATAATAGAAACATAATGCTTCCATTTCCCAAGCTGAAATGGTTCCTTTTGCGTTTTTATTCCAAGCTTCTAAAAAGATTTTTGTATTTAGTTTATTTAAAATTTCTTGTTGATTGTCCTTCATCCAATCTCTAAAGACATCCATGTAACTTTGATAAACTTTATCCCAGCTTTTTTTATTTAATATAGTACCGTCAATTATATCATCCCAACCAATAGCACAAAGAAAATTAAGCGCACGCTCATCTAAATAATAATTACTTGTGTCGTTTTCTTGTTTACAACGGTCTTTTAAATAACGGTTAAACTCAAAAACTTTTTTAGCACTTACAAAATCATCACCTGTTGGAATTAATTGCTTTTTAATCAAAGTTGATAAATTTTGTAGATTTATCTTTTGTTTGCGGTCGCACGTATTCCATATATACCAAGCCATTGCGAATTTACGATTTGGTTCTAATGAATCGAACGCACCGCCTTTGATTAAAGATATCGCTGGCTGTTTATTAATTTTATTTCTATTAAAAAAATCTTTTATAGAAACATAAGGGCGATTTCGTATAATCTGTTCTATTATATCTTCTCCAACATTCACTAATCCTTTTAATCCATAAATAATTTCATTATGTTTTCTATCTAATGAAAAAGAACTTTCAGCTCTGTTAATATCGGGAAGAAGAACAGCAGTTCCCATTTTTCTTGTATTGCCAATCGCTCGAGCCATCTTTTTGTAATCGGTTGCGTCTTCCGGATTAATACTACCACTGTCACTAATCAAACAGGCACAATTCCAATAAATAATTGGAAATCTATAAGCGAGATTCATTTCTTGTAGACCGATGAGCGAGTATCCTAGTGTATGTGCACGATTGAATGCGTATCCACGCTGAATTGCGAAAGCTACGTTCCACACATATCGAGCCAGATTCTCTGAACAATGTTTTTCTTTGACGCGCTCAAAGAACATTCGCTCGCAATCTTCGAATAATTTACCTTGTTTTTTTGCTATAGCTTTTCTTGTCATGTCTGCAAAGTCCAAGCTATTTCCACCAAGACGCTTCTCTTGTACTAACTGCATCATTCCCTCTTGGGATTCACATATCCCATCTGTGAAGGCGGGATGTTTACTCAACCATTCTATTTCTTCATAATTTAACCCCCACTGGTTCATTTCTCGATACCAAGCTTTAATGTTTTTTCTATATCTCGCCCATTTCTCAAGAGGTTGCTCAGCTCCTTTTTCAGGTGCCATAAGGCGAATAACCGAATTAAGAACAGCAAGTTCATCAACACTTTTTGGCTTGATGAGTGCTATACCTTTGATGCCACTTTCTTGCTCCATTTGAAAAAGAGAATATATCTCGTGCCGATGTAACATTTCCCACATCTTAGGATTATCGCGCTCTAAATTATAAATACCTATATACTTTTCATACGTGTTTTTAATGTTACCTTGATCTTCTATTATTCCATCTTTTAGTAACAAACTTAAACACGTTTGTATTTTATCAATTGCTTCAATGGATAACAAATCATATTTTATAAGACTTGTTTTTTCAGCAGCGTGTAACTCATATCCAGTTACTAAGGTTCCTTCCGGGGTGCGCATTAGAGAAACTGACTCGTCAAAATCTTCATCTACGAAAATAATACCACCCGCATGACTACCCAAACGACAAATAAGATTTTCGATTTTTTGCGCCGTTTTCCACAATTTAGGATTTTCATTCATTTCTTGAACAAATGCTTTTACTGGAAGAAACCCCTTGTTTTCATCTCCGTAATAACATTGTTTTAATGTTCTTACGTGACCTCTATCCGAGGGGATTAATGAGGATACATACTGTGAATAATCTACATCTAGTCCTAACCCTCTCGCGGCGGTTATTAGCGCACTTTTTGTACTCTCCGTACCAAAGGTTGCTACACCAGCCATGCGCTCCTCTGTATAGCGTTCGCGCAAATACTCTAAAATACTTTCACGCTTTGCTCCACTAATGTCTATATCAACATCGACTACAGTAACTCTTGATGGATTCAAGAATCTCCAATAGTACAATTGAGTGTTTTCACGCAAACGATTAATTTGAATTATTCCTAAAACATACAACAAAACAAACCCACCGCCAGAACCTCTAGCAGCTCCCACTATATTTCCCGATTCCCAAATATAGTCTATAATTTGTTGTAAGTTTAAAAAATAAGCTGACCAATGCGCATTATTTTTAACTGAAGAGCGCCAAGTAACATCCAAACACTCTTCTACCGCTTCGTACATTTTTTGGTTTAATAAATCACCATTTTTATTTTCTATCATTCTATCTATTATTTCCAGAGCTAATGTTTTATCTCCTTGATAATCTGAATAATAAAAAGTTTGAAGTGATGGAATGCGCGTAAACCAATCATCTAACTCTATCGTGTTACGTTCTGTTGGATTGTGCCATTTGAGTTCTGGAATGCGCAACGGCTTTTTTAAACTATAATCCTCGCATTGACTTTTTATTTTTAATATCGCTTCATTAGCTATTGTTATTACATCTTCGTTATAATGCGCAAAGTATTCTCTTATCTCTTTATCAGACATCATATAGGTTGTCGCATAAAATGCTTCAACTTCTCGTTCTCCGTTTTGAGATTTAAGATAAATACTATGCGCCTCTGCATCTTCTTTAGTTAAATAATGAGAATCTGTGCTTACTACATAAGGAATATTTAATGCGTGAGATAAGTTAATTAATTTATGATTGACTATATCTTGTTCATTATCTCTCTTGGCGGGCGGTTGTAACTCTAAATAGAAGTTATCTTTGCCAAAAATTGATTGTATATAATGTATCCAATTAATTATTTTCTCTCTTGGATACTTTTCATCTAAAAGTTTAGTATCTAAAAATCCACCCAAACAAGCATTCAATGCAATAAGATGACCAGAATCTTTTTGAACAATCTCTTCTAAATCTCGATAATAAGTTGGGACTCTTCTCATTTTATTTTTCATCCAACTTCTTTTCCAAGCTCTTGTAGATAATTGTCGCAGCTGTTTGTGACCTACAGCGTCTTTAGCCAAGAGAATAAAGTGATAATACTTATCTTCTGTCGGATCAAAATTATCTGATGTTAAATCATTTCTACATAGATAAATTTCATTGCCTAATATTAATTTAAAATTTGGGTGAGTTTTCCTTATTTCTTCGTAATGTTCAGAAATATTCATATGACCACTTAAACACTCGTGATCTGTTATAGCGACTACTTCGTGTCCCAATTCAATGCTATAATCTATTAAATCATTTAAATGAATAATGCAATCTCTTAAACGAATATTTGAATATTCAGAGTGGTTATGCAATGAACCAGCATAATGTTGCATCTAAGTCGCCTCCTATTTTTATTTTCATATATATAATACCATATTTATTTAAATTATTCAACTATAATTTTTATAAGGAAAATCTCGTCACAATCAACAAGTATTGTTCTGCTTTCAATATACCCTAAATTATTCTATCTCATAAGTTATTTTACTATTATATGTAGTGATTTCCAACTTATTTTCATCGTATCCTTCCCGAGATGTATCAAAAAGTACTATAATATCATCGGGGTGAAAAGTTACAATTCCCTCTTGGAGAGATACATACAACATATTTTTCGAAGATACTGCAGGCTTAAGCGGAATCTTCTTAAGAATGTTATTACTTCCGTATACTTTTATCTTATCTCCGTAATATCTTGATTCTGTAAGTAAATCCGCAAACGCATCTAGATCAAATACTGGACCAATTAGAGTTTTTTCTTCATAGTGTAATTTGAATAATTTCTCTGTGGTTTGAAAATCGTTTTTTCTACAAGTAGTACGTTTTACATCTTTATACCATATGACATCAAAATCTTCAGGCGCATTTTGCTCTGATATAAAAACGTAATTCTTTTTACTAATTTTTCTAACCCAATTCCAAAAGTGAGTATAATCCATTTTTGGCTGATTACTATAACCGTATTTTTTAGTTCCTTGGTACGGTGGATCAAGATAAATCACAGCGTCTTGGATATTCTCATCTAAGTCCCAATAATTTTGACACTTAAACTTAATTCCTTGCAAATTTGGGGCTTGCGCTTTTAGGTTATTATAAGCTTCTACGTAATAGTTGCGCCCTGGTGTATTTCGAGCGAAACCGAGCGGGAATCCACCATTACTATAACTGCCGAGAAATTCTATTGCGCCTATTTCTGCAAGCGTCATATCTGAGGGCATAACTCCATCTTTAACATAACCCTTACCTTTGTCCCATTGTTCTCTATTACCGTCTGTTGGAATTTTATCAAAATCTTCAGCTGATTGTTCCAAGAGAGCAATTAGTGTGTCACTTCTGTCATAAGCGTATTTATTTTTACATTTAATTTTATCTATTATATTACAACCACCGCAAAAACATTCAATATAAGTTTTTACGTTATTATCATCAATTGTCTTTTGAAGTATAGGAACAATATACTTTGCATATCTAGCCTTAGAACCCATATAAATCATTAATTTACCCTCCTTATCCAGTGACAAATGGTTTCTTTAGTTTCTTTGCGCTTGTCCCATATAAACCATGCATAGGCTTGCGCAGAAGAAGCTTTAACGCTTGTATCTCCACCTTTATAACATTGGATTCTGTCCACGTATATATAGACATCTGTCGGCGGATTTTTAGATAGAATGGTATCGTATCGATTTTTTCCCTCCAAAAACTGGAGTCGTCCAAGCATAATTATCCCTTCTTGCGCCATTTCTAAGGCTCTAATCGTGAAGGGTTCTATGGTTGCGTAAGGGGGATTCATAATAATCCAATCTACCTCAGGTAAGTCGATTCCATAATTATCAGCCAAAAAATCATTTTTTTCTCCAAAATCAATAACAACTTTATTAGAAAATTTATTTTTTCTTTCTTGAAACTCTGTACTAATTAAGCGCACATTTTTTTGATTATTTCTTGAGAGATAATCCGCAATACCAGCGCTCATGTGTCCCTCGCCGGCGCAAGGTTCAAGAATTATTTTATTTGAAAAATCATAGTTTAAAACAGATAATATGTTTTCCACTTCTTCCGTTGGAGTTGCATAATAATCGAACTGATCTCTCGTTTTATGATTTTTATCATAACTATTATATAATCCTTTGGTTGTATAATTTTCAGCCATTTTCTTTACCCACCATTCTTTCTATCGCCTCATTAGCTTTTTCCTCAGCTACAGCTAATAAGACCTTTTGTATGATAAATGCTACAGTTCCCATAGTTGTAGCGTTATCTATTAAATATTTTGAAAATTTTTCACTTTCTACTACCTTTTGGACTTCATTTAAATCGACCTCTACTTCATATGCTTCATCAGTTGTCGATATTACGTTGCCAAGCGGCAAAGGCATTTCTTCCATATTATTCTCCTTTAATAATTTCTAATTATTGTCAGCCGATCTACAGCTCTAGTAATCGCCGTATAAAGCCATCTCGCATACTCAGTACCATAGAGAGTTTCATCTAAGACCAAAACCTTAGAATATTCGCCACCCTGAGCCTTATGTACTGTAATAGCGTACGCATAATCAAACAATGTCTTAGGGTGAAAGCCTCGAGGAATCTCAGTATAGGTTTTTTTGTTAATAGTTGGCTCACCAGTTAAAAATAAATTATAGTCAGCTGATAATTTAACAAAAGTATTTTCAGGTTTTTGTAAATCGGTATTAAAATTAATTACCATTTTTTTATTTGTATAGGGTTGTGGAGTTAAAGAAATTTTTGTTAATTGTCCTGTTAATCCATTAGTGAGAAAATCTCCAACGCCATTTTGAATTTTCCAATTGTTGCGCAAACAAATTATTTTATCTCCAACTTGAGGTTCTAGTTTACCGGGAAATTTTTGCTGGCGCACATAAGTATTAATCATATGACGAGTTTTATTTTTTCCGCATAAAACTTGATCAGCCCATGTAAGCATACCATCTACAAAATCTTTTTTATCAAAAATTTGTACTTCTTTACCTTTCATCAAAGGTAGGGATTTTCCATTTCTTACATCCATTGATAAACGAATAATTTCACTTTCTTGCGCTTGACGCATTATTTCATCTAAAAAAATATGCGCATGAGCCAGTATTCCATTATCTTCACCAATTGGCGGTAATTGAAATGGATCACCTAAAGCAATAATCGGTATATGATGGCTTAATAATAAATTCCACAATTCCTTTGGTAACATAGAAATTTCATCTACAACTATTAATTTATAATTTCCTAAATAACGCTTTGGAGTTAATATACATTCACCGGTTTTGTGAACAAAATATACGTCGTATAATAATCTATGCGTGGTTGTTGCATTAGGATTACCTTTTGACTGTAATACTTGTGTTGCACGACCTGTATATGCCGTATAATACACATCTGTAACTGGATCTAATCCCATAGCATCAATAATGAAATGTACTAAAGTTGTTTTGCCAGAACCTGCCAGACCAGCAATACAAGTATAGGGTTCTTTATTTTTAAACCGTTCGAGCGCAATCTTTAATCCTTCTTCTTGTTTTTGCGTTAATACCATTAATCTCTTTTCCTCCCCTCTTATTATAATAATATCATATTTTTTTTGAAAAGTAAAATGAAGTGAATTACTTCACTTCATTTTGTAATATATCCCATAAATCTTCTATTGTTTTTAATGATATGGGATTATTCTCTGCGTCTATTACCGCGCTATCACTCCAAGTTTTGTTGCCGCAATCCAACTCATATACCCAGTATGAAATCCACTCGTTTTTATCGTCCATGATTCGCTCCAAAAGCTCAAGAACATCAGAAACAAGGTTGGGCATATAAATTCCACTTGGATAATATCTTTCATTAGATTTATTATAAAAGTGCAGTGTTTCATCTAATGCGTCTTGCAATTCAATCAAATCAACTACCCTTGTCATATATTTAATAAAATCTTCTTTGTTCATGATTTTTCTCCTTTTATGTAAATTTACAATCAAAATTTCTTAAACCCATTTTCGTTTTGGGTCGCGGTACTATGCGCTCGCGTACGGTCGGGGCAAGTCAAAAGTACCAGTTCTAAACCCCCACTATCTCGTAATCTTCTATTATTATTTGAGGAGTAATAGTACCATTCCACTCGTTTTTAACACATCTCCCTACGATATTTAATCTAGGCTGACTAAATTCAGAAGTTTGTAAGCTATCATATTCCTCTTGAGAAGATTTAAACTTAATACAAGCTAGCCCATTAGGTAAAATAATTTTTAAAGTGGGGTTTCGATCGGGTGACATGAGCCGTATGGTTGACGGAATAACGTTCTCGAACGCTAATTTAGGTTCCTCAACTCCCTGACCCCATAGATGCGATAACTGACAAATGCTTTCTAAATCTTGATAATCACCGGGAGTTATATCTCGATATATACGGTCTACCTTGTAAGTCGGTGTAAAATCAAAATCTTCTAAATATTCTTCCGTTCTTGTTATTAATTTAGCTATACACTTATCTGGAACGGAAACCCCAAACGCTTGCGCATGTCCCTGCGCATATCCGCCCCAGTTTTCCACTCCTATGTCCTCAAGCAATCCTCGGAAGTCGTGAAGCGCGCATCTACTATATCCTCTTCCAGACCCTATCCACCAAACTTCTCCATTTTCATCGATTGTTTCATTTAATAGTAATGTGGGGCGTTGATACTTATTCATAAGCACATTAGCTATTAATCCTGTTAAATTTCTATCACAACTTGTTGCTTTTGGTAATTGAACAATTAAAATTTTTTTATCTAATAAGTTATTACTCGCAATAATGTTTTCCGCAATTTCTAACCCGTGATCACGTATTTTTGTTTGTTTATTTTTAACATTTCCGCACACTCTACAAGCTTGTTCATAAAGAATTTCTGTATCCCCCAAGTGATGTCCTCTCTTGGTTGAAGGTACTTTTTCACCGCCTTTAAATTCAAGCATCGATTCAAATACCAATATTTTTTCTTGTAAAGAACCCACTCTTATCGTTGCATTAACATAAGGTGCTATATAAAAAGCAAAACCCGTAGGAGTTATTTCATTTCCTAAAGAAAATGAATTTTTCTTACACATTTCCCTTATGTAAGGATTGTTAATATTTGCTAAACCTTTTTCTATTAATCTCTTGGTTTCGGGTGATTTCAATGACATAACATCGGCAATATTACCCAATGCCACCAAATCAAGCATACAGTCGCTATATGCAGTATGTCTTAGTTTATCTATATATTTGCAGAGTTTATATACAATGCCTACTCCAGATAAATTTTTGTTAGGATAATCACACAGTTGATTATTTACAACACAAGCATATTCACTCACTTTTGGAGCTTCATGATGGTCAAGAATAAGAACATTAATTCCTTTTTCTTTAAGTATTTTATGCTGTTCATAATCATTGCTTCCTGAATCCGCACAAATAAGCAGTTCTGTATCTTTTGGAATTAAATCTAAATCTATTCCATGCTGCTTACCCTCATGCATAACATAAGTGATATTTTCGAAATTAGGAAATTGTTTATATAAATAATTAATAAGGAAGGCTGAGCTTGTAAAGCCATCTGCATCCGGTCTTTATACCTTGGCTTTCGCCAAGGAGTAGACCATACCTTCTAACGTTTAAAACGTTAGTTCCTATTATGGTCGTTGAACGTCCCTCTGTTCTAGAGGTTTCGCTGCGTCTGGTTACCCAATCCCTAACAATGTTACCATACCTCGGTCGCTAACCTTGCCGCTGTTATGTCCCTATAACAGTTTGGTTGTTAAGGCTCTAAGGGAGTTCCCGCAGTTTAAGGAATTTTAAGTGAACCCTTAATGTTAATCCACTATTAAAGTTATATTATTATTTCGCTCAATAGAATTAATTAATAAATTAGCCGCTTCATCTATATTATCCAAAAGCTCAGGAGCTAATATATCATCATCCGTAGTATTTAAATACGGTTCTATTTCATCTAAACTAAAGCCTCTATTAATGAATACTTGCGTTAATAGACTATTCTCTTGTTTGCTATTAATTAATTCATAATGCAATTCTTCTCCTCCTTTTCATAATATTATTCGTTCATTAAATAATTTTAAAAAAGTTTCCTTATCTTTGTCAAAAGGACTATCTTTATAATTTAATATCATATGTTTATCAAAAATAAAAGAAATTAGACAGTACTTTGAATATTTTTTATTTATTTTAATTAAAGTGCGCGTTAATTTCTTAAATTCATCATCATTAATCTCCTGAAACTGTCTATCAAACGCTACACAAATTTCTTTAACTCCTAAAGCCAAGAGCAAAGAAACTTGATAGGTTGATAAATTACTACCGCAACACGCAACCGTAATATTATTTTCATCACCGAGATATTCAATACTTTTAAGTACTGATTTTTCAGCTTCGGCTACAATTGCGCATTTAACTTTTGATATATTATCTTTTGCCCAATTTAATCCATATAAATTCATTCCAAGAGGATGAGAATACAGAATATCGTTGACTTTAATTGGGCGATATTTTCCGTATTTTTCAGCATCAGCCGCGCAAAGGGTGCGCCCGCGCAGACCGATAAAATTTCCATCTAGATCAAAGTGCGGTATTGTGATTAAATCCTCACCGGGATAAAAGCCCACTTGCCCCTTGCGCATTGTTCCTTTTGATATGCCCTCGCGCATCCAAGGTAAAATGTTTATATTATAATTAAATCGAGATAATATATCACTATTATATTGTTTAAAATTATATCTCTTTTTTCTGTTTGCGGTTTCATGTATCTGTTCGTAAGAGCGGAAAATAGACCAATCCTCTAATTCATCCTCTTGGTTAAAAGCTGATACTGTACCAACTATTCCAAATCTATTGGCTATATATCTTACAGCATCGTTTAAATCCCAGTCTAAATCATGTTGTAAAGACATTACTTTAATACATAATTCAAAAATATCGAATACATCATTTTCGCAACCAGTAAAACATTTACATAATTCCGTATTAAAATAATAATAGAGTTTGCGGCTTCCTTGTCCCGGTAAATTATGACATATTGTAGTGCTTACAATTGCGTTATCGGTTACTTCAGGATCGCCGCCCCACTCTTGAAACAATTCAAAAATATTATCTTGTGTTAATTCTTGTTTAACTTCGTCTTTATCATAATTAATCATAATTAGTGAGTCATAACTTTTCGACAGGGATACAGAGGATTGATTTCTCTATTTACATATTCACACAAATATTTTTGATCTGTACCTTTAATCTTTTTCTTTTTCTTTATCTTTAACAATCTGCTCGTCATTTTCGGTGACATTGTATATTCTGAATACATTTTTCATCTCTCCTTTAAAAAGCACTCGGTTCGTCTACAACAATTTTTAAATTTTCTATTTCTTTTAATTCATAATCATAACCAGTACAAAACATTGGTTGTATTCTACAGGTTCCTAAATCAGCTTTGCACCAAAGGTAAACACCTTTCCATCGTCCTCGTCTATTTTTATAAATGGATATTTTAAGAGTGGGTGTATCGAAACAACCAGAGCATAGAACAGGTTCAAGAGCTACTAAATCTTCTTGCCGAACATTAAGTAATATCATACCTACATCTATTTTATCTCCGATAGATTTTGCTCCTCGAAGAAGGTTTTGGTCTGGAGTGGCGCTTGTTTGATAATCAGCGTTTAGCTGAGTTGCCGAAAGTAAGAATATTTCCAACTGGTTACACAAATCCTTGAGGCGAATTGCCATCATGAATAATATATTATCTTCTCTGAGTTTAACTCCACCCGAGCGTTTAGTAATCTCTTCTAGAATTTTCATACTCGTATGAATATAATCATAAACAACGTAACGAATATCAAAATCTCGTACTGCTTTTTTAATTCTATTCTCTACATCTTGTAAAGAAAAATCCGGCATTTCGTCAACGTATAAGGGGCTATCTTGTAAAATTCTCGCCGCCTCCAATACTCGTTCTTCTTCATCTCCTGTATATTTGCCATTTAATATATGTTCTTCATTTACATTAGATAAGAAAGCTAACATCATCGTTTGTACCTCACCTAAATCTTGTTCAGTAGTTATGTACAGGACTGGTTCTTTTTGTCCATTGTTTATCCATCCAAAATTTTCATCATAAATTTTATCACAAGCTATATAACAAGCATCCGCAATTAGCGATCGTGACTTTCCTGTTCCTGTAGCAGCAGAACGCAAGTAAAACTTTTTTAATCTCGCCCCTCGCGTCACTGTATTGATAAGCGGACCGTAGAGCGGAACGCCCACCTCAGGATGTCGTTTTAAATCTTGAATTAATTCAAAGATTCCTTCACCAGCGTTTACCGATTCGTCTGTGTTGTTATCTACATACTTAGAACGAATTTCATCTACTTGATTTATTACTTTTTGCGCAAGTTCTTCCAAAGACATTGTATCCAACAGTTCTTCTTGCTTTTGGCGCTTTTTTGTGTCTAAAATATTATCAGGATCGTACAAATAGCGCACATTTATACCATGGTTATCAAACTCACGTAATAAAGTCATTTTCTTCATGCGCCCATAATAATAATCAAAACTTGAAGAAATAGCTTTTTCCGCAATCTCCTTTATCCACTCATAACCACGATTTTGATTAAAGACTGCTTCATATTGCGGACGACTTGCTAAATAATCATGTATGTTATCTAAGTTTATCTGTTTTGCACCTAGCTCATATAACTTATATATGGAGCCAAAAGCAATTCGATGAAATTCATTAGGAAAATCATCTTCAGAGAAAAAATATTTATCTGTAAAATCAAATAATGATGGATGATTATAAATATTTCCTATTACTTGGATAATTGCGGCTGTGTCAACATATTTTGAACCCATTATCCAACCTCCTCTTTATCTAAAAATGAAAAGATATTTTTTCTTTTTTTACGTTTTCTGTGTGGTTGGTCTATGTGAACTACTTCTTCTGTTGGGACAAAACCATCTATACTTTTTCCCAGATTAAGTTGTTGCGCTTCCCACAAAGCGTAATAATAATTGTAAGCTGCATCATAAGTATAAGGAACGATACCTATACCATCATTCGCTTTTTCTATTGGATTTTTCTTTACTTCAAAAAAATATTTAAGTGTTTTATAAATTCCTGAATATGTATATTTATAATCACGCATATAAGTTTGAATTTGCTTTTGTATTTTAGCATTTACTGTATTTGTATTAAACAAATACTTGATATATTCTTCAAGAGTTTTTTTATCTTGTTGCTCTTTAGTTTTTTCTTCTTCAGATTTATCTGCGCATTTTTTATGTGCGTAACGTCTGTTTGCAATTTGTACGAATGGTTCTTTATCTCGATCAAAGTGCTGACCGCACACCGCGCATTTTACTGTATGCGCCATCGCTTTCACCTTTCTTTTTATTTATAATATCATATTTTTTATATAAAATCAAAGGGATTAACCTTTTATTAGATTAATCCCTTAATAATTTATCCTATCATCGTTTTTAATTCTTCAACTATTAAATCAAGCTGTTCCACTTGATTCGGTAGAGCTTCATTTACTTTTTTGCCTTTTCCCAAATATTTATTAACTACATCTACTATTTTAGCGCCATTGCTTTGATTGGCTTGCATAAGTTCACTAGTCAATTTTTGGAAATCGGCTTTAAGTTGTTCAAAGTCATATGTTTTTACTTTAACCGCTTCTATTGGAGCATCTGTAACAAATTTGTTGTTATGTTCTTCAGCTTCTTTGTCAATCGCTTCGGTCAAAGCTTTAGTTAAAGCATCATAGCTAAACGGTATCTCTGGTTCTATATGCTGAAAACGACTTTTGCATACTATACTATTATCATTTGATCTAAGTGTTAAAACACGTTTAGATTGTCCATCTTTCATAACCACGTGCGCATATCCTATCAAGTCAGCCATGTTCTCTAATATTGTTTCAGCTGATTTCTGCAAAGATGGACAAATCTGTTGATATTCTTCTCCGTACTGCGGTTTTATGGTTTTTTCATTGCTATGTGAAATAAATACTATTGCGTACCCCAGTTGCGCAAGCGTACGAAAAACATCCTCAAATTCTTTTTTGTATTTACTCCAACCGTTTGTTTTCCAACCACCATCTCCTATGCTATCAATATTAAGTTGATTACATATATATTTTTGACAGTATTCACTCATTAAATCTGCGGTATCTATAATAATCGATTGAAAATGTTGCTTAACTTCCGGTTTTTTAAGCTCTCTTAACACTTGACGCATTTCACTCCACGAAGTAATATCTTGCGCAATGATTCCCGGAATAGCGTTGTATCCTCGCTCCGCCGCAAGCAAGAGAGGCTGCGGCATATGACTACCGAATGTCGTTTTACCTACCCCGGCTGGTCCGTACAAATACGTAATATAACCAGCCAGGTCACGGCTAACTTTATGCGGCGCAATTTTCAATAAATCTATTGCCATATTATTTCATTATCCTTTCATTAAAAATCATATTCACCACTTGCTACACTTGTCGTAGACTTTACTATATTTGTCGGTATTGTGTTATTCTTACTTTCTTTATAATTAATTGCATCCTGCTTTTTTGTAGCCAAATACATTTCTCTATCGGACATCATTTTCTTAAGCTCCTCAACCGTCATAGTTGATTCATCATCCCATACGTACGGCTCAGAATTTGCCCAATTAATAACAAAATCTCGTCTAGATACCGGCACTTCACGCACATAATTTGCCCCAAAGGCACTTTCCTCTTCCTGTCTGCGCACTATTGTTGTTGAAATTTGCTTGCCTCTAACCTTAGTAAATATCGGATTTCTGCTAGAAGCATCAAGGCTTTCAAAGTAATCCATTGCATCATCAGCCAGCGCGCTCAATTCAACCGGAATAAGAGTACCTCTATATCCATTAAATACCGCACCTTTAACTACCACTTTCTCCGGAATATCTCTCTCAGGATCACCCTCTCTCCTTGTGCAACTAGTTATAAGCATATCTACCTCAAACTTGTTGCGCTCTTTGTCGTCAGAAAATACTCCATTCACCTGATGAATAAATCCATCAACATTTCTTTTTCCAGAAACAAGTTCCCACTGCCCATCTCTTTCAACATAATAATCATTTACTCCTATTGAAGTATCAACTCTTAATTTAAAAGCTTCATCTTTTGAACTTCCCATTATTGTTTTATATCTGCCCTCTATAATATTCAAAAGAGTTGTGTAAGTTGCATTAGGTTTACCCTTTGCTGTAGTGGGTGTAACATATGTATAATAAACCGAAACTATATTATCACATTCATCATTTGTTGCTATATCTATCTTACCTCGAATGTACGTTGTCCCCGGATGTTTTGACTGAGATCCCGTTACTCCTTGTGTAAGCGAATGATTATAGAGATAACCTTCTAATCTAACACTATTAATTAACTTTTTCATTTTATTCTCCTTTAATCAATATTAATTTCTTTACCTTTTGATGTAATACTATAAATTACAGGATTCGTTCCCATTTTCTCTACATAACCATCAGTTACTAATTTACGTATTGCGCCAGATACGGTGCGTGAAGACACAGCTAATTCGTTTGCTATATCTTTTGCTTGAAATAATTGTATTTCGGAATGCTCCTGCATATACTGTAAAATTAATTTACCATTATCAGTAAAAGCTTGCTTATTTTCGTTCGTACCTATTTTTAATGCCTGTAAGTAAACTTTTGCATCTTCAGACATATTTGCTACAATATCAGGAGATGCATTCATCAACTGCTCAAGAAAATTAAGAAACGCTTCTTTTTTACCCATATTTACTTTATCCTTTCTTATTTCTTATACATATATAATATCATAAAAAATATAAAAAGTCAAAGATGCGGAAAACGTCCACAACTTTTATCTTCTTTACAGTAACCCGCTTCCTCACATTTAGCATAAAAATAATTATTAACTATTTTATCCCATTCGAGGGAATATTTTCCAAGAGCAACAATCAAATCAGAAAATAATTTTCTATATTCCCAATAAGCTCTTGCGCACATCCTTTGCTTAGCCATATCCATCAAATTGCGCAAATTATGTTTACAAACAACTTTAGTTTTCATTCCAAGAGGCAAAAGCAAAGCACAGTCCTCACGTGGAACTCCAGTTTTTTCTAAACTACTCATTGTAGCCTGAATGCCTATCATTGCGTTTTGATATAATTTTTCAACATCAGGATTAGATTGAATCGATTGGGGTATTACATAGTCAAAACCATCTTCATAGTTAATATATCGGGTGCTTGCTTGAAGTCTTGTTGGCGAACCCCCTATATGAGTATACCACTCCCGTATAACCCTTGCCGAATATCCTTCTAAAATCATGTATACGTCAGGATATTCAAAAGTACGTCCGTGTCCGTTATCTAAGCACGTCAATCCTCTTTTGTAATTTTTGTCGTTATCTGTTGTATTGGCATTCCAACATATTCCAGCTTCTTTACCTATTAAAGTAATAGGATACTTAGTTGTTTCTTCTTGAATTATGACTTGCCCCATATCAACTTCCTCCTGAAGTACTGTTATAACCAAAGCTTTGCGTTTTAAAAAAATCTATCCAAAACTTTTCTCGTTCGTTTAAATCAGCAATTGAACATTCTTCTACAAGCTCAAAAGCAAAATTTTCAACACCATCATCTTTCATAGCCATATATAATTTATTGCGCGAACCGCTTTCCGCTCCTAAACCTCGTTTAACGTGCGTGCGCCAGCGCCCTTTTAAATCTCTGCTCTGTCCTATATAGGATTTTAAATTGTTTAAATTAATAATTCTATAAATACCAACGCTTATATCGCCTAAAACCCTACCAACCAAATCATTAAAGGGCTTTTCATAATAAGTTTTCCAAATAACTTTATCTAAAGGTTCCTCGTTGCGCAAATGGCTCGCTACTTCACGCAGTTGTTCAATTTCTTCTAAATCGTCTTTTGGAATTAATATTTTATGAAAATCTCGAACATTTTTTTTCTCTTCTTGCTTTTTTAATATATCAATAATTATTTTCTCTTGTTCTTTTGCCTTTTGGACTTCATTTGTTATATTTTGTAATTCTTTTATTTTAGAAGATATATTATCACTCATTTCTTTAATATCATTATGATAATCTTCTTCGTATTTCTCTTTCGCCTCTTGGTATTTTTTACTTGCGGCTTCAGCAGCTTTATCCATCTTATCATTCATTAAATCCAGACTGGTTTGTAAAGTATTCTCTGCTACTGAAACCTCGTTTAATGTTTTGGTTACTTGTTCTTGATAATATTCTAGCTAATTTTTAGCTTCGCATATATCGCTTTGTAAATTATCTTTCTAAACTTTTAAACTATCATAGGCTGCTTGAGAATCAAATATATCTTTTTGCATACCATGTATAGTCTAAGTTTTTCTAATAATTTTATAACCTAAAATCATTAAAATACCAATAAGCATTATATTTATTCCAATTAATATGTACGTATAAATCATAATAATAGATTTGGGGAGAATTATATCTCCCCAAAATCAATTACGCCTCTTCGAGGTCTGGATCATAATCCATTCCAGCATCTGTCAAGCGCAAGAACTTAACTGCCTTATGCGTGCCATCCGGCAACTCTATCTCAGCCGGGACTCTAACACCCAAGCCTTTGCGCTGAAGCGCACTCGTGAAGATGCCATCTACGGACTTCTTCTCTATGCCCAACTCCTCCGCAACATCAGCAGAAGTAACATTCTCACCATTAATTCTCTTCAAATACTCAAATACTCTACGACTATTAGCCTTCATTGTAAATCTCTCCTTTTTAATTTAATTTTTTATTGTATAAAGATTATAGCATAAAATTTTTTATTTGTCAATTCAAAAATTTTAGAATTAATTCATCAAGGACAAACAAGTCTTCTACATCGTCAACTTTGTTAGTTAGCTTAATAATCGCTGTTTCGATTTTATTTCTTTCTCGTTTGTCGGTTGCCTTGTCTAACTGCTTTTGTAAAGCTGCGAGCTGCATCGCTATTTTCTTTAATTCATTTTTTTTCATTGATTTTCCTCTTCTAATCTTTATGTATATATATTAACAAAATTTTTTTATTTTGTCAATTACCAAAAAATACCTTTTATCGTACAATCTTCGGGATTTTTATCATCTCTAAATCCTTTAAAGAACGCATGACGCATTGTATGCTCCACCTTATTCAGTTCCATACACTGTATCATCACAACTTTTCCTAAATACTTATCTGGATTTTGTGAAAAATCCTCGCGTAGTTCATCTGTAAGTCCTGACGCAACTGTTCCTATTTCTTTTATTTCACCATGCTCATCATACGCACCAACTATTATAGCTGTTTTCCAGCCATAATAATAACCTTTAGTAACAGCTAATACATCATCAATTCCAAACGTATTACACAAAGTTGCATATTTACCTTGTAGTCTATTATTATCAGATACTCGAATATTATATCCCCAAGAATCTATATCCTTGCCTGTATATTCTTTTGTGGCATCACAAAAACCCATACAAATCGCATCAAGATAATCCACTTTTTTAATTTTAAGATTAGCCCAAGCTGGTCGTTTACCGGGAGAATACGGAGCATCATTTTTCTTTAAGACCATACCCTCTTCTCCCCTATTAAGCGCAGCTGCCGTTTCTTCTTGTATATTTTCTGTATAAATATCAGCTAATTCAATAAAATCATAGTCAGAAAGCGTATACTCATTATACAAGTTTTTTAAAATATTATATCTTTCTAGTGCGCCCTTTTCTAAAAGCAACTCACCATTATATTTAATAATATCATGAATATAATAATGAATATACCCTTCTTCTTTCTGGCGCTGTTTAGCTTTTTCAGCCAAACAGCCCATTATACGAGTAACATCTTTAGATTCTCTATTAGGATAATATATTTCGCCCACTATTATCGTTCCTTTTGGAACTCTAAATAAAGCTTGCATTATATGTGGTACATTTGCGCTTTTTTCTGTGGGGATTCCCGTTGTTGTACTTTTATTTCTACTAAATAAATAAGTTTGACCTTCGTCCGTTTTTTCGTATTGATACCAATAACCATCTTTCTTTAACTCAGCAAAGTAATCACCTGAATTAGCTATTTCAGCAAATTTATATTCTTTACCGTCAGGCAATTTCCAAACCTTCATTGCTTCAATACATTCAGCACCGGGTGCGTACTTATCTATTAATTCTCTCGAAAAAGCCATTTATCTTAACCTTTCTCATATATTATACTATAAAAATTTTTTAAAATCAAATTTTACTTACAGTTTTTATTATATCATTTTTTAAAATCTGACTGCCCACGGCTGTTTTACTCATAACGGGAATATCTTGCGCCGATACGCAAATTGAGTTATGATTACCGCAAACCAAGAGCTTATCACTATTTGATACAAGGCAAGCCGCATTAATTTGATTTTTATAACATTTTAAACCTTTTGCTGCTCTCTTCTGCATAGTCAATTCTTTAGCATCAAGTCGTTTCGCCATCCCGTTATTTGTAAATAAAGCTAAGAAATCGCTATTATCTCTTACTGGCAAACCCGCAATTACTTCATCATTCTTATTTAAAGTAATCCCTTTCATACCCGCCGTTTTTCTTCCAGAAGCACCAATCTCAGTTGAATTAAATTTAACTACCTGTCCTAATTTAGTTACTAAAATTAGTGGTTCATCGCTCATTAGTACGACGCTTGCCAGAGAATCTCCGTCGCGTAAATTAATTGCATCTATTCCTGTTTTCTTTTTGGTTTTCATATATTCGCTTAGACCTGTCTTTTTTACCACACCTTGTTTTGTGATAAATGTAATATATTTAGCTTCTGTGTCCCTATAAATCGAATATATTACTGATACTTCTTCTGCTGGCTCTAATGAGATTAAACTGCGCACCGATTGACCCTTAGTAGTATTTGTGCCTGCTGGAATATCATTAACCAAAAGACGATACATCTTACCTTTATTAGTAAATATCATTAGAGAGTCTATTGTATTAGTGCGCAAAACCATTGAAGTTATATCGTCTTGCGTCCTTACACCTTTACCATTGCGCTTTTGGGTACGGAATGAACTGGTCGGAATGCGCTTTATGTTGCCGCTTTCGGTTAAAACAACTACACACTTTTCAGGAACAACATTAGCGACTTCTTTTTCTTCTTTTTTAATTTTAGAAAAAACTATATTTTCTAATTTAGTGCGTCTACTATCTCCATACTTATCTCTTAAATTCTCTATCTTTTGGATTAGTAACTCATATCGATAATTCTGATTATTTAATATTTTTTCACATTTTTTAATTATTTCTTGTTGCTTTTTTAATTCATTTACTAATTCTTGCTTATCAATTCTAGTCAATCGAGATAATTTCATATCAAGAATAGCATTTGCTTGAATTTCATCTATAGACAAGAAATTGATTAATTTATTCCTTGCATCTGCCTTATCATTTGATGATTTAATTAATTCAATTACTTGATTTATAACATCTATAGCTTTAAGCAGCCCCTCTAATATATGACTTCTTGCTTCAGCTTTGATTTTATCATATTTTGCTATTTTTATTATAATATTTTCTTGATGTTCTACATAAGCTTTTATTAAATCTTTCAGTGAACAAAGTTTGGGTGTACCATTTACAATATAATTCATATTATAAGATACAGTAGACTGCAGACTTGTATAAGTAAAAATCATATCAAGAACCGTTTTAATATTCGCTGATTTTTTTACAGTAAAGATTAATTTATTTTGACCAATGCTCGAAACATCATTAAAATCATCTAATACAGTTTCAAATTTATCTATATGTTTATTTATTTCTTCTTTTATTTTATCTCTATAAGTTCTATACGGAATCGTAGTAAAGATAATATCTTGTCCTTCAATTTCATAATCACCTCTTACTTTTAAAGAAACCACAGATTTGCCCGTATCGTAAGCCTCGTAAATATCCCGTTGATTAATTACCGTTCCACCCAAGGGGAAATCCGGTCCTTTTATATCTTCCATTAAATCTTTTGTTGTTACATTACCGCTTGCTTTAATGTATCGTATTATACCATTGCATACTTCGGTAAGATTCATAGGAAGACTCGAGTGTGACAAAGCAATACCGATAGCTTCTCTACCGTTTACAATTGCGTTTGGAAATATAGAAGGAAGTACTACAGGTTCCATATATTCTCCATTATATGTTTCTTTAGTATCTACCACATTCTTTTTATAATCGATAAACATAAGATCTGCATATTGACTAGGTTTACACTCAGTATACCTCGAAGAACTAACCATTCCGTTTGCCTCTTGCGTTCCCAACGAGCCTTGCCCAATTATAAGGGGATACCGCATTAAATACTCCTGTGACATCTTAGTTAAAACGCCATAACAAGCCTGATCTCCGTGATAGTATGCGCTAGCAAGCGTAGAACCTACTACAGCATTACACTTCTTAGTTTTCGATTTACTATTCATACCGAGGAGTTCTTCCATCGTCCATAGAATTTTTCTTTGTGATGAAAGCAAACCGTCTTCAGCCATGGGTATAGCTCGATCTGTCAATACTTCTTCAGAATATATTAAAAAATTTGATTTTGCTTCATCTAATATATCTACATCTGTAATATTCAATACCTTATTCCTCCATTAAGTAAAATTAAAACCTAAATGTTCAGCATTATCATATATATATTGTTTGCGCAAATCCGCACTTGAACCTTGCAAAATATTCAATAGATTAATAGTTGCAGCAACATCGCTGACGGTTATGCGCTTAAAACGCTGTTGCTCAAAACACACTTTATGTAAATCTATCGGATTTAATTCGCCTACGTATTAATCCAGTATTTCTACTGGTACTGACTATTTCTTCTATCATTTTATTGATAGTCTACCGTTTCCACCTATGTACTAATAATAGATGTACTCCCCGACAAAGGGGATAGTCGATACAGGTTTAGAGGACTTCAATCCATTGGGCTACTTCTTGTGTATCTGGTACTTTACCGGCAATTTTATCCATATTTAAATGCCTTGTTAAAGTAGTTGCTCCACAATTTGCCCATTTAGCAGCAACACTAATTGAATTAAAAATTTGTCCAGTATTTATATTTTGTACTTTTCGACCTTTATATTTTACTTCTTTAACTGCAACTGGATTAGAAATATATTTTTGAATTACACCATTATCTCTATTATATTTTTTAGCAATAGCATTAATCGTCATACCATTGTTATAATCTATAACATATTGATTAATTTCTTCTTGCAAAATAGCTCCGTCTAATGAAGATAATCCAACTTGATCTTCAGAATGTTCAACATTTTGTTTATGCCATTTTTATTTTCTGGGGTATAAACATCAGAATGAACGGTTATCCAATTTTCATTGTTCCAAACTTTTTTAAATCCTCGTTCAGTTATTCCAGTATCTTTAAAAATTTCATATACCTTAGAGCGTCCTACGTGCATGCTATATAATTCACGAATCATCCAAACATCTTCCTCGGTTAAAATCGCTTGTGGATGATTTTCTCCTCTTAAGGCTTGACCACCAGGAGTTCTATTATATCCATTTTTATAACTGTCATAATAACTAATCCAATAGATTTCTTGTTCATTCTAATTGTCCTATTGGACATTCCTCAATAATTTCAAAATTAAAATTATCAATACCATATTTTGCTATCGCAATATCTATTCCAGTTCCTCTTTCTGGTCGATATATTGCATCATATCTATGTTGCATTTCTCTTTTTCAATATTATTACTTTGTCCAACATAGATTTTCCCATTTAATTTGTTAGTATATTTATAAATACCAATTGACATATTTACCTCTTTTCCCACGAGATTATCGTGCTTTTATTTAAAATTTGTAAGTTTCATAATAATATAAATTTTATTCACCGAACTTTTTTCCTTAGTTCGCCCAAAAATTTTTAAATAAAAGTTTAGACTACCTCGTTAGCTTTGCTACAGCAAAACCCCCAACAGTTATTGGGAAAAGTAGATAAGGGCTAGACTATCTCTTACCCTTTTGCTCTTAAAACACTCCAACCCGAAGTATTAAAATCACTATACTCTTTTTCTGTCCAAAAATATTTTTCTTCTTTTCCCTTACGGCATATATATAACGGAGTTATTGCTCGATATAATTTGCCTGCTTCCACGAGCGGGCGCATGTAAGTAAAGAAGAACGTAGTAAGTAAAAGAGCAATATCTTCACCGTCTGAATCAGCGTCTGAAGTAATAACGATTTTATCGAATTGACATTTTGAAATATCAAACGTATTACCGAAACCAGCTCCTATTACTTGAATTATATCACTCATCTCTTGGTTAGCAAGAATTTTTTCGACAGAAGTGCGCAAAGGACTAATAATTTTTCCTCTTAACATATAAATGCTATCTCTTTGAGGATCTCTTGCTTCTACAGCTGAGGTAGCCGCACTATTTCCTTCAACCAAGAGCAAGTTTCTAGATTTAGGATCCTTCGCCGCGCAATCTATAAATTTAGTACTTAATTGCATTTTTGCTTTTAAGCCTTTTTCTTTGGGTTTTGTATTTCTTACCGCATCTTTAGCTTTACGCGCATTTTCTTTAGCTTTTCGTGCTAACAAAGCTTTTTCAACTATAACTTTAGCATCTTTTGGATTATTTTTCAACCAATTGGCAAGTTCTTCAGAAACTAATCTTTGAACTGTTCCTCTAGCTTCAGAAGATGATAACACATCTTTAGTCTGACCTGAGAATACTGGGTCAGGCATTATAAAAGATAAAACTAAAGACAGTCCTTCTTTTAATTCATCTCCACCTATGTTTCCGTCTTTATCTTTTAATAGTTTATTTTCTCTCGCATAGCTATTAATTGTTTGCGTGAGTGCTGTGCGGAAACCAGTTAAATGCGTTCCGCCGCTATTAGGAATAGAATTTGTATATAATTTATATGTGTCTGAGTAACTATCATTATATAACATAGCTACTTTTACACCTATCCTGTCTTCTGTTTTTTCAGCATAAAACACTGAAGTAAGTTTTGTTTTATTTTTATTTAAATCTCTTATATAATCTAAAATACCATTTTTCGATTCTATTATCTCCGTTGGTTTATCATTAAATGTAAACTCAAATCTTAAACCGGGAGATAAATATGCTAATTCCTGCAGCTGCTTGCGCAATCTATCATAATCCAACTTTGTTGTTTCTTTAAATATTTCATCATCAGGTATAAATTGAATTATCGTACCAGTTTCTATACCTTTTGGATTATTTTCTACTCCATAATCAATTAATTTACCTTTTGCAAAACGCGCCTTGGCAATTTTTTTATCTCGTGCAACAGTTACATTGAAACGTTTGCTAAGTGCGTTTGTAGCTTTTGCTCCTAAACCATTCATACCACCTGATGTATTATAACCGGTATTACCATTAACATCAAATTTTGCTCCAGTATGCAATTTTGTAAAAACATTAACTAGTGTTTCTGTACCGTCTTTCGCTTTGCCGAATGGAATGCCGCGTCCATTGTCTATTATCGTTACGCAATCATCACTAACAGCAATTTGACAAGTAGTGCAATAACCATTCAAATACTCATCAACAACATTAGAAATTATTTCTAGAGTTATATGATGAATACCATCCAAACCAACTGAGCCTATATAAACACCCGGACGAAGACGTACTGCTTCAATACCTTCAAGTGTTTTTATATCGTTTACTCCGTAATTGTCCATATATTCACTCCTCATTCTTTATTTATATATATAATATCATAAAATATATTAAAAGTCAAAAGGCAATAAAAAAGACGGGGCTAATTTTTAATTAGCCCCTAATATTTTACATTTTCTCTGCTCGTTGAGCAATTCTTGATCTATGCACTTGTTGTAGTTCAACTTCACCATATAGATCAAAACCTCTAAATACTTTTGAAAGTCGTTTCATTCCATTATTATCTCCTTCAAAAGCTGTATCATCCACTTGCGCATCACAGTCACCGTCAATGATAACTATATTATCTTCACCCACTCTTTGCAAAGCGAGTTTCATTAATGAAATATCCATATTTTGCGCTTCGGTAATATATATTCCAGCTCGCATTCCGCTAGTATCATAACCTCTTAAATCACTCAATGGCAAAAGTAAAAGTTTACCTTCGTTAATAAGCTGCTCTATAACCATCATATCACCTAATTTACTAGATAAAAAATTACCAATTTGCGAATCTAAGAGCTTCATATCTCGTATGCCGTCTTCTGCTTGAAAAAAAAAAGAATTTTTTGTTGCAACCGTATTACAAAAAATAATTATTTTATCTATAGAATGTTTCTCCAAGAGGTAGAATAAGTAGCCCAATGAAATTAAAGATTTTCCTGAACCCGGTTTACCTTTAAGCATAGTAATTTTATTATTTAAAAGACTATCAAACGCAAACTGTTGATATATATCATCTTTATAAGGTTTAATATTGCCTAAATAAGTTGACTTAAAATTATCACAACGCAAACCTTGATAACTATTTCCATCCCAGCGCACTTTATCTACAATTTCGCCGTTATGTGTTATAATACCATACTGATTAACTAAAAGACGTAATCTATTAACGGTTGGCTCTTCATAAACTAAAGCGTGTTCTTCTTCATTTAATTCTATACTTATATAACCTTTGTAATCATCCGTTTTCGTGATTACCAATTTAATACTATCTTCTCCAAAAAACAAATTAGCTATCAAAGCTAACAACCTATCGTTTGTATAAAAAACCGTTTCATCTGGGTGTATATATGTATCATAATGAATAGCGGTGGCTAAAATGCGCATATCGTTAGTTTCTATATTATATTGATAGCGTTCACGCACTAAATCTAACATATAGCTCTCAAAAAATATAATTTCATATTTCCCTTGATTTTTATCCAAGAGGTGAATAATTTGTCTTGCTTTTGGATTTTTACTTTTTAACTTATCTAATTCCTCTAGTGTAATCGATGAAATTACTATATTTTCATCATTATTAAATAAGCTGTGGCTTTTTAGAAGTAAAGAACTCGTGTCGTAAAAATTATATGTCGTCATCAAATTCCTCCTCTAATTCTGGATCTGGTACATGAAATCCAATAGGGAATGAAACTTGCTGTTCCGCCTCATGTTGTACTTTTTCAATTTCAACGCCAACATCAGCTAAAATCTTTTGCGCTTTTATCTTTACAACTTCTAACCAAGTGATTCCTGTATCAATCAATTGACTTGCTATTGGATAAATTAAAGCAAATAATATGCCTAATAAAAAATATTGTAACAAAAGAATCTTCTCCTTTCTTAATATTCTTTAAAAAATAAGATAAATAGAATATTAATTCTTGACCTAATAATATCATAAAAAATATGTAAAGTAAAGGAGAAAAGGAAGAAGAAACCTTAATTTTAAGGCTCCTCTCGAAGTTTATGTTTTATATCTTTTATTATTTGCTCCAACCGCACTGGTTTATTATTGTGAGCGTCAAGCTCTACATGATAACAGAAATGATCTTTATCAAAATTAAGAAATTTATCTTTTGTGTGTGTGACCGCATAAATTTATTACTCTTTTATAAAGAGGAAGATTCGAATCATAATTCCAAGTAAGTGTGGGGTAATGCGAAAGATACATTTTATATTTACGCACTATACCGCGCTTATTTACAATAGAAAAATCAATATAATCAGCCCAGCCAAGAAGCTCTACATTAGGCAAATCCCCATATTTTTGCCATCGCGCGTCAGTATCATGATTACCTCTAATTATTTCAAGATTTCCATTAAGTTTTGCTATTTGTTGGATAGTTTCCTCTTGTTTACCAAACGTTAAATCTCCAAGTATATATACTATATCATCGGACTTAATAAGATTATTCCATTTCCATATTATGTCATACATATGGCTTTTGGCTGTTTTATATCCTCTTGATTCATAAAGAATCCTCTTATAATGCATGAAATGAAGATCGCTAGTAAAAAATATCCTACTCATCTTTTAGCAACCACACTGCCTTTCTCATTAATCCAAAATATTGAATAATTATATTTGTTTATTTCTTCTTGACTTGGATAATTTAATTTTTTATACATATCTTTAATTGTCTGTGGCGGAACGTATGCTTTACCTTGCTTACGGGCATTTCTATTAAGACAAGTTTCTAGCGGCACATTAAAATAAACTAAATTTATATCTATATTATCTTTATTTAAATGCTTAAGTAGTTTCTCTCTTGAATTACGAGTTAAAAATGTAGCATCCACAAATATGTCGAAAATATCTTCTTCAGCTACTGCCGCATTAATATTTTCTATGAAAATTTTATATACCTGATCTTCTTTGGAGAAATAGTCTTCGCTATCACCCAATAGCTCAAATCTAATATCATTGCAAGATATTACTGTGCTTCTGCCTTCATCTGTTATATTCATTATATTTCTTATCCATGTTGATTTTCCAGATCCCGGTATCCCACTAGTAATCCATAAATTCTTTTTCATATTAATTCTCCATTGATATATTCGACACTTAATTCTGCTTCTTCTTGGAACTCACCATTTAAAAAAGCTTGTCTAAATTCATATTCTTCAATTTCATTTTTAGTTTCAATACAGTTTATATCTTGTTTGCAGAAAGGGCAGTATAATCTTTTACGATGAAACTTTTCTCTCATGTTTCCATTTTTACGCATGATTGGTACTACCACTTTTCCACATTTAATACAAAAAAAATTATGTGTTATATATCTCGCCATTGCTTAATTCTTCCATTTCTTCTATATCGGGCATATCTGCCTCTGCTTTTATTATTCCTTCTAATCTTTTAAATGAATTATTTTTATACTTAAAGGCAGTAAATGTTGGGCGGTTTACAACACGTACTACAACTCCCTCTCGTATATGAGTTTTGCCTATTGGATCTGAACCGTCACAGAAACTATTAACTATTTCCATTATGTTATTTTCAAAAATTAAAGACGCTCGAGTAAAAAATAGTAATGGGACTGCTTTAACACCTATTTGTTTACATCTATATCTCATAAAATCGGGACTATATTCTAAAACATAGCCATCTTCATTTGTCATAGTCATACGATATACGTAGATTCGCGATTCACCTTTTTCTTCGTTACAACCATAAGAAAAAACAGTGGTTTCACCGTATCTTCTTATAAATTCTTCGTCTTTAAGTTTTTTATTATTTCCAATAGGCATAATAGGCTTGTGCGGTGCTATAAATCCGACTATTTCATAATAAACAGTTTCGCCTTTATGTAGTTTACCTATAAATTTTTTTTCATGTTCATATCTAAATTTATTATTTCCATAATAATCACTATTGTTATCATTAAGTATTGTGCGGCGTGTTCCTGACATATATTCGTATTCATAAATAGGTTTACCGGGTAAACCAAAAATGCGTTCCCATAATGTTCTTTTATATTTTTTTAATTTAGGTAAGTAACCCGTGCGTCCGCTTGTTCCGTGCATTTTAAGCGTTATTTCTAGCTTATCACCGGGGTGGATTTGCGCTAAACTGTAAACGAGTTGTTTCGTATCAACGTGTTCTTTGAAAAGCGGCGCAATGTTGATTTTTCTTTTTGTTTTATTTTTCTTTTTATTATTTATTTTAATTAAATTTTCTTTTTTATAAGGAATATATTTCCTACATATTTCATGTCCATTTAATACAGTTATATAATCTCCTACTGAAAGATTGTTAATTCCTGTATATTGTACCGAACTTAATGGCATATACAAGCCGTCCGAAAGCTCATTACGCAATTTAATAGTAGTTACATTTCGCTTATTAGAATCTAAATAACCGCCATCTTTACGTAATAATTTATTTATTTTACAATATTCTTCTGATAATTGTCCATCTGTTGGAAAATAAATACCTATATCTCCAATTTTTACATTTAAATCAACACAAACATTACTTTCAAAGAAAGTTGCTATTTGTAACTTGTCTGCATTAGGATGTGGTTTCAATTTTTCTACTTTAACAACAAAACCGCTATACATTTATTATCAACCCTTTCTTTATATATATAATAATATAAATTTTTTTAAAAATCAAAATAGTAAATATTTTCTAATTTCGTTGTCTTTTGGAATAGAATCTAAAGGAATTATACCAACATTTTTATAAAATCTACAATTTTCATCAAATGGTATGTCAAGAATAGTTTCAAATTGTTTTATAATATCTTCATCCGTTGCATCGTCCGGCATGTCGATTACAATGGAGTTATTACCTACGAATTGCGCATCAAATTCTAAATATACTTTCAAAATTTTCACAGCCTTTCATTTGACTTTCTTACAAAAATATTATATAATAATTTTAATGAAAAATCAAATCAACCCTTAAAAACTAAATAATAGAAAGGAGTAAGTCATTGGACATTTTACAACAAATACTGTAGATCTGTTTAATTCCGCTCTTGGGTACTTTAACTACTTTGTTGATAGCTTATATTAACACCAAGAGGACTGAATTGAAAAATTCCTCGAATAGTAAGTATCTGGATATGTTAGTTAATATTATTAATGATTGTGTGACAGCTACTAATCAAACTTATGTTGATAGCTTAAAAGAGCAGGGAAAGTTTGACCAAGAGGCGCAACAACTAGCATTTCAGCAAACTTTAAGTGCCGTTTATGATATTCTTTCTGATGATATCATTGATTGTCTTATGGAAAGTGTGGGCGATTTAGATAAATATATATCAGAAAAAATCGAAGCTACAGTTAAAGATAAAAAAATGGAGAAAGTAGATTAATCTACTTTCTCCAAAGTTATGTTACTATAACGTGGATCGTTAATTACCTCTAAGCAAAGTTCCCAACCGGTTTTGCCAGATAAAATCTGTTTAAAAATCGAAGGTGACGCTCCGCTTACGTAAGAAATTGCGCGTTCTGGGTCTACATCCGGTATGTTATTATTTTCTGCGTTTACATTCCAGTAAACTAAAGCCGGTATTTTATAGCCATATTGCTTCCATTTGGTTGCAATATTTTCCATAAGAGTTTGTTTTTGCTCATCAAACATCCCTCTGTTTTTTGCATAGTCATAATTACCAGTAGCCATATCAAATTCCATATCAGAAATGATTATGATATTTTCAGGTATATCAGCTTGCGAACAACGATTTTTCAAAGCCGTAGTTAGCAATAGATCAAATACAGCCTCAATATTTGTGTTATCTATAAGGCATCGTTTTTCTATTCTCTGAACTTTGTCTACAAAATCTATGCCATCTGTGGCTATGAGTTGCGGTCTACTAGCAAAAGAAATATAGTGTCCAGCAAAAGGACCGGAAGCTCGCTCTGCGCAATATATTCCAAGTGAAATTGCTACATCTATAGGTCTAATTGGAGTATTATAACTACAAGTCATAGAGCCTGAAGTGTCTACGACCGCAAGTCCATTAAAACGGCAATCATTATTAAAGTAATCTGTTAAATTATCCCAGTACTTATTTATAACCTCTCTATCAAGGTCATCTTTACAATTAATAGCTTTTTGTACTATTTCGTAAGGATAGAGCGTTGACGCGTTTACTTTAGTAGACTTGTTTTGAATAAATTGCTTATATCTTTCTTTTGTTTTTTGGTTATTCATAAAAGCATTTTTATATTGTATTCCAGCTTTAGAAGGTAATTTGCCAAATTCTATTTCATCCCACTTATTTTGTGACATTAACCTTTCAACTACTTTTATTTTTTCACGCAGTGTTGACAGCATTTTTCTATACTCTTTTGGAGATAAGTTGAAATGTTTGCGCGTAAGGGCGGCAAGCTCTTTCGTCCGAGTGCTTGACGCGTTTTCCGATTTTAACCATTTCCCGCAGAGTGTAAGCGGCATTCCGCCGTTTCTAACTTTTTGCATATCTCTAAAAGCAGTTACTTTTAAAATATCTAAAGCATCGGTTTCAAGAGGAGTGCCTGTTAAACAATATAAATCATCATATCTGCCATAAATTGGAACATACTTCAGAAGTTGACGCGCAACATTGGTATGCGCATTAGCTAACCAAGTCATACATTCTCTAAAGAATCGTCTTTCGCCCGCGCCTCCTCGTGCATCGCGCAAATAGAATAAAAGGCGAGCAGCGTAAAGTGCATTTTCATCATAGGCTTTTTTAAAAAGATAGATTACATCGTCTTTGCTTCTGGAACGATAAGCACCACCAAGAGCAAATAAGTCTAGCGTTGCATTCAAAGTGCTAGAATGTGTCAAAGCACCATTTTCGGTATATGTATAATTAGTATTTTCTTTTAATCCTTGTAATAAATTGTTCATATTTAATTATCTCCTTTTGGTTTTAAATAAAATGGGTATGATGGGAGTCGAACCCACACGCTTTATTAAGCCCCAGATTTTAAGTCTGGTTTGTTTGCCAATTACAACACATACCCGATTTCAAGGCACTTTCAATAAACTATCCAGTGCCTTTATTATGTATATATAATAACAAAAATTTTAAAAAAAATCAAAATTAAATTACTTCTCCGTGCCACGAATTAATATGTCCAATTCGCTTATAATAAAGCCCCGACTTTACCGAATTATAAATTCCTAATGCTCTTTGAGTATTTGGCGGTAAATCAAAAGTTGCAAAATGATTATATTTTCCTGTTGTACCAAAATTACCACAATCTGCTACAACAGCATCTACGGTTCGATTGTGGTATTTTAACCTAACTAAATCCCCATAGTGCCAAACGGAATTTAGTTGCCCCTTGGGAATAGCTACATGACAACCGGGAATATTTAAATAATGAATACTGTTCCAACCAGTTACATTACCTTTATCATCAGCTGAAGTATTACCATATACTGTACAACCGGTATTAATATATCCAGTATCATCGTCATCTTCGGGAGAGGAAAAACCTCCCAAGCCTGAGCCACTTCCTCCAGAGGCTGAACCCACATCCCCGTTGTATCGCCAACCACCATCATAAATATAAAAGTTTAAACTGGAACTGGGTCCGCCCTTGTTTAAACCGAGTTCTCCGCCTCCAGAATACGCAGCATTACCATTCTCATCTACAATCTGTACGTGGTGGGCTATACAGACTTGAATATCACCAGGCAACCATGGTCCATCGCCATCAAACCAAGTGAAGCCTAGGTTAGGTGGGTCTGACCAGTCTGAACCCATGCTAAATGAGGAGTACGTTCCCCCACAAGCAGTGTTCGCTCCTTTTCCACAAGCTATGCTATACAAGGTTATTGCTGCGCTAACGCATCCAGAGCAATCTAATCTAGCATAGACTTCTCCTCCGCCAGCACGCATTGTAGTGTAGAGTTGAGAGCCTGGATGTTCATAATATATCCAGCCATTGGGTGAAGGGGCATCAGCTTTAAGATTTCTCCACATTTCATCAACTATCTCTAGCCATTTTCCACCTTCATAAATATTACAAATATCACACTGATATGGATGATACATTAGTTTTCTTGCTTTTTCATAAAGCCCGTTTTCATTATATAAATCAGCTTTGATCAAGCTTTTGTCTGTCTGATCCGATTGCCCCGAAATAACTAATACGGTCTTTTGACCGGGCCACCCTGCAACGGGACCGGCTTCCGTAGCATTATTACTTATTGTATTTCCATTCTCGTCTTTTAATGCTTCTCCGTTAGGGTCTCTGCTTATTGGGTCATAGAACTTTATTAATGGTTCTAGTAAGTTATTATAGTGTTTTGCGTAAATAACATCGTTACTCGCAGCCCTAGCTTCTTCCAGTGAAGTAGAAGTAGTTGGTGAGGTTGGGGTATTATCTATTGTAATTTTCCCACCAGAGTTTTGATCCCAATCAGAAAAGATATTGTTGTCTTGCGGGTTATATTTTCCTTGTGAATAAGTGTTTTTAATAAACTCAATTAAGTCATTTTGTGATTTAGCCGATAAAGTTGAGGTAGTTTGTATAGTAGACTCTTTAGAAACTTGTGATTGAGTATAGGACTTAATATTTTTCCAATTTAACCAATCACCCTTTTCCTCGGTATTGCCATCCGGACCGTGAATAGCGAGCTAATGACCTTGCATGCAGAAACTTTGGCAGCCCGCGCACTTATTATTTTCTTCAGCCATTGTTCTCTCCTCCCACTATATATTGATTATGCAAATTATCATAAACACTACCATCAGCCATTGTAGTATATAATTTGTGCGCCTCTCCGCATTCGTCTATATAAGTATTCTCATCCATTATTACCCTAATATCATTCTCTCTCTTTTCTTCCTCTTGGGTCAAACCGCTACTAGCAATATAGTTTTCAATGTTAGCACTGTAAGTTGGAGTACTACCTTGACAACCGTTTTTCCAAAAGGTAATTAACTTTTCAAGGGTAGTTAAATTATTATATTTTTCTTCTCCATCAGTTGGCTGATTAGAAATGAAATATTTTAAAACCGGCAAATCATCAATGGAGATATTATTAATGTAATTTGTAAACTCAGACGAAAAATCAGTAGAAGCTTGAAATTGGGTAATGTAATTATCTATTTCAGCATTTAAGTCTTCTATCAGCACTGTCCATTCTTTAGTTTTGCAATATAAATACAAAAAGACTGGTAAAAAAGAGCATTTATTATTATCCATGATATAATTTATACTATTAGTTAATGTTTCTAATGTGTATTGTAAATCAGGAATAATTGTATTTTGAAAAAGTAAGTAATTACTTACATAAATACGATAATTTAAAAAATTGCTAACTCTATTTGTATAAATATTTTTAACATCTATTAATTCTAAATTACTGAAATTCCAGTCGGGATCAGCATACTCCGTCCCCTAGATAATATAGCTCAATGTTCATCATCCTTTCCAAATATTGATATAATGCAACGCTTTTCGTTGATTTTAGTATCCCTAACGCAAGGTTATACAAAGTTTCATACCAAAAGCACATAGTGTTTGATTGTACAAAAAAATTGTTAATTGCGGCTGAAGGACATCTAACTTCTAAACATTTACTTTTATAATTACACTTTGCGCAACGCTCAGGATACTCGCAAGTAATTTTACTTAAAGTACGATATTCTTCTAGAAGTGCTTTGTGTTTATTTTGGTCGATACCATTTTTTAAATCACCTAACAAAAATTTGTTATTTTGTCCTATCTGTTCTTGACAACCATATATTAATCCTAAGGGACTAATAGCTATAGAGGTTGTACCAAGTCCGCATCTATTTATATCTCTTGTTATAAGAGTATTATCCTCGTAAGTTCCTAAGGCTTGTATAAAAGCTCTATCTATGATTGAGCTTCTAATTGGTACAACACCAAGCAATAGACTTCCAATAAAATAAGTAAAAATTTTTTGTAATTCCTGTTCTAATGTTACTAACCCCTCTTTAGAAAAATTATGTCTTGTATCAGGAATACAAAAAAAATTATTAAAGCCCATTTTTTCTGCGTACAACACATTATCAAATAAATATTGCGCAGTTGGCTCGTATATAGTCATGCGGAAGGTCGTACTGGGAAAATTTTCCAACAGGCAAAAAATTTGCGATTCAACTATATCAAAGCTTTCTTGCGTGTTCAAGGCGGGTCGATTGAAGTTCTATGTATAACGGTCTCCGTCCATAGATAACAAGGGCGTTATGTGGTGCTCGCGCATAAATTCAATTCGCTCTTGGTTTAGTAAAGTACCATTTGTAGTTATCCCCATTTCAATCTTATTGGGATATTTTTCTTCAATGTATTTAATTAAAGGTATAATAATATCATCCCAGCATAACATAGGTTCTCCGCCAAAAAAATTCAAAGAGGGAGAGATAATTTTTCCTTCTATTTCTTCTTTTCTTTCGGTATTGTTTATTAGAAAATCTACAGATTGTTTTGCTATATCTAAAGTCATGTAATGTGTATTTTTATTTATTACACAATATTTACAGCGTAAATTACAATCATCTGTTACGCATAAAACCATATTAGTTGGTAAGCCGTATTCTTCTTTGTATTGTTTTATAGTCAGCATAGTTATTTACTCCGTTTATACTATATTTTCTTTGTTTGCTTTATACATTGCTAGCATATCTTGAGCCTTTTTTAAAGCGTGTTCTTTATCTTTAGCCATAACCCAAATACAATCTTCATTTAATATCAAGTCGTAATCGACATATTCCTGAAAATACACGGAATTATCGTTTGGATCGTATTCAAAACCATACACGGTATCTTCGTTATTTTTACCGTCCTCGTATATTTCTATATTAGCTCGGCTATATTTTCCATCATATATATCTCGTAATTTTAGAGCTTCTTCATAGTTTGTAGTTACTGCGCAAATATGATAATCAGAAAAAATTCCTTTGGTTATTATATAAATTCTCATTTTAATATTCTCCTTTAATACTTCGCAAATGTCTATAAACTTTAAAATTAAAACATTTTTATTATTCTTTTTTAATTTTATCATATCATAAAAAATTTATAAAGTCAAAAAAAAGAAAGAGGTTAGTTAAAAACTAACCTCTTTCTTATCCCAACAGATGTAATCTATCTAAAACCACAGATAACTGCGCTCGAGTGACTGGATCGTCTGGTTTAAATGTTCCGTCTGAAAATCCGGTCATAACTTCTTTTTCGGCTGCCTTTTGAATAGAAGGTTCAGCCCAATGTCCTTGTGTGTCTGTAAACTGAATCATTTTTAAAATAACCTCCATTATTTCATCAACTATGCACCATGCTTCTGTTATTGGATAAGCAAATGGAATATAACAAAAGCCGTTATTTCCATATTGTTTTCCCCAGGAATTAAGAACTATCCAATAATCATCGTCTGTCCAACCAACTATTGTCATCATGTGACCGCCATAATTAGTTAAGTCTTTTACTGGATAAATTATGTATCCTTTAGCGTCAGGAGTATATAAAGTACTAAAGATAGGAAAAGATGCTGTAACACCGCCAAGAGTGTAGATACCTCTTTTAATTTCTTCCGCTCCAGAAGCAAAGTAATAGGAGGAAACACGATAAGGATGTGCTTCTTCATCGTATTTACTTTTATTCGTTTCGTACTTAGCGCGAGCGGTCGTAACATCATAGTAACCGGGAAACGTGTCATAATAGCACGTGCCATTCTCTTTGAGTTGCGCAAGAGCTTGACGAGGTATCATACCTTCGCCCGAATAATCAGAGCTTTTTCTGTTACCGTAAAGATAACTCGGTGAAAAGATTCGTCTATTTTCACTTTGCTCGTATTCTGTTAGCCAGCGCAAATAAGAAAGTGAACACGCTACGCATTCCTAACTTGTCCCCTAGTCAAAAATTGGAATATCTTTGACTAGGGGGTTAATATAGCTAGATGGAAGAGGCTACTAAGCTGCTCCCGCAATCAAATTTTTAAGTTTGTAATCTCTTTCATCTTTTGGTGATATTAAAGCTCCTGACTTATATTTATTAAAATTAATCATTTTATTAATCCATCCTTAAAACTTTTGTATTAAAATTAAATAGTATTGCTGTTGTATTCCACTATTTGTTACACTCATTGGTAATCCTAAATACGTAGATGCCGCTGGAAGATTAGTAATTAGAGTACCATCTAAATTATAAAAATCGTTAATACCAAAAATATTTATTGTCGCTCCATTATTTATTGAATATGGCGTAGAAAAAATAATAGCTGGGGTTATTTCGTAATCATAATCAAATCCCGAATTTAATTCAAGATTGGAAGTTAAAGTACCCAAATTTTGAATTGGAAAACCAATTTGAGTAATTCCGGAAGAATTAGTGTTACAAAACAAATTTCCATATTGTGGGTCTATAGCTAGTTCTCCTTTAGTTAAAGCTCCCTTTTTAGGTACTCCATTAACTCTTTTAATTAATATTGTTGCCATTTACATTACCTCCCTGTAATACTTCCACCATCAATTATTTGTTCACTTAAATCTATATTTTGTCCTGTAACAGCTTTTATTGTTGCTTCCATTAAAATTTCAGCATCAGTAGATGCTGTAGTTACTTTATCTACTTTTGTTGACAATTTACTGGTAATACCAGTTTGATTTAATAAAATTCCATTCATATAGTTTTCTCCTTCCCGTTATTGCATTTATTTAATTAATTCCTCTTTTTAACTAGTTAAATTGCTTTCGGGTGTCACAAATTCAATCCAACCGCATATATAAGTCGCTCCCGCGTTTTGCACATAGTCAGCCGTAATTTGCGAAGTGTCCACGTCGCACCCGGTGTTAGAAACCGGTGTAAGATTTATATCGTCTATCACACATGGAGTGTCTCCCGATATAATCGTTGCCCCCCACTTCAGATAAAGACAATATTCCGAGGTATTAGAGATTGTTTTGCAATAATTGCATAAATCAATCTCGTCACTGCTCGCTAGTGAATTTTTGTCATCATCTGTAAGCGTATATTTAAATGCCACCCTCCAAATCGGTGTGCCGTCCGTCCATGAACCGATTTTTTGCGGTGTTGTGGAATATGTTTTCAAGCTGTCGGTCAACTGAGGAAGACCTATCGAGCCGGCGTGAACGGTTCTTGCAACGTTGGCAGTGTTACTATAGTCGGCAGTGTTACTGCTCATTGCAATACTGTTTGCCAAAACAAAGGTGTCGTTTGTGTAAATTAGATGAAAACACCCGTAAGAAATACTGTTGTAGCTTTCAAACCCGTCCACACCGTCAAATGTAACCGTTCTGGCACCGAGATCGTTAATATTAAGAGTTATAGCTGTTTCTGCTTTTAAGTGATTCCCGTAATCGAAATAAATATAGAAGTCCATTCCTTCTTTTAAAGCCGTAACTCCGTCAATCGTAACCTCTTTTGCGTCGTTCTCCGTAGAGGATGTACAAATCCCGTAAAAACTTGTTTTATTGCCGTTTATCGCCGCTGTTATAACCTTATTTTGTACTGGATTTTCTGAGTTCTCTGACAACACCGTGTCAATTCCTGTCTTGGTTACACAGTTCGCTTTTGTTTTTATTGTAGTCGTAGTGTCTGTATTATAACCTACCTCTACATAATCTACAAAAGTATAAACCCCCGTAGGTGTAGAATGATTGCCATAGGAACCATCCGTAGAACTGCTCCATTGAATATCGTAATCCTCTGGATACATCCCATTAAAATAAAGCCATATACGAGCGCCAAAATCGCTTTCTACTTCGTATGTATCTGTAGTAACTGTAAATTCTTCACCTGTTGCCCACGTTCCTTTTATTATATATTTAGAAAAACCATAAGTTGATTCATCACCTGCCGCATTTGTGCTTGTGTTAGTACAAGTCACTGCGAGAGTGCAACTGTTGTTTGCTATTTGCAATTTTAACTTGCTTATTTCTTGAGATATAGCTTTATTTCGCACGGGATTTTCAGACGTGCTATCTAATGTATTGTCTATTTTTATTATCTTAGCTCCACTCGACCAATCAGAAAAACTGGAGGCATCACTCGCTTTCTTTCGTTGATACGTGAAACCGTTTGAATCTATTTTTGTTTGAATAACTGTATAATTTGATGCGTCTGCATCCTGTTCTTTTTGAACAAATACAGGAATATAGCCCTAATCTTGCTAGAGCATATAAAAACCGCATTCTTTCTACTTTAATTCACTATCAGTGATATAAATACTATCTTTTATTTCACCAATAACCTCTATTTGCCCGTCTATGGTTTCGGTCGGTTGCGTAATCATTTTACATAAATAATTATATCCATAAATTAATTTGCTGTTTAAAACATAACCCGTAGTAACATCTGTCGCTATAGTATTTTTAATTAAATATTCATCTATGTCACTAAGATCGTTTTTTAAAATAAAATATGTATCATTAGCACTCGGAATATAGTTGTTTGTATTATTAAGCTTACTTAGACTATATTCGGCAATCTTTATATTATCTGAGCCTATTGGATAATCAATCCCATCAACGCAAGCATATAAATCTAAGCCACCCGTATTATTTTTAATACCGTAAAATATATTATCAAAACTATCAGGGGTGTCTATTATACTTATATTATCTATATAAGCTATTACACCACCAGCCCAAGTGTATATTTCGATTCCAGTTAAATCAGCAGGATTAACATCATCTAAAAAAGCAACTGTATCCTTCTACAAAACTTCAGTTCGATTGAAATAATCATAAATTGCATAAGTAACTTGTTTAGTTTTGAAATTACATTCTGTTTCAATATGTTTCCAACCTTCACTTTCTACCTATGTAGCATTTTGCTAAACAGCTAAATAGCCACTACTATCAATACAACCAATAGTAAATACAATTCCTGTTGTATCATAAGTAGTGCCCGTTGATTCACCTGGTCTTTTGTTTAAATTTGCAATACTGAATTGAGTCCTAGAACCAAAATAAATATCAAAATTTGTTTTTAATATTTGAGTATCGCTAGCTAAATTTAAACAAGAAGAATAAGCTTGTCTATAAGTATTCGAGTTACCGCTTTGGTTAATTTTTTGACAATAACTATCTATAATATTGTTATATTCTACCGTGCAAGACGTTCTATATCCAGTAACAAAAAGTGATTGTTGGTCGGTAAAATCATAAACTGCACTAGGAAGTTTATCTACAATTTTTAAAGATAATACATTATTCTAATTTAATATCTCCCAGCTAGACCAAGAGCTAGAAGAATAAGTTCTTATATAGGCGGCATTTGAATTTGTGGCATAACAAATCTAAACTACTTCATTTTCTATTGTTCCCACGATTAAACAACCCTCTGTTATTTTCCCCGGATAATTAGTACAATCACTATAACCGTACATTCCAATGGTTTTAACATTATCAAGGTCTTTTCCAGAAAGTATTGCAGTAGTTACCAATGAACCGTCTGACAGGATTTGATTAACTATTGTATCAATTGTCGTTTGAGATAATGTAATTGTCTGCGGCGGGTTTACTATAACTGCCAATTTTATTTTCCTCCTTAATAATTTAATGTTCTATATAATATCGCTAAGAAATTTTCAGTCCAAGAGGCTGAAGTAGCAGTAATGCTTTACCACATAAACTATTAAGATGTGCGCCCGCCCTCAGAATCCACTTTTCGACCTAGCATAATATAGGGATCTCCAGATGATAAATCTTTTATTTTAGTGCGGCATTTGATTTTTAACTTGTTTCTCGCATTGGCAATCATTGCATCATGCGAATATTCGCTAATTTTAATTGCGGCAATAAAACTTGAAACCCCTAAAGCTTTAGCGACATTTTCTTTTGTTTTATTATATATTTCTTTCTTCATATAAACATCAAACTCCTGTTATATCACAAAAGTAGATTTGCGTATTGTGCAATACGTGGCATTTGTTAATATTTTAATGCTTTATAGAGAATAGCTAACAAATTACCCTTGGCAATTTCACCTTCAAAATCTGTCCATGCGTCAGGTGTCGTAACAATGCCCTTATCGCATAAACTATCCAAATGATTGCGTCCCCAGTGGTCGGTTGTTCTGCCCTGATATTGTGCCAACATTCCGCTTGTAATTTTGTCGATTAAAGCGAGAACCAAGGCTTTTGAAATCGAGCTGTCAAGCGTGGGTATCCACTGCTCTTTGTCTGTGATTACTCCTTTGCCGCAAAGACTTATTACATGAGGCTGCGCCCAATGTATCGCGGAATTAGCTTCATCACTTGCCCAAGTTCCACCCGTAGATTTGTCTATAAGAGCAATCGCTTGCGCTTTAGTAACTGGCGCATTGTAATCGCCCCAAATTTCTGTATTAGCAATTAATCCTTTATTTATAAAATATTCTAAATAAGTATCGTAGATATTTATGGATTTTTCTTCTTCCTAAGCAATACTCCACTTAGGTCTTCCGTAACCCAATATGCGGCTGTAGCCGAGTGTGTATGATTTCTGCGCAACCGCCCCACCGTTTGCAACTACTCCAGCTGTAGACGATGTATTTCCCTCAACTGTATAAACTTTGCCGTTCGCAACTTTTATAACTATTCCCGTATGTGTTGATTCCGCGCCTTTATAAAAGAAAATTACATCTCCAGGTTCGGGTGAAGTATGCCAAGCGCCATTATTTTTAAAGTGCTGTACTCCATAAGGGCAATACGCATAATGCCCGTAAAGCATTTTTTCCGCTTTGTCTGCACCAAACACATATGCAAAACAGCACGACACAAACATTGCGCACCAAGGTTGTCCCTGATAAACATTCACGCTCTCTCCGAAAAAACTACAATAATCTCTTGCAAATCTTGTATAATTCGCACTTCCAGCGTTAGCTGTAAAATCATCAAGATAGCTATTGGAACGTTTTTCCAAATAGCCCGTCCATGATTTTGCATTGTTTAACAAATCATTGATAACACTCATTTATATCCTCCTTTCTTATTGTTGTAGTACTAAGATTGTATCTAATTAATTAAATATCGTTCTATTTTGTGTATACTGTTGTTGCGCCTTTAATGCCCGTTGCTCTTATACTTGAAAGACCAGTCTTATTATGTATATCATTTTCAGGTACTTCGAGATTTGAATTAGACAAAGTAAATTTACTTAATTCTGAATTTGTAAAATCCTTTTTTGAATTACGTTTCTCTGCTCTTATTCGTTTTCCAGCTCTTATAATAGCTTCTTCGCTTACACAAATCATTTTCTTAATTATATCCTTTCTAAAAATCGCCTTTGGTAGCTTTATTATATCAAAAAAATTTTTACTTGTCAAGTTAGCCCTCTTCATATCTATCTTCTACCGGCAATGGTTCACGGCTTATTTTTGTTACATTTTCTGCTTTAGCTTTATTACTATAAAAAGCAATTGCGATTCCGACCGGTGCGCCGATGTAGCTGAACAGTCCGCATAAAGCGGTAGGTATATATGTAATACTTGCCTCTTGGAGCAATTGAATGATTACATATATACCAAAAAACAAGCCTATGAAGTAAGTTAGCATAACAAGACTGAGTATTATTTTTGAAAACTCAATTTTGTGTCGCACGTTACTTAACTCCTTTATTTATAACTTTTTTAATAGTGTGACCTTTTGGATTTTATTTTTTCACATTTTTAGACTATCCTCATATGTTGGTATACCTAATTCCCATAAGGTATAATCGCTTATATATTTAGCGTTACATTTATTATCATCCATCACTTCTGCTGTATCGCGCGTAAGTGTATGTATCAATCCCATATTTGATTTAATATTATCGTCTATTCCTATGCCTATCATTCGCTTTTCGTCCCCGTAATCTCCTTTGCTTCTTCTTCAGTAATCCATCCCTTAGAAACCGCGTTATTTACCATTTCCGCGTTCCAAAAGCCTTTATCATAGTACCGCTTTACTTTTTCGTATTTCGCACTCATTCCGCCGCCTCCTCTTCTGCGTTATCCTCCGTGGGAATCTCAACATCCGCCATCATTGCCACATAGTCAAGCGTGGCGGATATTTTCTCTGTTTCCGCCACGTTATTGTCTACTGCGGTTTGTACAATTCCGTTTATGCCCTTTAATCGTTTCATTCCGTTGCCTCCGTCCATAAATTTTTATAAAACCTGTCCATATGCCTTACAACCTTCCAACTGTTGCCCTTTGCGGCATGATTTTTCCATGCCCTGTACATTTCATCCGCTTTATCCTTCGTCATTTCATCGCATTTAACCTTTCTCACGATGCGCCGAAGCTTTCGTTTTTCATCTTGAACCTTTTTCTTGTCGATAAGCATAAGAACCTTGCCTGTGTCCGTAACTCTAAATTTAAAGCCGAGAAACTTTATGCTCTGTTTTATCGGGTATATCCTCGTTTTTCTCTCGTGTAATTTAAATCCTCTCTCGCTCAGCCATTGTTCAATTATATTACGGCAATACTTCAAGTAATCTTTATCCTCATGAAATAATACAAAATCATCCATGTATCTGACATAGTATTTAATATGTAATTTCTCTTTTATAATATGGTCAAGCTTATCGGGGACGGAAATCCCCACAATCTGTACCATCTGGCTTCCCGGATTAAATCCCGTGTCTCCGGCATATTGTCCGTCCAAAACCTCCGCCGCGCGTTCATACACGCACGGTCTTAACTTTTCCCGAAACGTATCTTTTGCCGTATCATGCGGCATATTAGGATAATAACCTTTTATATCAAATTGTGCTACGTAAAATTTTAATCCATGCTTAAAATACATCTTGCGCAAAAATTCCTTAAGCCTGTTTCGCGCGAGGTCTGTGCCTTTCCCTTTTTGGCAAGCCATATTATCATAAATAAACGATTTGCACATAGTTGGATAGATTTCGTTATCATTTAAACTCCTCTGATATACCCTATCCCTGAATGCAATGCTCAAACATTCTCGCTTTTTCGGATGCGTAATCGTAAATTTGTGCGGCTCTCTTGCCTTATATGTGCCGTCCTTAAGCTGCTTTTCAAGTTTTAATGTTTCCTCAACGGCATTTAAATGATAATGTGCCGCTGATTGTTTCCATAAAACCCCGCATTTGCATTTATCTTCGGATTCATACAAAGCTTCAAATCCTATAATATTTTCTGTATCATTATTATTCAATAGTTATCTCCTTATGTAAAGTATCTCAGGCGCGTATAGCGAAATACCGTCATTGCGCACGGTTTCCGCGTCACCATCGTATATTTAGCCGTTATTGCCAACGGTCAGGGTCGCAGACTCCTTGCTTATATTTTCTGGTGCGCCGCCTCTATAAGACGGTTTCATGCCCCGTTAAATTTGCAATCCGGGCGTGCGCGCCACGCATTCGTCGCGTTGTTGTTGTTGATGTTGCCGGTGGCGTTGATGTTCCACGTATTGTACGCGTTGCCGCGATTAGCGGAGCGCAAGCGCACATTGCACGATGTTAGTCTGTAACCCAAATATTATGTTATGTTATTTTACTGTATCTCTTTCGGTCAGCCTCATGCCACGCTTTTAAGGCATCCCGAGTTTTTATAATTTTTTCACCCCAGAATTTCAGTCGTTTGGTTTTGAAATGAAAAACCTTTTGCGCAAGCTGAATCTGCGGAAGCATTCTGTTGCATTTCCTTATTGCCCTTCTTTGAAGCTCACGGCGCGTTATCCAGTCGCCCGCTGTCGTGACGTATACGTTGTTCGCCTCGAACGCGTCATAGAATACACTTTGCGCCGCTTCGATAATGGGTGCAGTCACGCAGTCAAAATATTCATCCTTGAATACTTTTTTATTGCGCGTGATTTTTAATGTGTATACTGCTAATTCCTGAGCCGTAAGCAAAAAGTGCAATTTCGGCTTTGCCCGCTCTCCTTCTGGTACCGCCATATAATATATACCTCACTTTCGTTTGTAATTCCCATCCCCCGCATCCGTGGGTGCGGGGGATTAATAGATGTAAAAGATTCACACAAAGCAAGCCGGGCGTGCGCGCCACGCATACGTCGCGCTGGAGCTGTAGATGCCGCCGGTGGCGACGATGCCCCACGTAATGCACGCGTAGCCGCGATAAGCGGAGCGCAAGCGCACATAGCACGATGATGTCTTTGCGTTCAGAGCGTAGCTCTTAAGTTCTGCGTATGTTTGCCACTGCGCATATTTGCCTGTTCTGCCGTTTGCGGCGGCAAGCTGCTTATAGAAATCCCATGCTTCGCCCTCTATACCCGAAATCTGCGGGGTTATGTACATCTGTTCGAGCGAGGGCAAAAATACCTTGTCGTACATTACGTCTGTCACACCGCTGTCGGTAACGGTATTTGTCGAATGTTGTACCTTTATCGGTTTCATTGCCGCAATGAAATCCTCGGAATATCCTGCCAAAAATCCCGCGTATGTGTTAAGCTGCGATGGCGCTCTGTCCCATTTGTTCTGCTTTGTCCACCATTCGCCGACTTCTGCGGAGCTGTTGAGCCACTGACGCAACGCGCTGTACTTGTATCTGTTGTAGCCCAAGAACATACGCTGATAATGATTGACATCGCCCGTGCCGTCCGTTGCGCCGAGGTATGTGCCTGTTGCCGTGTCCTCTGTGACCTCGGTTAATGCAACGGTTTCAGTTGCCGTAAATGTGGTAGGGGACGCGAACACCTGTATATTTGTTCCCGCAAAATCCGAGGTATCCTGATTGCCGACAAGATAAAGCTGTTCACCCTCGGTTAAGTCGTTTTCAAGTGTAAAGCTGTAATATTTGCCGTTGCACGCGTAAGCCTTCCATGAGCTTGCTGTGCATACAAGCTTGAAATAATACGTACCCGCGCTCATTCCGCCCTCAGGCACATCGTACATTGCCTCACGCGCGTCAAACGGCATATCAAACGGCGTACAATATGCCCATTGTAAGAACATTCCTTTTGTATCCGCCGTAACTACCGCGCCGTCGGTATCCGTGCCTGTCTGCATGGTTTCGCTGTTTGAAAAATGCACCACATTCATAGGCACGTCCGTGTATGCGGTAGTTCCGGACGAACGCACATCCGACCAATCCTCGGCGAGTTGGTCGCCAATGGAGAATGCTTTTGAGGCTTCTCCCGCGTCTGTAAGTTTTGAAATTGCTGCCCAAGAATTAAGCACACCGATTGATGCTGCCAAAGCATTTACGCTAGTTGTTAAATCATTAATCTTTGCAGTTATTACTTGATTTTCTACTGGATTAGATGATTCATCCAAAAGCTCGGAATCTACGATAGTTTTATTTGCGCCTTCCTCTATGCCATCAAGCTTTATCTTTTCCGCTGTGGTGTAACTTGCTGTCGTAGCGTCAAGGACGCTCTTGTTGCTGTGCGTGTGCGCCGATGCCGCAACCTCGTTTATCGCTCCCACAAGGGTTGCTGTTTCCGTTGTCGTAAGACTTGACATTGTTCCAATATCATGCGCTGCTTCACCCGCGTATGTTACGGCATTGTTCCATGAATTAACATCATCCATGGTAATACCTTTCGATTCGTCTCCGTAGATTACTGTGAACTCTGTCGCTTCAATACTTCCGGGGAAAGACATTCCGGTTGCTGTCCCGCCGATTGCGTCCAGAACCGTCTTGTTGTCGTGCGTGTGCGCCTTATCGTATGCGATTTTGCCGTAATCGCCCCTGAATGCTGTTGAGGATGTTTCACCTAAAGCAAGCGATTCCGAAATTTCTACAAGTGTAGAACCCGACCATCTATATGTTTTGTTGGTATCAAGGTCAACATATATCTTTCCTGTTTCACCATCTATTTCTGTTGTATGTGCGCTGTCACTATATATTTTATCATTTGAAATATATCCTTCTACAACATCATCCACGTAAGATGGTAATTGTGACGAGGGGACTTTGCCAGCAGCATCAAGTTCTGCTATACCGTTAGCTGTACCTTTATCACTGGCGGGAACAGCTTCAACGTCTAAATAAGTCAATGTTATATCTTGGTCAAGAGTATAATCGTTTATTTTGCGACTTTTTTCAACAAGCGTTTCTAAGTCCATAGCTTGCTTAGTTGCAAGCGTTTCAATTTCAGATGCGTTATCATTAACTTGTTCCTGCAAATTACTTATATTATTGTCAACTGCTTCTGTAACTCCAACCCATTTGGAATTTTGTAATACGTATAATAACTGTGTGTCTTTAGCATAAACTATCATACCCTCATACGCACCATTTTCATCTATAAGCGCAGTTAAATCATCAGTTGTATCAACTACTGCTCTTACATCCAACGGGGTTTTAGCCTAAAGTTTAAATCCAGAAGCAACGTTAATTCCTGTCATATTGTCAAATATTGCCATAATTTTCACCATCCTTCCATATCAATGAGCGAATTTCATGTTAAACGCCGTAACGGTTGTCGCGTCCGAAACGTACACATAGTAATTCTGCGCCGTGCCGTCAAGTCCGGTAATTGAAACGGTAGACTGTGTAAACGTATCTGTGACATTGAATCCGTTCGGGTCTGTAATGGTCTTGATAACTCCGTTCGAAGCGGGTGTCGCAAATACCATCTTTTGGTTTGAAGCCGTGTAAGAGATGGTCTTTGTTCCCTTCGATTCAATCTTCTTGGTCAAAGCTTTAACCGCCGCCGCGTCTGCCGTGGCGTCCGCCGCAATGACACCGTAATAATACGGATAAACAAACGTAAATGTTCCGGTGTTCGCGCTTGTCACCTTGCCGTCCGAATCTGTAACCTTTGCCGTGAAGTTTTGGTTTGCCGAAACGGAGGTGGAAACGGTAAAAGTAAACGTTGCCGAGCCGTTTGAGTTAAGCGTTGACAAATCCGTGCCGGACTTAGATCCCAAAGAGGTAGAGCCGCTGAAAATCTCCACCTTTGTAATGGACGCGCTTTTCTTTGTGACGGAAACGGAAATCGAAGTAACCGTTTGAGCGTTGCCCTTTTCGTAAGTGCCGCCGTTTGCGGGTGAAACAACCTTTGCCGTCACCACAGGCGCAACCCACGGATACAGAATTTTTGTCAGCATTTCCGTAACGGGAACATCGGTAAAGGTAGCCCCTGCCGCAATACCGCCGTGCGCGCTGACAACGGGTGTCGAGTTTGTGTACTACGTAGCATTCTCTATTTCTGTTTTTATTTTTTCTATCGCTCGTTTTAAATTTCCAAGAGTCAAAAGTTTATATGCCAATTTATATCATCTCCTTTATTAACCAAATACTTCTGTAAGCATTTCATCAACCTCAGTTTCTGTAGCTACAGAATCTTCACTTATTTTCGCGCTCATCTAATGATTACTATCAAGCGATAATAAAACATCAGCATCTTCTTCATTATACACGGTAACGTATTCAATTAATGAACCTACATTGATATACACCGGAGTTGCATTTGTATCATTTAGTACTAAACGTAAATAAGTACCAGCCGCAAGTCCTTCAACTTCACCAGCTTCTAATTCAACAACCGAACCCTCCTATAACATCATGTCTTTTGGAATATTTATAATTCCAATGGTATTATTACCCTGTTTAAGCGTATAATCTAACGAACCATCCTCATGTTCTAATTCTATGGCGCTATTGGCTTCAAGACTACTTAAATCTACTGTGATACTTGGAACATCTGTTGAACTAAACGTTAATACCAAGTTATTATTTTCATCTATATAACCACTTGCTATATGAACATTGGAACCTCCTACTGAAATCATTTGCCAAGACTTATTACCATCTAACATATATGTTTCTGAAGTAGAAATAACAAATGCGGTGCTACCTGTTTCGCAATTGGTAGGTAAAGTATCTACATCCGCTCTACGATCTACAACATATTGTTTAACGTTATATAAAGTCTAACTGGCAAAATTAGTTAAATTCATCATTTTGTCAAAACTCCTTTTCATCAAAATAATTCTCTACTAATTTTAAAATCTTGTTTATGTAAACTATCAAATATTGCCCAAAAATTAGTTAAACCCATTTTTGTTTTGGGGTTGCGGTCTTGCCGAGCGCAAACGCTCGGGGCAGAAAATAACAAAAATAGGGAGAACAAATAGTTTTGTTCTCCCTAGAAATCTCGCAACGGGGGACCAGAGGTTCGAACTCTGACGATGAGGGTTAGAGCCTCATGTGCTACCAATTACACCAATCCCCTGCAGGAACAAGGCGCGATGGCTCTGACACTAAACGGTTTGTAGCGTACCGGTTGGTACCCGTTAAAAGACTTCTGTTAAATCTTCTTGCATATAACTTAAAAATATTTTGCTGATTTCGCGCCTTTATAAAATTATATCACATATTTATTAATACTTGAATAAATATCATCTTCACACTCACACCAAATTTCTGACCATTCAAGCGAATATAACATACCCATAATAGATCTACCGCTCACGCAATGACCGCTTCCATCTTTAATCATAATGGGCTTTTGGATTGAATTTGCAATATCTACAAAGTTCTGAATATCACTTATTGTATCGAGTCTTATTTTTGCTTTCATATTTTTTATCCTTTCTATACTAATATTATAACAAAAAAATTTTTTAAAGTCAAGGAAGTTTTCGGAGTTTTCTTAAAATTTTTCTCATAACCCCACAATTAACAATCGTATTCCCTCTTGCTTCTAATTTTTTTAAACGATTTTCTAGTTTCAATTTTTCCATCAAAATTCTCCTTTTAATACCTTTAGCAGAAATTACGAGATTTAAACTCGTATTGGTCGGGGTGACTGGATTTAAACCAGCGGCATTCCGGTCCCAAACCGGATGCTCTATCCAACTGAGCTACACCCCGAAATTCACTAGACACACACAAACCATAAATTACTATTGCTGTAAGTGTCTAAAACTGGGATAGTAGGACTCGAACCTACGAGTGTCGGAATCAAAATCCGATGCCTTACCGACTTGGCTATATCCCAAAATAAAAGAATTATTAAAGTTCTTTTAATTAATTATTTCTTTAAATAAATTAAATTGCCCCGTTAATTGTGTTATTTTATCTTTTGTGTATCAAAACTTTTTTCTTTATTGTTCTTGCGCTTTTATATTTTTTCTAATAGCAGTTTCATTTCTTTGCTGGTAAAATTTTTAGTTATCTTAACTTTCAAATATATAATATCAAAAAATTTTTATTTTTTCAACTTTTATTTTTCATTATATAATTTAATGTCGCACAACATCCTTATCAATTTCTTTTACGTCTAATACCATATCAAGATAATCTTCAAACGGATAGCTGACTTCGCTTATCAAACGCATTTCAATCATTTCATTATACCTATTAGAAATAAAATCTAAAGCGTTCTGTTCAGTCGAAAACGCTCTAACGTTTTCTCCAGTATCCCAAACTAGCCAAACTTTACTCATAGTTGTCTCCTTCTTTTTATATATTTCAATCAAAGCTTTTATAAAAACCTTAAAGCATTTTTATAAATACGTTATTATTTATTACATATATATAATATAATAAAAATTTTAAAAAATCAAAATATCTTTATAAACCTAGCTGTTTTATTAAATCGTCAATTTCTTGTCTTTCTTCTTTGGTAATAACAGGATTAGAAACCTCACTATTATTGTTGACGAAAAAAGTTTTAGGACAGGTTAATGAAATTGCTATCTGAACCTTTTCATTGCCATCTAAAGCATTAATATACCATTTTTTACCATCAGTTCCCGCGTAATCAGTTCCAAAAGCAGAAATGATAGTATTAATCACTTTTTCCTTCGCTATTTGACCTCTTGCCATTTAATTCTTCCTCTCTTTTTTCAGCGCAATCATCACATAATATTTGTTCAGGATGCTTTATGTTCTTAGTGCCGCAGCGCAAGCATCGAACAGGTGCGCCCACCTCTACTTTATCTAAAAAACCCCAATATTTTAAATCTATTATATAAGATGGAGTGTATCTTGCTGTTGAATACAATACATCATTATAATTAAGCGAGAACGCAACTGGGATTACAGCTTCGGTAATAGGAATTAGTGACTTACCTCCACGAAGAACATACGGTTCGTACAATGTGTAATTATTTATTTCCTCTACCACTTTCATTTCTGGAGATAAACTATATCCATCCATTATTTTTAATCGATTAATTAATTGCGCAACTTTATTTTTAGCTCTTGTTATTTCAAAAGGGTATTGTCTACCAAAAAACATATAATATTTGCCGTGCGTATGTTCCACAGTACTAAAGTGTAGAAGCATTCGCCATTTCTTTGAGTTCCACGGAACATCCACAGGGAAATGAGGTAATTTATATTCACCATCGGATTTAATATAAGCTATTACGGTTGATTTATCTATCATATAGCTTAAATTACCCGCCCTGTAAGAACCATCTAAAGCATGACAAGAGCGCCATTTATGCGTATTCTCGCTTAGAGATAAGTAGTCCAACGGATGAACAGATAAGCATAATTTTCCTTTGAGTTTATTCTTTTGGACAATTTCGCTTGCTTTCGTCTGTATATCATCTATTATTTTTTTATTATCAGTAATAAATTTTAAAGACTTTAGTAGTTTTGTCCCCTTTGGAATAGTTATATTTTTTGTTGTTTTGTAATCTTCATCTAATCTATTATCAAAAAGATTATTTGGATGTGCCCAAAATAGGCGATATATATCTTCAATATTGGCGCGACTTTCCGCGCAATTACCCAAATAATTATCCAACCAAGCCATAAAATTAGGAAATAAACTTTTCTTGTCAGCGGGAGTTAATTCAAATTGATATTCTTGCGCAGTTTCATATATTAACTTACCATCAAAGTGATTAATATATTGAAGTTTATTTTTATACCAAGAGTCAAAGAGCTGGTCAACATTTAATTTATCAATATTTTGTGAATGCTCTAATACTTTAATAAATTGCGCTTTTAGCTCTTCTAAATTCATAATTCTCTAAACTCCTTCTTTTGACACGCTGGGCAATATACAGTTTTTTTATTTTTTATTACAAATGGCTGACCGCAATATTTACACCAATTGGCATATTCCTCTAAACAATCAATACATAGTGGAACCATTTCAAACCTATTCGTTTCAACTTCCACCAAAGTTGAAACTATTTCTTCTTTTGGAACAAAAGTATCACAAGCATAACATTTACTCGCAAAACCAGTTGGAAAATCTAAATAATTTTCTTTTGGTACAAAAACAAAGGTTGGGATATTCTTATTTTCTTGCGTCAACATTTCTTTTACTTTATCAATCGTATCCAAAAGGTAAGTGGAATGTAATAATTCAGTTTTTGTATGTTCGTAATAATATCCAATAGACAAATTAACTCCCGCAATTCCCCAAGCTTCAGTTAAAAATACTATATCAGTAAATGTTCCTAAGGCAGTACTAAAACCAAACGATTCTATGTATTCTATAAAAGATTGATTATCACAACTATAAAACACGCAATCTTCTTTCCCACATCTATCCAATTCAATAAAATATCTTATATCTTTAAAAGGACAAGATAAAAAATCATTGGTTATCTTTATCGCTCCTTCTCCTCCAGTTTCTTCATCCGTAGTAAAGATAACGTGCGGGCGCAAACCACTTTCAATAATTTTTAATATTGCGTAAACACCCGCTCTATCATCAGCACCTAACCCCTGCGGACTCCAAATAACATCTTCCTCTCGATCAAAAAAGATACCGTGCGGCTTCATCGTATGAACCGTATCTAAATGCGCAACTAAACAAACCGGAATAGTTCCAGAAGCACAAATATATTGGGTGGTGCTGATGACATTATTATTTCCATATATCCTTTTTAAATATTTAGACAATATCTTTATTAAATCTTTTTGTCTTAATTTGACAATAGATTTAAAATATTTAAATTCTTGTTCTGAAAATCTCACTTTTTCATTCCTTTTTCAGTTATTGTTTGCGCGAGTTCGATTGACCGTTCACATAGACGACATCTTCCATTCGTCGCGCATTTTTGCTTACAATTTAGTCTAGCCTGCGCTATGTCCTCAGGTATCGCTCCACCCATTATATGAGTGTCAAAATATTTAAATAGAACTGCGCAATCCTCAATCCATTTTTTATCATTTTTATAAACTTCTATTAATCTATTTAATTGTATATTGTTTATATATGTAAATTCAATCATATAAATTAATTTTTCATATAAATACATATGTTGTGGTAATATCCAACAGCCCGTAATTCCATTAGCTCTTGGAATATAACTCTGGTAACACTGATTAGGTATAACACGCACCTTAATTCCACAAGAATTAACTTTTTCTAAATCAAAAAACAAAGGCGCATCTACCAATACTTGGGAAGCCCCAAGTTCAATTAATCCCTCTAAATCATAATATGTCTGAATAGGATATTTCCAAAACCATTTTAAACCATTTTTATTATATTTAGACGTTTCTGTTAATATAGTTAATTCTATTGTTAAATCCACTCTCTCATTTATTTCTTTTAATATATTAAAATTAATTTTATCAACTCTATCATCTATAGTAATTACAAATAGTTTGTCGGGGTATTGATTTAAATATTCCTATATTTCAGATATTTTCTTATAAGGAATTTTAATTTCGTCACTCTTTTTTAATATCTCAATTCCCGCTCCTGCGGGAGAAGAATATTTCATATTTATCATTTCTCCTTCTATTATATTATAATAAAAATTTTTATTAATTGCAAAATCTGCGCAAATATCTAGGACGTTCTTGATCGTTTAAACAACCGTAATTTACCGAATATATCATATTCCACTTATCCCAAGCTTCCTCTGGAATATTTTTAATTTCAATGCTAGTGGAATCAGATTCATCTATACCTAAATCATCGCAAAAAGTTTCTACATCTGAAAGTAAGATATATAAATCACCCAATTCAGCACCATTAGACACAACTGTAAAGGTTATTACATCATCTAAAAATACCGTATCCTGATGACGTGATTCTATACAAGTTAATGTTGAGAAACAATCTTCGCAAAGAATCTCACCGTCTATTCCATAACGTTCCCAATCATTATGAATTATTGTGCCGCAATGCTCACAACGTTCTAAAATGCCTTCGCAGTCAGCACAGCACAACCTCGATGCTTCTTGAGAATTATTGTCCTCAAGAGTGTCGTGATCTGTTGTGCCGCAACACATACATTGTGCCGGACCGGAATAATTATAAAAAATGTGGTTTGGTTTATCATAGCGGTTTGTAGAAATCTTAAATGCCCTATCTTTTTTACTTGTTATAAAGGCTCCAGTGTCTATGAACAATTTATGTTGCATAGTTGTATAATCATTATACATAAAGTCTGTAATCGGAAGAATAATATTATTTATATATTCTATATGTCCGTCACGAAGTGAATAATACGGCATAGTCCAATGATACCCTTTTTTTTCACCAAGCTCACGCAACCAATTAAAACACATATTATTCAAAACATCCGATTGATATGGATAACCTTTTACATTTGTAATAAAAGCAGAATTAATTATAAATAATGAACGCCATTTTTTGTTATTCCAATCTATTACATCGTGGAAATCTTCTTTATCAGATTTTAAATAAGCCACAATTACAGAAGGCGAGTTCATCATTTCTACAGTGCCAAGTCGATAACTACCAGCATATTTCCAGTTCATACACGAATCCCAACCACTTGCGTTGTCACTCATGGTCATATAATCAAGAGGATGAATAGACAGGCAGAGAGTACCCTTAAATGTTGCTGTATTGCTAATCATAGACTGCGCTAAGCGCAATTCCTCAAACCCTGTAATATCGTCATACATCGCTGCAATTTTCTGACACAATTTCATCGCTTTCATACCCGGGGTTACAATTATATCTTTATGTCCTTCGGGTGCGTGCAATAGTACAGGCTCATCAATATCAATGCGGTTAGCTATTAACGCTCTATAATCAAGCGCTCTTGCTACCGAGGAATGTGACCAACCGAGTCCTCGTTTAATTTCATCTGGAGCTAGTTCCATTTTAATAATTTTAAGTTTTATCTGCTCTAGTACGTGATATAAAGCATAGTCGTTTGTTAGTTTTTTCTCTAAAGAATAAATTAGCTCATTTTCATCGGCTTTATATTCTATATGTTTTTCTAAAATAAGACTATCTTTAAAAATTTTTCCTAAAACCTCAGCTTCTTTTTCTTCCTCCCAAGGTTCCAAGAGATCAAAAACTTTAACCCATTTATCATCTGATATAGTTTCATCAGAGGCATAAGCTTTTCTCCAAGCGTCTATTTTGTTCAAATCTTCTTGAGATATTAAATTTCTCAGTCCCATTTTATACCTACTTTCTTACACAACGAGTTAATACAGTTACATTCTCTCCATTTTCTTCTATATGTTTCTTAATGGTTGCGCGAATAGCTATCCGGTCTCCTACCTTAAGCTGATGTCCGGTTGTCGACGAACTAAACCATTTAAAAATATTTTTTTTGTTATCTATCATATATATTATTTTAGAGTCTGGGAAACGACTTTGAATTTTTGTAGAGCTGGTTATGGTTACTTCTAAATCAAGCCTATCACCCACATTTCCAAGAGGCAATGATGATGAGTGCTCCGTGCGCACTTTATCTACTGCTCTTTTGGTTTCTTCTTCGGATTTTAAAGTATTTTCATCAACACATATATCATCCCAATATAATTTATACTGTTTAATTGCGTTAGGTATATCATTTGGAATTTCTCTTTCGCTAATTATATACCACCCCCATCGACAATGCCAGCGAGCAATCGATTGAGAAAACCATTCCTGATAAGTTTTGTTATCATTGCGTGAAAAGATAGTTATGTAGCCTTTATCGAAACCCAAAACGCTTTTTAAGCTTCTAAATCTTTTTGGTTGACTTTTAGAAAATTTTGTGTTATTATATATTTTGTTAAATTCCTTCTCACTATACCATCTTACAGGTTTAATAACACCAGTCTTGGGGTTGCGCACGCGCACATAAGACTTATTCGAGGAAATAAAAGGTTTTTCTAGCATTTCCCAGTTTGTATAGCTTTTGGCTACCATTAAGACCACTCCTTCATCAAATACTCCTCTTCAGTGGCATTGGTTTCTATCAGATCGTACTGCTCGCGCTGCACTTCCTCTTCATTCGCCAATCTAGACTTAAAACTTTCTAAGTTGCGCCAGCGCATTTCATTGTAAGTCATACTTTTCTCACCCTTTCTTTATATATATAATAATATATTTTTTAAAAAAAATCAAAAAAGTTTTTAAAAAGCAGAAAGGCGCAACTAAGTGCGCCTAAAAATCAATATTCAATAAGTGTAATATTTAATATTTCATCAGCATTTGGATGATAAAAGTTAGGATGTTCTATTATTTGCTGTTTATATTTTATTAAAGTTTGATTATAATGTAATACTTGTTGTAAAGCTAATATAGAATTATAATCATCATTTTTCATGTTTTGATACTGTTCTTCTAGTGTTATTCGATTTTTTATTAAATATTTAGAAACGCTATTATCGCTAATAACAACAAGACCTATGGATATTAAGCCAGTCATACCTATTCCAAATAAGACTTTCCCCAATTGTTCCCGCTCTCGAAAAGCAAATATTACTCCAAAAGCGAGAAGAACGACACAAATTACTATTAACACAACCATTGTATTACATATTTAAATAAGCGATTTTTATATAGCTGAGCAAAACATATGTAAATACAAATGCTAAGCAAGCCATACCTATTCCAAATGAAATTTTTCCCGCACGCATTCGATTCTTATAAGCAAATATTACTCCAAAAGCGAGAAGAGCAACACAAATTACAGACAGTATATCTATTATTATACTCATCATATTATGTTCACCTCTTTTTATATTAGTTGCATTTAAGTTATAATTTTTTATTAAATATTTGCAAGCATAATTTTTATTAAGAAGCAAGCGAAAAATGTGCATATAAATATTACACCAGTCACACCTATTCCCACCAAAATTACTCCTGCTTGCTCCCGCTCTCGAAAAGCAAATACAATTCCAAGAACAACAAGAGCAATGCAAATTACAAACAGTATAAATATTATATTAATCATATTATGTTTCCTTCTTTTATACTAGCAGTTGCGCTTGTTGGTACAATACAGAAACCATTTGCGGTTAAAGGTTCAATTGTTATTGAATTAATTTCGTCTGTATCATAATAGCTTTCTACATATTGCATAACGCTTACGTAGTTTTTGGCTCTACAAACAGCGCACTCATTAATTAATTTATCATAATCTTGTATTTTTATAGTAATAAGATAATACATAATCAAGTTCTCTCTTCTAATTAGGGGAAGGATAGAGGGTCTAATGACCCTCTATCACTTAAAACATTTTAGTAACATTAAACAAGTCAGATATGTTTTTAAGCTCTTTGTCTATTTTATCAAAGAGTTCGTCAGAGTCTGAATCAGCTACTAATTGTACACTATCCATAATTTCTATGAATATCTCAGGATCACACAAAATAGCCATTACCTGATTTACGGGAGCTGTCTCGCCGTAATGAGTTTTGTACAAAGCTTTAAGGTTTTCCAATATGGGCTTAAGGGCAGACTTGAACGCTGCGTTCTTTGCATTTTGTTCATTTTCTTCCTTAAGCTGCTCGCGCAGTTTAGCTAATTCAGCTTCCTTAGCTTTAATTGCTTCCTCAAGTTTATTCATTTTACTTCAATCCTTTCTTTTTATATTTCATAAATATAATAACAAAAATTTTTTATTTTGTCAATTGTTGTTTTAAGAAATCAGCTATTATTAGACATATTTTCTGATATTGTCCTCAATATCCAAGGACTATCCCAGAGATTAGATATAACAGTAAAATTAATCTCGCATTTTGTCAGGGGTATTGTTGTTTTATCTGTTCCAAGAGTTTGAATGTAGAAGAAGTCGTCATCTTCCTCGTACAAAACTATTCCCCACAGTGAGTGATATTTTATTATATCACCTTCAAAAACTCGTCTATAATTGGTAAATCGAGATGCGGTTTCTGGTTGTACAAAATAAACCTTATTGCTTGTTAATATTTCTACTCCGTCCCGAAGGGAGCCTTCTACCCATTCGTCACTATTAATTTTTTTAGCCCTATACAACTCCATCTTTATTTTGCCTTTCTATTTATAATAATGGATGTTAGTTCTCTCCTATCTTATGCGTGAAGCACCAATATAAATCATTACCAAATTTATCTATTGCTTCGTTTGCTTTTCTGCAAGTTGTAAACATAGTAACACCGGGCTGCTTATAATCTACCCAACTCGCAACGGGATAATTAGTGCCGTGCTGTGCAATTATTATCCAGCCGCCGGTATCACCATCAATTGGTTTATCGTGCTCACTCTGCCAAACGCGTAAACTTTCCAATAAATTGTACATTTTAAACAAATCTTTCATTAATAAACTCCTTAATTAATAATACTTATTAAAATTTTACTTATAATGATTATAGTACATAACACATTAACATTTGAACGATTTATTGTTTGTGCTTTATTAAATATTCTTATGCCAAAAGGCACCAACTACATGCCAGCAGAAGTGTTAAACCAGTTAAACATACTCCAGCAAAAATTTCTGCCAATCGATCTTGATAGTGAAAACCAAGTATAACTGCGAGAACAACGATAGTGACATATATTGTCATTAATATAAGTATCATATTACATCTATCTCCTTTATATTATTCCGTAAAAGCAATAAAAGCGAAATACATTACTATTAATATAAGTATTACATAAATCATATTCATCACCCTTTCTTTATATATATAATAATATATTTTTTAAAAAAAATCAAAAAAATTTTTTTAGAATGCGCTTACTGCTCGTATATTCTTATACCAAGAAAAACCAGATATAGGCATATGTAAGTATTACACTAACCAAACTTATTCCGCTCAAAGCTATTCCCAGTCGTTCTCGACCTCGTAAAGCAAATATAACTCCAAGAGCAATACAAATCATTATTATTATCATCATCAAAATAAGTGTCATATTCATCACCCTTTCTTTATATATATAATAATATATTTTTTAAAAAAAATCAAAAATCCTCTTGATAATTAAACCAAGAGGATAATGAATTTATTCAAAATAGTTAAAACTCGGCATAGGTTCTAATTTAAATTTGTTCTTTTCGTGCGCCGTCTGGAAGGTTTTCACTTTAGACGGGTTAGTCGGCACTACACCTTCACGCAACCAAGAGTCAAGTTCAAGGTAAGTAAAGCCGAGGTTGTCTTCATCGGTTTTCCCGCACAAGCCGTCTGAGGGAGCTTTATCTACTAAATGTGCGGGAAGCCCCAGACATCTTCCTATAGCTTTTACCTCTTGGACGGTAAAATGCGCGAGTGGGGAAAAATCCCCAACAGCGTCGCCGTACCTAGTTGAATAGCCTATGTAATCTTCGGAATAATTACAAGTATTGGCTACTCGCCCATTATTAGATTGCGAAACCGCGTAGAGCGCTGCCATGCGCAAACGCGCGGGAAGGTTTATATAAGTCTGCCGTGACGGATCATCAATTTGTTTCATAATGCTAGTTACAGCTGTATTTATATTAACAGTTACCAATGAAATGTGTAGAAATTCCGCAATATCTTTAACATCATTTATATCATTCTGGTATCCATTCGGCAACGAAACTCCAATTACCCTATCTTTACCAAGGGCTTTGACGCAAAGTGCGGCAACTACAGAGCTATCTTTTCCGCCAGAGATACCTATAATTGCGTTGCAGCCTTCTCCATTCTCCTTGAACCATTCTCTTATCCAAGTCACGCATTTCTCAGTGGCAGTTTCTGCGTTAAAATTATATTGTTTCATTTAACCTCTCTCTTATAGTTTCAAAACTTTCTTCTTTGACCAATTCTCCATCTACAAAGACAGTTTCCAAAAGAGTGTCAGACATATCACAAAGGTGGGTGTATCCGTCTTGTGCACATAATTTTCCGTTTTCGTTTTTGTACACGCGCACGCATCCCTTGTGCGACTTTTTCAGGTGCGAAGTATCAGTTTTCGGGTCTTTGTAAAGCGCGTAGGGGTGTCTGTTAATTATTGCGTAAGTAGCCTTCATCGCAATTCCGTAGGTATCACGAGTATAAACGACCATACCGTTCTCGTCCAGATGAGCGGCGAAGCTAAACGCGCCAATCCCAAAGAAGATGTTGTTAGCCGCAAAACCATCTTGTTCCAGCTGTTTATAGATTTCTTTTACTCGTCCGAGGGTACAACCATCTCCGTAAATAACTTTTATGTGTGAGTCGAGGAGCTTATAACCTTTAGAGTTAGTTGTTCCACCGAATGTGTCCCACAAAGATTTAATTGTTTTTATTGAAATATCTATTATGTCACCGCTGTCCGGTCGGATGAGCAGCGTACCATTATGCGCAAGAATTTCTTCTTTACAAGCCGGCAATATGTTATTAATCATATTCCAATAGTCGTAAGTATCAGAAACCATTGAGAATGAAGTATTAGGGTAAAGTTCGGTAAGTGCGCGTTTAACGAAGGAGATTTCATCTCCGTCTATGGCAAAATTAGCGCTCATTACGCTATGTTCGGTTGAAACTGCGCCAATGCCCACTTTATCGGGGAGGCTAACATAGTTATCCTCTATCCAACAGAGAGAAGGAATTGTGGATGTTTTGTTAAAAGACAGGAGCCAAGATGCGCTTGCTTTGCAAGCCTCCTCGAGGCAAGACATACCTCTCATTCCAAAATCTGACATAGCCATTGCGGGTTTAGCATCATCGACCGTTTTTTCATAGTATTCGTTCGCTATAGCTCTATATTCTGATGCCATAGTCGCGTGTGCGCACGGTTTCCAAAGCTCCATCTGAAGGATACACTCTATCCACTGAACAACCCAAGCAAATTGGGTGTTGAGCGCGAATATTTCTATACAAGGAACGCCCATGGGTACTTTTGTTCCTTCGGGGATTGCGCGGATAAGAATGGGCAAATGTCCGAGGTCATAAAGCGCCATTACGCGATCTTTTTCAACATTATTGATGTCTATGTGATGGCTCATAACGCGCACATACTCTTTTTCTACCTGTTCTCTTGGAAGCCTAAAGAAATTTTCGTTAAACATTTTTACAAGATATTTCTTAATGAATGCCTGTAGACCGAAGAATACCATTTCATCGGTAGCTAACATAGATCTACGAGGAACCCAATAGGAAACAAGTTGGGTAGTACCTTCGGGGTACATTCTTGGATGACATTGCTTATAAGTATCAGAACACAGCATAGCAAGAATATTATTCATATTTTTAATCCTTTCTATTATCTACTCTAAATGTTTGAACAAATGTTACGTAATCTTCTCTATTGGCGGTGAAGATGGAGTCGGTAGTGTAGATGTGTGCGATGGGTTTTTCCTGCCAAAGTTTTCCTTTAGTTACAGCATTTTCAAGATGATCTACATAAAGATAAATATTGCGAGCGCCAAGCTTTTTAAGTTTTTCGGCAGCGTAATAAAAAGTTCCACCATAGCTACATATATCATCTATAATGAGAATATCTCGGTTAGCAATCGATTCCTTGCCCTCTATTACCTCGTACGAGGTTATCCGCCCGTCGCGCCAGTTTCTCTTTTTCATGCCTGTCGCGTAAGGTTGACCAAAAAGATCGGAATAGCGTTTTCTTGCTCCTTCATCAGGGAAGAAAAGTAATGCGTCTTTGTGCTCGCGCACTATTTCGGTTGCATAGGTTGGAAAGACTTCTACTCTATCTAAGAGCGCAGTTGAAACATTAGAGTGTGGGTTCAGCACACATACTTTGTCGAAATGAAGAGAATTTATTATTTTCGCGAAGTATTTAAGAGTAAATACTTCGTCTAGATTTTGCGTGCGGTCAAACCTTGCATTCGGTATATACGGCATAGTAAGCGTTATTCTGGTCGTAGGTGACTTTTCGCGCATATGTTGCACTATTGAATAGAGAAGGAAGATTTCTGAATCTTGGTCATAGCACCATGTTATATCGCCTATGCTGTCAATTTTTACGTTATGGGTATTATCTGGAAATTGTTCTTGCTTGATTATGACACCGTTTACCTTAATCATACTATTTCTTTACTCCTTGTAATAAATATTTGATTGTTGCGGAGTAGAATCCGCGACGCTTCTTGCGCTTGTGGCGATGTTGCCGAGGAAGCATCTTCTATAAAATAAATGGGGATATTAGGAAAACTTGCTCGCAATATAAGTGCATTACTTATTACGCATATATCGGTACAAAGCCCCGCAATGTAGATAGCCTCCGTCCATGGGTTAATTTCCCCACTCCATTCTGTATATCCAAAAGTATGTTTGATGATGGGAAAACTGTGTCCCGCAAGGGCGCTCCAGATTGAGGGTTCAAGTTCGTAACCCTTTGTTCCTTTTATGCAGTGTTCTACCGGAAGGATTTTACCCTCAAGAGTTGAAAGGTAGTCATCTTTGTGTTGATCAAGCGTGTAGAATATCATGTCGCCGTTTTCATAGAACTTTTTAATGGTTTCGCGCATTACTGGAACTATAGCTTGCGCGTTCTCTGAACCTAGAGCGCCGGTTATAAAATCGTTTTGCATATCAACTACTATTAAAGTTTTCATGGTATTTACTTTACCTTTCTTATTTAATTTATATATATATTATAATATTTTTTTATAAAAAAATCAAAAATTTTCGGACATTTTAGGAAAAAAATATTATTTTGGAATTTAAGATTTTTGAAAGGATGTGAGAATAATGAAAAATGATGTTAGTATTACTTTTACTTGCGCCAAGAGTGAAAAAGAAAAGTTGTAGGAAATTGCGCAAAAGGAGAGTAGAAATATGAATTAGATTATGCGCTTGTTACTTAGAAAGTATTTGCAGAAATATAGCGTCTAAAATTTTAACAGGTTTTTTTAACACTTCTATATAAAAGGTGGTGAAAATAATAAAAAATTCAAGACAAATACCCAAGAGCAAAGAGATTTGCGCTGATAAGAAATATTCTGATGTGTTGTATGCGTACTTGTAGTAGATTTCAAGTTTTTAGCCAGCGGAAGGAGTTCGTTATGTAAAAAAGAAATAGGTTAATTTTAGTTAGCTTGGGCGCAAATTTGGGTTATCAAGATAGACAACTTCTACAAGATTTAAAAATTTAATTAATATGGGTTTTATTGTAGAAAATAAGGAAAAAGGTTGGTATGAATTAACGCTTTTGGAAAAAGATATAGCTATGTTGATTCCTTACGAAACCTTAACCTTGTTAGTGGATACACTTAGCGCAAATACTATTAGTACTTATGTTTATTTATTTAAAAGGTATTATGCAAATTGTTAGAAAAGTTTTTTATTTACTCTTAGTTAGATTAAAATGTTTTTAGGACTTTGCGCAACTACTAGAAGTAATGATGAAATTATTACTAATATTTTATTTGTATTAAAAAAAATTGGTTTAATTGATGTTGAGCTGAAAATAATTGATAATAAAACTATGTATGAATTAAAAGAAGTTAGGGTGAAGTGTTAAAATTTTAGACGCTACCTGTTAAAAAAATAGTAACCATATAAATAGTATTTAAATAGGGGCTTTGCTGAAGAACTTTAAAAACGTTTTTATTCACAGTACGTTTCGCAAAAGCTAACGCTTTTGCTCACTATGTGAATAAAAACTTAAGGCGCTTTTAATTTGGACTTTTAACGCCCAAAGCTAGCGCTTTAGGCTAAGTCCAAATTAAAAGCTTTGCGGGAAGGAGAGTGATGAAAATGAAATTGAGATTGGGGCGCATGACTACTGAAGAAATGGCGAATTGGTTTGGTGTTACTGTTACAACTTATTATTCAAGAAGGAAAAAGCGCATGGAAGAGTTAAAAGAATATTGCGATTTTGAAGAATATATAGGCGGTCTTATTATAAAAGAGATTTATAAAGATACTTACGAGAAAAAAGTAGTTAAGAAAGAAGAAAAAAAGAAGAAGGAAAAGAAAAAGAAGAAAAAGAAGAAGAAAGTACATCCCTTAGATAGAAGTTCTTGGTTAAATTATATATAAAATAAATAAAATGATATATAAAATAAATAAAATGATATATAAAATAAATAAAATGATATATAAAATAAATAAAATGATATATAAAATAAATAAAATGATATATAAAATAAATAAAATGA